TAATGTTTCTCAACCAGATAATAATACTTCTGTTATTATACAAGATATAGTTAGTAAGGATTGTATTAATGATAAAACTAATTTAAATAATATAGATTCTATTAGTGAAACAGATAATAAAAATAATGCGTTGTTAAATGATTTAAGTAATATACAGAATGATAAACAAGAAACTAAGTCTAAAAAGAAGAAAGAGTTTGTATTAAATACTAAGGGTGATAAACCTAAGCCTAAAAGAAATACTAAATCTAATAGAGCTAAAGAAACAGCTAAGATGTTTGTTTTAATAAAACAATTATTTGAGAATGATGAAGTCAACGAACCTGATTTAGTAGAAATACTTACACAGTATTTACAGTCAAGGTTAGGAATGAAAGAAGCTAAAGCATTAACTTATGAAGTTTGGCAAAGTCAATTAGAATTACTTATTAAGATTTGTGAAGGAGATTATAAGTATGCAGAAGATGTGGCTACTCAGGCATATTTAGGGCAATATAGAGTTTTATGTTTTCCTAATCAACAGAAATCTAATAAGACTTATAATGGCTATAATGGAAATAAGAAATATGGATATGAAATAGAAGCTAATGAGGAATTTATACAATTAAGTAACACTGAAAGAAAAGAAAGAAAGCAAGTTCTTAATACTCGTATTGCAAAAAATACTGACGGAAATGATTTCAAATTCTAAATTCTAAATTCTAAAATTAACATTGAATTTATATTTTGTTAATATTTATATAACAAATAATTGTGTACAATATGTTATAATTTTACTATAAACAAAAAAATGTAAGCAATTCTGAATTTATGTAGAACAAAAAGAAAGTGATGTGTAAAAAATTTATGGCAGAATACGAATTTAATTGGGATTGCAATAAATGTTGGTATAAGGAAGTTTGTAGTAAATTTGGTACTCCTGAATGTAATCGACAATGTATAAGATATTCAGAAATGGATTATCTCATGTATTTATCTAATATACCTAAAGCAAGACAAGCTCCTTATTATTTATCTCCCGAACAAGATGATTTAGATGCTTTTTTCTATCTTAAACAAATTAAAGATAATATAAAAGGTTTTGTTGATAATGGGGATAATCTTTATATTTATAGTGAAAATAGTGGTAATGGCAAAGCACAGCCTTTATCTGCTAAAGTATTAACTGAAACTGGATATAAAGATATGTCACAAATACAACTAAAAGAAAAAGTATTTGGTGAAGATGGTAATTTGCATAGAGTTATAGGTATCTTTCCGCAAGGGAAACAAGATGTATATAAAGTAACATTTTCTGATAATACTTATACCCATTGTACTAAAGAACATTTATGGACAGTACAAACTAATAGTAAAGGTATTCATACAATTACTTTAGAAGATATGATGAATAATCTTAATAAATCTACCCATAACAATAATTCCGTATTTAATTATCGAATACCTTTATGTCAACCTATAAACTTTGCCGAAAAATACTTAGCTAATGACCCTTATATAATGGGATTAGTAGTTGGTAATTATATCAATAATAAAACATCAAAAAATACTCTTAATAATGTTAAGTCAAAAGAAATTTTAGATAATCTTACTGAAAAATGTGAAATCAATGATAAGATAAGATTAGAATGTCGGGATAAATCTAAAGGTAATTATAACATTTATATCAATGATGAACAGGTAATGTTATATGCTAAGGATTTTACTGATACGGAAAAATTTAATCATTTAATTAACTCGTATTTGTATAATGACATTTATGTGCGTTATGAATTTCTAAAAGGCATTATTGATATGTCTGGTAAGTTTAGAGATAAATCAAATATTATAAGAATAGCACATAGAAATGAAAATATAATTAAACTTATTCAGCAAGCGGTAGAATTATTAGGTGGTATGTGTAGTATAGAAACACATAAAAATACTATAAGACAATCTAATTATATTAGAAAAGAACAAAAACCTAATAATATGTTATATATAGCATATATAGATATGCCTATAGCAAAATATAAACTATATTGTTCATCTAAATATTATGAAAAAATAATATCAAAGTATGAAGAATATACGCCGAGAAAGTATATTACAAATATTGAATATTCACATAAAGAAGAATGTCAATGTATTAAACTTGATAGCAAATCAGAATTATATTTAACAAATAACTGTATTGTTACTCATAATACATCTTGGGCTATAAAACTTATGCAAGAATACTTTAATCAAGTTTGGTATGGTAATAGATTTAGATGTAGAGGATTATTTGTTTTTGTTCCAGAATTTCTAAGTCTTGTTAGAAAAAATATGTATAATCCTTCAAAAGAATTTATTGATTTTGAGGATAGAGTTAAACAAGCTGACTTAGTTATATGGGATGATATTGGTTCAAGTAAGCTAAATGAATCTGATAATTTACAACTATTAACTTATATTAATAAAAGAGAACTTGAACTAAAAGCCAATATCTATACAAGTAATGTTCCATATAACAGATTGGTTGAATTAGTTGGAGCCAGATTAGCAAGTAGAATTTGGAATAAAAGTATAAGAGTAAAATTAGTAGGAATGGATAGGAGAGGGTTAGAAGATGGTGACTCTTCAGATACTGAATAAAGTAATACAATCTTCTGATATCTCGTTAATACAAAATAATGATTTAACAGTGGATTATTTTCCAGAATATGAGCCTGAGTTTGATTTTATAATGAATCATTATCAAACATATGGCAATGTTCCAGATAAAGAAACATTTTCTTCTGTATTTCCTAATTTTGAATATATACAAGTTACTGAATCAGATAAGTATTTATTAGATACTGTTTTTGAAGAATATAACTATTCAAGAATGGTAGAAATAATTCAGAAAAGCGCTGATTTATTAAAATCAAATAGTAATGATGCTGTAGAATATCTTAAAACCGCTATGGCTGATATTAATATTAAGTCTGGCAGAACATATGTAGATATTGTAGGTCAAGCAGATTTGCGATTAAATGAATTTAAAAATAAACAAAATTCAGAAGAACCTTGGTGCATATCTACTGGTTTTCCAGAACTTGATAATATTGTTCAAGGCTGGACAAAGGGAGAAGAGTTTGTTGTAATTTTTGCAAGGACAGGTCAAGGTAAATCGTGGGTGTTAGTTAAAACAGCCACTCATGCTTGGAAATTAGGATTTAGAGTAGGTTATATATCTCCTGAAATGAGTTCCAATAAAATAGGTTATAGATTTGATACTCTCAATGAACATTTTTCTAATACAGGACTTTTAACTGGTAATGCAGAAAATTATGAAGAATATATAAAAGAGCTTATAAATAATAAAGATAGACCTCTGTATGTAGCAACACCAGTAGATTTTAATAAGAGAATTACAGTAAGTAAACTTAGAACTTTTTGTATTGATAATAGATTAGATATGTTATGTGTGGATGGTATTAAGTATTTAACTGATGAAAGGGCTCATAGAAATGATAATCTAACAACACAATTAACTAATATATCAGAAGACTTAATATATTTAAGTATGGAATTACAAATACCTGTCTTAGTAGTAGTTCAATCTAACAGACAAGGCGTTAGAGATGGCGAAAATGATAGTGGTACACCTGACCTTGAAAATATAAGAGATAGTGATGGTATAGCTCATAATGCTACTAAAGTAATATCTTTAAGACAGACTGGACCCGGACTTGAAATGGGTATTAAAAAGAATAGAGATGGCGCTAATAATGTTAAATTAGTTTATACTTGGGATATAGATACAGGTACTTTTACATATGTTCCAGGTGAAAGTGATATGAACGCTATACCTACTACTTCTCATTCAAGTAATAATACTAACAATACTAAAAGAAGTAAAGGTAAAAGTAATTCTAATAATAATGAAAGAAATACATTAGCAGATGTTAAGCCTGAGCCGAGAATGGCATTTGCTGATAAGAGTAGTCCGTTTTAAAATTTTTATATTTAAGGATATAATAATATGTTCTATGTAGCAGGAAAACCAATAATAGCTTCTGAAATAGAAGTATTACAAGAATTAAAATCACAATTAGCTTTACAAGGAATATATAGATTTGATAAGTTCATAGAAACTGAAAATCATATACAGTTTAACTGTCCTATTCATAAAGGTGGTCAAGAGCGTAAGCCTTCTTGTGGTATTACTAAAAATAGAATAGTTACTGAATTAGGTAATGGCAATAAAAAGATTACTGAAGCCGGTACTGTACATTGTTTTCAATGCGGATATACTACATCTTTACCCGAAATGATAAGCGATTGTTTTGGTAAAAATGATATGGGTATGTTTGGACATCAATGGTTAGCAAAGAATTTTTTAACAGTTTCAGTACAAGAAAGAAAACCATTAGAACTTGATTTAAGTAGAAATAAAAAAGTAGAAACACCAAAAATAGAATATATTACAGAAGAAGAATTAGATAGTTATAGATATATTCACCCATATATGTATCAGCGTAAACTTACTGATGAAGTAATAAATATGTTTGATGTAGGTTATGATAAAGATTTTACTTTAAAAACTAAAGATAAAGCGACTGGTAAAGATAAAGAATTACATTTTGGTGAATGTGTAACTTTTCCTATTCGTGATGAAAAAGGAAATGTATTATTTATAGCGAGAAGAAGTATTCATACTAAAATGTTTCATTATCCTAATGATGCAATTAAGCCTGTTTACGGCTTATATGAATTACCAAAAAATACAAATACAATAATTATATGTGAAAGTATATTTAATGCTTTAACTTGTTATGTATATGGTATTCCAGCGGTAGCTCTTAATGGAACAGGTACAGAGTTACAGATGGAACAATTAGCTAAATTACCTTGCAGAGAATTTATATTAGGTCTTGACCCTGATAGTGCAGGAGAAAGAGGAATACAAAAAATTAAAAAAGCATTAGGTAATAAAAAATTACTTAAACGCTTTATAATACCAACTGGTAAAGATATCAATGATTTATCAAAAGAAGAATTTGATAACTTACCAATTACCTTTGTATAAGTTACACATTAAAAAATAAAAATCTTTGTATAGTATTATGCTTTACAAATATCATTAAATGTGCTATACTTATTATGTAGTTAAAAAACAAAAATAGAGTACAAGTAGTTTATTTAAACTAAGTACAATAAGAAGAGAAAACAATTAAAAACAAAAAACCTATTGAAACAATTAAAAGAAGAGAAACAACTTATTTTTATTTAGCATTTTTATTCATCCTTTCAAATAGAATAAGTTCCCCTTTCTACTTAGCAGAGCAGATTAGGCTTAGTTTTTATTTATTACTTCTATTGTATGTAGTTATAAATAATACTAAGCCTAATTTGTTTTTTAATATATAATAATTATTTTATTTTAGAAAGGAAATGATAAAAAATGGCAGGTTTTAATCTCAATGATGTTGATAAGTATGGTGGCGAAAGTTTAGCTAATTTCTTTACATTAGCAGATGATGGTGATAGTGCAATAGTGAGATTTATGTATGATACACTTGATGATATTCAGGGTTATGCTATACATACAATTAAGAATGGCGACAAGGAAATTACTATTAGCTGTCTTAGAAATTATGATGAAGAAATTAGTAATTGTCCTCTTTGTGCCAATAAGAATTTTCAGAAAGCAAGATTATATCTTTCATTATATAACGAAGATGCTAATGAAATTCAGATATGGACAAGAGGTAAGCAGATAGTACCTGAGATAATGAAAACATTTACGCCTATTCAGGATAATGTATGTGGCGGTAGAGTTAAGATTACAAGAAAAGGTGCTAAAGGCGATAAGTATACTAAATATATAATGGAACTTATTAATACCGATGACTTAACACTTGAAGAACTTATAGAAAATGTAGGTGAGCCTACAAATCCTATGGGTACTCTTATTAAAGATTATTCATTTGATGAACTTACTAACTATGTAAATACTGGCAAACTTCCTGATATTGAAATTGAACAGTCTGCACAGGTAAATGTAGCTTATAGAGGTAATAATTTCAATAACAATACAAATAATAATTCTTTTAATAGGGGTAGTACAAATGCAAATCCTATAAGAAGAAATTATGTTCCTGGTGGTAATAATAGCTTTAACTAATTAGGCGGTGATTAGTAAATGGCTTTATTTAATTTACCAAAGAATAAAAATTCAAGAAGTAATGATAGTAAAGCTGTTTCTAAATCATCTTCTATAAAAAGTAATAAAACTATTACTATTAAAGGTGGAGGTACTTTAGCGGATAAGATACAATCTATATCCGTTTTAGTAGAAAGTAAACTTGGTAAATATAAGAAAGACTATGATGTTATAAGAGACGAACCTGAAAAGTTAAAACAATATATTGATGTTTGTATTGAAAATAATATAGTAGCAATAGATACAGAAACTACAGGTCTTGACCCAATGCAAGATGATATTGTAGGATTTTCATTATATACACCAGGACAAAAAGCAGTTTATGTTCCTTTAAATCATATAAGTTATATAACACAGATTAAATCAAATAATCAAATTAGTATTGATGTAGTAACTGAACAATTTCAAAGGTTGGCAGATAATAATGTAAGAATTATAATGTTTAATGCACCTTTTGATATAAGAGTTATCTGGAGTCATATTAAAGTTAGATTACATTGTTGGTTTGATTGTTATATAGCAGCAAGATGTTTAAATGAAAATGAGCCTGCTAATGGACTTAAAGCTCTACATAAAAAATATGTGGAAGATGATACAGGAACAGCTTGGAGTTTTTCAAAATTATTTGATACAATTCCATTTTCATTAGTTCCTATAAAAGACGGCTATATTTATGCAGCAAGAGATGCTTTAGTAACTTATGAATTATTCGAGTATCAATTACCATTCTTAGAATTAGAGAATGAAAAATGTAAGTTACATCAATTAGAAGGAGTTTCTAATATATTCTGGAATATAGAAATGAAATCTATGGACGCATTTATAGATATGGAACAGTTAGGTATTTCATTAGATTTTGATTATTGTGAAAAGTTATCTAATAAATATCATAAACTTGTAGATGTATCTAAGTCTAATATAGATAAAATTCTTAAAGAATATAGACCTAAAATTGATGATTATAGACGTTCTCACCCTAATAGTGGTTTAGATAATCCAATAAATATAGCAAGTACAAAACAATTATCTTGTTTATTATATGATATTTTAGGTGTTAAAGTAGTAGATGAAAGAAATCCAAGAGGTGTTGGTAAAGAAATTTTGGAACAAATAAAATTACCCTTATGTAAAGCTATCTTGGAACAACGAAAACTTGAAAAACTTTTATCTACATATATAGATAAAATGCCTGAAATAGCTAATCCAAATGATGGTAGAGTTCATTGTAAATTTAATCAGTACGGTGCAGATACTGGCCGTACGAGTTCAAATGAGCCTAGACTTACTGCATATTGGGCTCATAAAATCAGGTTAATTCAGGGAAGGTTAGCAGCTTAATAATTATCTGAAGGATATAATTATGTTACTGCTAAATAATCCTGAGCTAAGACACTCATAAATCTATTCGATAAAGGAGTACACGTTATGAGAAAAATTATTCTAAATGAACAAACAATACAAGATATTAAATGTTATATTCAGCAAGGTCATACAATTATGGAAACCGCTAATAAGTTTACATTAAAACCAGATACATTAAAAAGAATTATGCGAGAAAATAATATAAAACCCTTTTTTAAAAAACCTAATGTATCCATAAGACCTATTACATCTGAGATGATTCAAGGAGCTTGTAATTTATATTTAAACACAAATACGACATTGCAAACTATTGCAAAGACATTCAAATTAGAATATTGGGAATTACAAGAGATTTTAAATTCTAATTTTACAGAAGAGGAACAAAAAATTAGAAAAAGAAAATTATATTCCTTGAGTAAAACTGGCAGTAAAAATCCAATGAAAGACAGAACAGGATTGAATCATCCTAATTATAAAGGTATAGTTTACGATGGAAATGGTTATTTAATGTGTTTAAAGCCTGATTGGTATACTGGAAGAATTAAAAGTAATTATGTGTTTGTTCATACACTGGTAATGTGTGAAGCTCTTAATATCACTGAACTTCCTAAAGGTTTTGTAATTCATCATATAAATGGAGATAAGAAAGATAATAATATATCTAATTTAGCTTTACTTACAATGGGAGCTCACACTAAATTACATTCAATACAGAATAATATGTGTAAAGTGCAGAGACTATTCAAATATGAAGTAGGTTTAGAAGGAACTTCTAATTCCGAAACGCCTGACGATACTTGTATATAATTTTAAGATTATATAAGGTTGATGAAGATATAGTCCACTAAATGAATATGCAAAATATTCCTTCACGTCCTTGGAAATTAGTTGATGGTACTAAAGTAGATGCTGGACACGATGTAAGACAAATGTTTTGTGCAAGTCCTGGTAATATACTTATATCTTGTGACTATTCAGCACAAGAACCAAGAGTAACAGCACATTTAAGTAAAGACGAAAAGATGATAAATGCTTATCTAGCAGGCAAAGACGTTTATTCAGAAATAGCTGCTATAGCGTTTAATAAAACTTATGAAGAATGTCTCGAATTTGTCTTAGATGAAAACGGCAATAAAACAGATGTTACTAATGTAGAAGGTAAGGGTAGAAGAACCCAGGCAAAATCAATCGTTTTGGGAATACTTTATGGACGAAGTATTCCTTCAATAGCAGAACAATTACATTGTGAAAATGAAAAAGCTCAACAAATTTATGATGATGTATTAAATAAGTTTACTGGTCTTAAAGCATTTAAACAAGATAGTGAGGAAATGGCGAGAAGATACGGATATGTTACTACTGTTTGGGGTAGAAAACGTAGACTTGTAGATATGCAACTTCCTTATTATGAATTTTCTTATAAAGAAGGTCAAATACCTATAGATTTTGACCCATTAGCAGATGAAGATAATGCTAATATAAGTACAGAAGTACCTAATGATATATGTGAAAAATATACTAATAAACTTCTTAATGCTAAATATTATAAAGATAGAAAACGTATTGAAGAAGAATTAGATAAAATGGGTATTACTATTAAAAATAATACTAAGAAAATTAGAGATGCTACAAGACAATGTGTAAATGCAAGAGTGCAGGGTAGATTAAACTGCTCATATATACTGAACTTCATTACTCAAAGGTGTGTATAAACTTAAAGTTTATATGCTAACGGTAAAAGCTGAATAAGACTGTCATATGAAATGTTACAACAAGATATATGACTTACCCCAAAGACGAAGTAGCTTTCTAAGAGAGCCTACGGTCCTATTATAAAGTAGGATAGCAGGTAATACCGTGCTAAGTTATAATTAAATGTTCAATATAAAAATCTTTTACCAAAATATTATTTGAAAGTAAAGTGAGGTGAATTAAATGACTGATATTTATTTAATAACTAATCTTATAAATGGAAAACAATATGTAGGGCAAACAAGAAACGGCTACATTGATAGATTTCATAGACATTTGCTTGTAAATATTTAGGAGTGAATGATAAATCCGCTATTGCACATATAAAAAGATATGCAGATAAAATTAATAAAAATGGTAAAAGAGCAAAATTTTTAGGTTATTCTTGGACTTTATTATAAAAAGTGTATCGACTATTCCTTAACGGAAGTACAAGGGAAGATGAGTTACCCTTGGAAGTGGTATATTAAAATTTAGTTTTAAATTTTAAAGATATAGTCAGGTATTATATGAAAATATAATAATAACCGAGTGCCGCAGACCTCACCAAGTTAGCTATGATAGAGTTGTATAATAATCAAGAACTTAAAGATTTAGGTTTTAAGATGTTAATTCCAATACACGATGAAATATTAGCAGAATGTCCTAAAGAAAATGCTAAACGTTGTGGTGAATTAATGGAGAAGATGATGATAGATGCAGCTCGTGATTTAATAGTTCCTATATCTTGTGATGCAGAATATACTGACCATTGGTATGGTGAGAAAATTGATATTTAATTTAAAGGAGAGATATTAAGTGGCTTTTGATTTTTATTTCGCAGGTTCTCAATGCGAAGAAACCACTAATTTATTAAAAGAATTAAATGCAAATGTTCTTAAATCTTATGTCAATGATATGAATGAAATTTTAAAGTGGTTTGAATATAAAAAACAAGGTTGGACAGGTAAACTTTTAATAGATAGTGGTGCTTTCACTGCTCATCGTAAAGAAACAGTTTTAGATATTGACAAATATATTAAATGGTTAAATGATAATGATAATGTTATTGATTATGCTATTGAATTAGACCATATACCAGGTAGATGGGGTCAAGTTAAAACATTTGAACATACTGAGATTGGAGCTAAAGAATCGTGGAATAATTATTTATATATGACAGAGCATTGTATTTCTCCTTTAAAAATTCTTCCAGTATTTCATCAAGGTGAAAATTTAAAATATTTAAAACGTATTGTAAATTATAAAATAAATGATACTTTTGTTCCTTATATCTGTATTTCAGGTAATAAAGAATTAACAAGTAAACAGCGTGAAGACTGGTATGCTCAATGTTATAATATAATTAAACAGAGTAACAATCCTAATGTTAAAGTTCATTGTCTAGGTAGTGCTACTCTTTCGAATATTGTTAAATTTCCTCTAACAAGTATGGATGCTACAAGTTGGATTATGACAGGAGCTACAGGTTCTATATTTTCAGACTATGGTAATATAGTTGTAAGTAAAGAATCTAAATCCAGTCCAGAATATATTGGTAATTTACCCATTGAAGCTCAGAATGTTGTTTCGAACTATTGTAATAAATATGGAATTACATTAGAACAAGTTCAGGACAACTATCGATATAGAATGTTAATTAATATACATTATATGTTTGATAAAAGTCAAACAACATCTTATGTTAAACGCAATTTAATACGAAGAACTTTATTTTAAAGAATTAGAGGTATTTATTATGAAAAAAGTATTATTATATAGTGGTGGTATGGATAGTTGGTTAATTAGTAATATATGGAAACCTGACATTAAGTTATATGTTAATATGCATACACGTTATTCAGAACAAGAAATAAAGAAAATAAAGGAAAATAATGAAGATGTAACCATTATAGATTTTCCATTAGGTCAATGGGAACGTGAAGATGCTATAATTCCTCTTCGCAATTTATATTTAGTTATGGTAGCTTGTAATATTACATATGATGAAGATGTTGAAATTTGTTTAGGTGCTACAGCAGGTGACCGAGTATTAGATAAATCTTCTGAATTTGTAACTAAAACAAATGATTTACTAAATTATCTATATAAACCTCAACATTGGATACCAAAAGGTAAGCAGGTTAAAATTAATATTGATTTTAAATCAAAAACAAAGACAGAACTTATTAAAATGTTTGTAGAAAATGGAGGAAATATAGATGAAGCATTTCATAAATCTTTTAGCTGTTATAATCCTATAGATGGTTGTGAATGTTGGAAATGTAAACCTTGTTTTAGAAAATTTGTATCTTTTAATTTAAATAATTATAAATTTACAAATACACAAATTCATACAGTCATTAATTATATTAATACAGAGATTAAACCTCAAATTATTAATGGGACATACGGTAGAGGTAAACAGGAAGAGCAAGATATTTTAAATATATTAGACAAATATAAGGATTTTATAGATGAAAAATAAAATAATTGCAATTGATTTTGATGGTACTATAACTGACGATACACCTTATCCTGTTTGTGGAAATCTTCGTACAGAAGCAGTAATTTACATTCATAAACTTTATAAATTGGGTTATAAGTTAGTTCTATGGACTGCTCGTAAAGATAAATATTATGATGAATGTATTTACAAGTTAAAGGAATGGAATCTATATAAATATTTCTCGTTTGATAATTTAACTAATACAAATGGTAAAATTTATGCTGACTTTTATATTGATGACCGTTCTTTAATGGAAAAAATTGATTGGAAAAAAATCTATAATTATATTATAAATAACATTTGATTTAAGATAATTCTAATTTTTAAAATTAAGTTACAATTATATTATAATTAGTTAATATTTTAAGTGTATAATATTATTACAGATATAATTAAAGGAGAAATGTAATTATGTATTATGTTAGTAAACGAATGGAAATAGCAGGTTCACATCAACTTAAACTTCCTTATGAAAGTCCTTGTAGTAAATTACACGGTCATAACTGGTTCATAACTGTTCATTGTAAAGCAAAAGATGTAACAGATTATGGAATGATAATTGATTTTGCTAAAATTAAAAAAGAAATTCACGGATTTCTTGACCACGGTTATCTTAATGAACTCTTACCTAATATGAACCCTACTGCTGAAAATATTGCTAAGTGGATTTGTAATAAAGTAACTGAAATGTGTGAAGTAGGTTATTGTTATAAGGTAGAAGTTCAAGAAAGTGAAGGAAATATAGCCATATATAATGTTGATGAATAAGAGGTTTTATGTATGTTAATTAGCGAAATTTTTTCAAGTATTGACGGTGAAGGTGTTAGAAGTGGATATTTAGCTACATTCATTAGGACAATTGGTTGTCCTTTAAGATGTAGTTATTGTGATACTTCTTATGCTTTTAAACCTGATAATAATACAAAAGATATGTCCATACCGGATATAGTAAATGCTTGTCTAAATCTATGTAATTCTCGTATTACAATTACTGGAGGAGAACCTTTAATACAGGACGATATAAAAGAATTGATAGAATCTCTTTTAGTTAATGGTTTTTATCTAAATATAGAAACATCGGGTTCTGTTTTTTTAAATATTAAAGAATGTAACAATATAATACAAGATGCTTATAATGACGGTAGACTCTTTTTTACTTATGATTATAAGTGTCCTACCAGTGGTATGTCTGATAGAATGAAATCCATTATATTTGAAAATCTTGGACCCAATGATATATTAAAATTTGTTGTAGGTTCTGTCGAAGATTTAGATTTTATGAAATCCATTATTTCTGATTTAGATAGTAGACATAATTATACAAATAAATATTATGTAAGTCCTGTATTTGGAAATATAGAACCTGTTAATATAGTAGAGTATCTTAAAGAAAATAATTTACAAAATGTAAGGTTACAATTACAGATTCATAAAATAATATGGGATAAAAATATGAGAGGAGTGTAATTTACAAATGGCTTATGATTATGAACTTGTAAAAGAAAGTGTTAAAAATATTCTTATCGGTATTGGTGAGGACCCAAATAGACCTGGACTTATCGAAACTCCTGATAGAGTAGCTCGTATGTATAAAGAAATATTCGAAGGAATACAATACACTAATGACCAAATAGGTGAAATGTTTAATAAATGTTTTGACGATGTACAAACAGAAGACCTTGTAGTTATTAGTAATATTCCTGTATTCAGTTATTGTGAACATCATATGGCTTTAATGTATAATATGAAGGTTTCTGTAGGTTATATACCTAATGGAAAAGTTATAGGATTATCTAAAGTTGCTCGAATAGCTGATATGGTAGCAAGAAGATTACAGATACAAGAGCGTATTGGTACAGATATATGTGACATTTTACAGAAGATATTAAATACTGAAAATGTTATAGTAGTTATTGAAGGAGAACATTCTTGTATGACTGCCAGAGGTATTAAAAAACCCGGAACTATTACAAAAACAGCTTCTTTAAGGGGTGCTTTTAAAGACAATTATAATTTAAGAACTGAGTTCTATTCTTTAATAGGTGATTAGTATGACTACCAAAATATTATATACTAATAATATAATTCAAAATAGAGTTAATGAACTTGCTAAAGAAATAACAAATTACTTTAAGTCCAAAAATAATAAACCATTATTAGTAATAGGAGTATTAAATGGATGTTATTTGTTTTTTGCAGATTTAACTCGTAATTTGAATTTAGAAGTAGAGACAGAATTCATTAAAATTAGTAGTTATTACAATAATAAAAGAAGTTCAAATATAACTTTTGAATACGAAAATCTAAGCAAATATAATTTAAAAGAATATAACATTTTAATTATTGATGATATTGTTGATACTGGAAGTAGTGCAAATAACTTATTAAATTATTTTATTGAAAATTATAATTTGCAGAAAGAACAGATAGTTTTTTGTACCTTGTTATATAAGAGATTTAAGAATAATACTGAATTTATTCCAGATTTTGTAGGTTTTGAATTAGATAAAGACTATTTTGTTGTTGGTTATGGTATGGACGACAATAATAAGTGTAGAAATACAAACTATATTTATTATAATAATTAAATAGGAGGCATTAATAATATGCAATTTAAAATTTTAACAAAAACAATGCAGGATATGATTAATAAAGTTACTAAAGGTGCAGGTAATAATAAGTTACTTCCGCTTACAAGTATGATTGATATTAACCTTGAAAATGAAGTATTATCTTTTACTACAACAGATATGAATAATTATTTTACAGTTAAAGAAACTGGCATTAAAGGTGATAATTTCAATGTAGTTATTCCGATAGATACTTTTAGTAAATTGGTTCAGAAAACTACTACTGATACTATTACTATTGAATTAAATGATACTAATATTAAATTTACTGGTAATGGTACTTATAATTTACCTATTGCTGTTGATGAAGAAGGTCTTGGTGTTAAGTTTCCACAGTATAGTTTTCCTGCCGAATTTGATACAGATACTATTAAACTTTCAGATATTAGAAAAGTAATTGAAAATAATAGTTCGTGTCTTTCAACAGATATGTCAACTCCTTGTTTAACTGGTTATTACTTTGATAATAATACAATATCTACTGATAGTATAGCTATTTGTATTAATAAGAGTAAGATATTTAATAAGGCTGTACTTCTTTCCCCTATTGTTATAAATCTTTTAGGTTTATTTGATAAAGAAGATATTACAGTACAGACAGCACTTAATAAGATTAAGTTTATTACACCTAATATTATTCTTTGTGCAACTATAATGGAAGATGTTGAAGATTATCCCGCAGAAGCCATTGAGGGTTATCTTGATGCTGAATTTAGCAATAGCTGTAAAATAAATAAATCAACACTTATAGGTGTACTTGATAGAATGTTGATTTTTATTGATGAAAATAGAGATAATTTCAGCGGAACACTTATATTTAGTGATAAAGGTTTACTTATAAGAAATAAAGATAATACAGCAAGTGAGCTTATTCCTTATGTAACTAATTCTTTAACTGGTATTACTGGTCCATATGAATGTAATATAAATATAAGCATACTTAAATCACAGATTAGTAGCTGTTCTGATGAAAATGTAAATATCTATTTTGGTCACGATATCTGTATTAAACTTGAATCTGAAAACATTGTAAAGATTATTGCACTTACAGAAGATGATACAGAAGAAGACTATGAAGATAATGTTGAAGAAGAAAATAAAAACTCTGACGAAGTAGAGGAGTAATATTAATATGGGAAAGGTAAATCTTTCTCGTATTTGTAAATTGGTTGATATAGCAAGTAATGAAGATAAGTCTGTTGCAGATTCATTCTTAGCAGACTTATCTTACGCTATACGCAAATACGAAGAAATAAATCAACCAGAAACAGTATCTAAATCATATAAGCCTTCATCTTTACATTGTATAAGAAATATGTATTATCAAGTTACGGGTCAGAAGTTAGAAACAAATAGTGCTGTTTCTTCTGACTTTATAGGTATTTGTCAATCAGGTACTAATAGACATAATGACATTCAAAATGCTATATCTAAGATGAAAGAACTTAATGTAGATTGTGAGTATGTAAATGTTGCAGAATATGTTAAGGAAAATAAACTACCTGATTTAGAAATAATAGAACAGTGTGGAAATGAAACTAAGTTATTTAATTCTAAATATAATATAAGATTTTTATGTGATGGCATTATAAAATATCAAGGTAAATATTATATATTAGAGATAAAAACAGAATCAAGTTTCAAGTGGAACGGTAGAACTGATGTTGATGATAGTCATAAATTACAAGCTACTGCATATAGTCTATCTTTAGGCTTAAATAAAGTTATTTTCTTATATGAGAATAGAGATGTATGTTCAAAGAAATGTTATGTGTTTGAAGTTACAGATGATATGAGAAATAGACTTATTTCTAAGATAGCCACTTGTGATAATTGTGTAGCTAATAATAAAGTTCCTTATATGCCGTTTGTTGATTATAATAATAAGCATTGTAAGTATTGTAATTACATAGAACAATGTAAGAGGGATAATAACTAATGAAGCGAAATAATGAGGGCAAGAAGTTTGAAGAACAAATTAGAAAGGCTTTAGATAAACCCGAATTAAATATATCAATGGATAGATTTAATGATAATATGGGCGGTTATTCTAATATTGCAAGTATATCTGATTTTTGTTGTTATAATTATCCATATATGTTTTATTTAGAATGTAAATCAACATATAATAATACATTGAATTTCAAAGGAGATATTACCGAAAATCAATGGCAGGGTATGTTAGCAAAGTCTAAATTAAGAGGTATATTAGCTGGTATATGTGTTTGGTATATGAGTTATGATGAAACATATTTTGTGCCGATACAAGAATTAGAGAGACTTAAACAAGAGGGTAAAAAGTCTTTAAATATAAGTTATTTTACAGAAAATGACAAAAATAATTTATACTATTTCCCGATTACAGGAAAAAAGAAAGTAAAATATACTGATTATAATACAGAAATGTTCTTAGATAACTTAAAGAAAATGACAGAACATTTTATGAATGGAAGTGATAATAATGCCTGAAATACATTTAGCAAATGCCGATAATGAAACAGATACAGAATTAAACAATACAATCAATTATATAGACAACATATCTGTTTTAATAGAACAATATGTAGAAAATATAGTAGCTACTAATTGTGCTGAATTAGATGATTATGTGAATTATATTAAATCTGTTCTGGCTGATGATACTAATGAAATACCTACTAAAGTATTAGAAGATATTACTTTAGCATTACCAACACTTTTATATCAGTTATCAGATATTTCAGAAAGAATTGGCGTTAAAGAAGATATATCTAAATCAATAAAAACAGAAGTATATAATAAGATAGTGTTAAATTCTTCTGGTAAAGCTACTGAAAATAAACTTAAAGCAGAGTTAGAAACACAATCAGAAAACTTAGCTTTAATAGTATATCAGAGAGCATATAAGACAATGAAATGTAAAGTAGATTTCGGCTTAGAATTATTACAATCTACTAAGAAAATATTATCAAAACGTATTACTGAAATGGAATTAAGTAGAAGTGTAAGTCAATAAGGGAGTGATTCATTTTGGCAACTAAATTAGAAGAATTAGTAAAGAAATTTAATAGTGAACACGAAGGAACTATATTAGTAACTGGTAGTATTACTTATAATATAGAAAGAATACCCTTTTCCAGTCCGAGAGCTAATTATATGACTTATGGTGGTATTCCACTTGGTAGAGTTATTGAGTTTGCTGGGGAAGAGAATGGTGGTAAAACTACCACGGCATTAGATATAGTAAGTAATGCTCAGAAGTATTTTCAACAAGAATGGGAAGAAGAAGTAGAAAAACTTACTAATAGTAAAAATCTTAGTAAAGCTCAAACTTTAAGATTACAATATTTAAATGAAAGAGGACCCAGAACAGTTCTTTGGATTGATTCAGAAAATACTTTTGACGATACTTGGGCAGAAAAATTAGGTGTTAATTTAAATATATTACTTAAAATGACCCCTCAGCAAGAATACGCAGAAGAAATTTTTGAAATGGCATTAGCCCTTATGGATTCTGGTGATATTGGTTTAGTCGTATTAGATAGTTTAGGTATCTTAATGTCTAAACAACAATATGAAAAGAATGTTGAAGATAAAACTTATGGTGGTATTGCTATGGCTCTTACAAGATTCTCTAAAGAAGCCTGTATGATATGTGCTAAACAAAAATGTTCTTTCATTGGTATAAATCAGCTTAGAGATGATATGAATAGTATGTATGGAGGTACTACAACTACTGGTGGTAGAGCTTGGAAACATAATTGCAGTTTAAGAATTATGTTTAGAAAAGGTAATCTATTTGATGAAAAGTATAAGGATATACCTCGTAAATCTGAAACCGCTGTGGGTAATATTGTTGAAATGCAAATTGTAAAGACTAAAGTATGTAAGCCAGACAGACTTAAAGGTGATTATAGCTTACTTTATGAATCTGGTGTAGACGCATTACACGATTTAATAGATTTATCTATTAGTTATGGACTTATAAATAAGTCCGGTGCTTGGTTTACATTTGTAGAGCCTGAAACTGGTGAACTTGTTTTAGATATGAACGGTGATAATGTGAAATTACAAGGTGAATTGAATGTACGAAAGTATCTATTAGAGAATGAAGAACTAACACAAAAATACTATTCTGAAATTCATAAGATTTGTACAACACAAGAAAACTAATAGATTTAATACTTTGTTTATAAAATATTAAATCTACTATAACATATAATATCTCCAAATGTGTTATAATAACTACAGTACAAAAGATAGTACAAAAAAAAACGTGTAAAAAACATTTGGAGAGGTATTTATTATGGAACTGAGAACTTATAGACACGCAAAAGAATATTATGATAACTTTATATTAATACTCAAAAAGCGTAAGGCACAGAAGATAGAAGAGCTTAGGCGATTAGCTAAAATCAAGTATTGTTTAGAATTATCATATATAGTAGCGGCAACAATGTTTACAATGGGGGCAATTATATTTAGTTGCTTTACAGATGAAACAAAACTTAGAACATCGGCAATAGTAATGTTTATGTTTGTATCTATAGCAATTATACTTAGCTGTATATATCTGTTATATCTCATAATAAGAAATATAGATATTACTAAAGAACGTATTAGAGATTTGGACTATAAGATTGAGAATACAGAGCTTATAGTTCATACTAATGCAAAGTTTGATACAATTGAATTTGCTTCTAAAAATAATTGGTTTCTTGATTCATTAGATGAAATCAATAAGTTAAATATAGAAGACTAATTGAAGGAAGTGTAGTAAAATGGGTAGTAGTTATGAAAAGGTAATTGATAACTTAGATGAAACATCAAAGTATTATTATTTACATAATTGCTACCCTATTACTATATCTTATAAAGGACTTACATATTTAAATTTACAATCTACCTATGAAGCACAGAAAGAACTAAATGCTGTCAATAGAATTAAATATACAACGACTACCGGATATTATGCTATGATATTATCCGCCAACTTAGATAAAACTGTAAGTGATAAAGTGTTTTATGAACTTTTAAAGATAAAGTTTAGTGATGAAATACTTAAAGAAAAATTGCTTGACACTAAAGATTATGAAATCGTTTATAAAAATACTTGGCACGATAATACATTTGGTGTTTGTATATGTGACAAGTGTAAAGACATTACAGGCGAAAACAAGTTAGGTAAATATTTAATGCAGCTGAGAGAAGAATTACTGAATGAAAGTAAATAATCATAATTATAGAAGAAAGAAAAATAATCATAAGCATAAAAATAAAGTAAAGAAGCCTAAAATATTTTATGCTAATACAAATTTACTTGCCTATGTAACTTATATTGTTATAGATAAAAGATATGCTATCTGTACTGCTGTAGCTAAAAAAGGAATTGAAAGTTGTTTTAACATAAAAGATTTTCCAAATAATTTAGGCTATCACCCACATATTGAATTATTGAATACAATAAATGAAATTACTCACAATACATACATTTATAGATTAGATGTAGATTTTGATAATATTTTAGATACTATTGATGATGAAGATTTTGAAACACCTACAATGATAGATGATATTATTATAGAGAAAATAAATGAATATATGTTCTCATTAGGTAGTGTTGAAATATACGATTACAACAATGGTGAGGATATTGATTATTTAAACGAGCCTTTTGATGACTAATTTTAATACTAATTTAACATTATAAATATTATTTAGTAACATTTTTATGTTATAATATAACTTAACGTTAAACACACTAAAATTTATGAACAGAAAGGGGAATTTTGTTTATGTGTGCAGAAAAAGGTTGGTATAAGTATTTAAGAGGTAGTATTTGGTGGGTAGAGTTCAAAAAGAACTTAATGAGTGAGCATGATATTATAGGTTTACATCCTGCACTTATTATAAGTGATAATGATATTAATGCAAAAGAACATACTGTTTTAGTAATGCCACTTAGTTCATCAGAGAAATATAAACAGTATGAAAACACATATCAAATACATAGGATAACACTTGATAGAGATAGCTATGTTCAAGTAAACTTTCCGAGAAAGATTGAAACTAAGTATCTTAAAACATTTGTATGTTTGCTTAATGAAAATATTCTTGATGAAATTCTTGAAAAGTTTAAGCAGTATATAGGTTTATCTGTATCAACAGATAAGGTAAAATCTATGCTTGATAATAAAATTAAATTTGAATTTACAATTGATAATGATAATCCATTTAAGCCTTTATCTGCTAATGATTATTTCGATATGTCAAAAAATTCAACAATGCTTACTAATGTTGATACTCCTATTAATACTAAGCCTGCAACTAATTCTATGAATGAATTTGTTGATAAAGTTAAGGAAGCTAAGACAAAGACTAAATCTAAGAAGTCTAAAACACAGAATCGTAAAAATAAGTTTCCACATGGCTATTGGAAAAATATAGATAATAATATTGAATGTTGGAATGATAAACTTACAAAGAGCAGAGAATATTGTATGCAAAAGTATAAACTAACATACAAGGAACAATGGCCTAAACTTACATATAGAGTAAGGCAATTTCTCCATGAACACGGCTTAACTGATGAACAGTTAAAGAATACAATTACAAGGGAGATGTGTAAAAATTGAGTTTAAAAGCAGTAGGTAATTCAGTATTACTTAAAGAAGTTAACTTAGAAGAAAAGACAGAAGCTGGCATTATTGTTAAGTCAAAGCAAATGCACCCTATTTATGAAGTAGTTTGTATTGGTGATGATATTGACTTGAAAAATGCTAATGGCGAAAATGAACTATCTGTAGGCGATTATGTTATGATACCCCTTACAGTAGGTAATACAATAAACTATGAAAATAAAACTTATAAATATTGTAAATATTGGGAAATACTTTGTAAAGTAGAGGTTTAATATATGAATAAGAAAGAAATAAATGAAATTAAAACGAATATAAGTAAAAATAGTTCACTATTAACTATAAATAAAGTATATACACTTTATATAGATTCTGAAAAGAATATAGTGTATGATGCTTTGCTGCCGAGTTGGTCTATTGATGAAGAAACACTGGACTTAATTAAGAGTAATTTTGTTAAGATACTTAAAGGTAGATTAGGCAGTACAATTTTAGAGTTTAATAATTTTAATAATTCAGAGAATTATGAAATATTTACTGATGCTTTATTCACTAAGTTTGATGGAGATGAAATACTTAATAAGTATGTAGAAAATATTATAAATAATAATTCTATATTAGGACCTTATGTAATATTTACTGCACATTGTACTTATAATGCTCTAAGTAAAGACCATAATAAAGATAGTGAAACAGATTTTGATGAAATCACTTATAACTTTATTATAACAAGTATATGTCCAGTAGCTACTGAGTTTAAAGGACTTATATGTGTTGACGAACCTGAAAGTAAGGTAGAAAAAGAATTATCACTTACAAAGGTAGTACAAGACCCTATTGAAGGTTTCTTATATCCTGCATTTTGTGATAGAGATTCAGATTTGAATAGTATTATATATTCTTGTAAAGGCGTTAAAAATTTAGATAGAGAGTTTATTGAAAATGCTTTAGGTTGTACTTATGATATAAATGCAGAACAACAGAAAGAAACATTTAATGATATAATTAAAGATTCTATCGGTGATGACTTAACGTATAATGATGTATGTAATATAAACGATACTATTGTAAATATTATAGAACAAAGAAAGTTTGAAACCGAACCAGTAGAACTTACTAAGCAAGATATAGTTAGAATTGCAGAAGAAGCTGGCTTAGAAGATGAAACAATTGAAAGCATAGAAAAAGTTTGTAATAATAAACTTCAAGATAATCAAACAATAAATGCCAATAATGTAGCAGTAAGTAAACATAAGATAGAAACAGATAGTTCTATAACAATAACATATAATAATTCTGATACTGATAGTATTCAGATTAAAGAAGAAAATGGCAGAAAATATATAGTTATTGCTACAGATGATGTAATTGTTGATAACTTTGTTATTTAAGATTATGAGAAACTGGCATATTTGATTTCTCCCACTTCTTTCTTTGCTAAAGGATAGGATTTATAATTACACATCTAAATCCTATCCTTACTATTTTTACATAAGGAGTATATAAATGAATACAAGATATTATAGTAGTAAACAAGAAAAAAGAGTTGCTAAAGAATTTAATGGAAAAACCGTAGCAAATAGTGGAGCTGCTATGTTTTGTGGCGGAGATGTAAATTTAGAAAACTTTCTTGTAGAATGTAAAACATCAACAAAACCAAAAGACAGTATGTCTATTAAAAAAGAATGGTTAACTAAAATAAAAGAAGAAGCAATAGCAAAACGTAAAAGATATTATGCTTTAACAATAGATTTCGGTTCACAAGATGATTATTTTGTAATAGATAAAAATACATTTAAGTTATTAGTAGATTATGTAAATAAGTTAGAGGGAGGAGAATAAATGGCAAAACAAGCATTAGCATTAAAATATAGACCAAGAAAATTTGAAGATGTAGTAGAACAAGATGCTATTAAGGCAACATTAATGCAACAGTTAAAGACAAATACTATACAGCATTGTTATTTGTTTACTGGTCCTGCTGGTTGCGGTAAGACGACAGATGCTCGTATATTTGCAAATGAAATAAATAAAGGTAAAGGTATTCCTATTGAGCTTGACGCTGCTTCAAATAATAGTGTTGATGATATGCGTAGAATATTAGACCAAGCTAAATATCGTGCTGTAGATAGTGAATATAAAGTATTTATATTGGATGAGGTACACGCATTTAGTAATACGGCTTTTCAGTGCTTTCTCAAAACTTGTGAGGAACCTCCTGCAAAATCAATATTCATCCTTTGCACAACAGACCCGCAAAAAATACCAAACACTATATTATCCAGAGTTCAAAGATATGACTTTAGAAAAATATCGTTTAATGGTATTGTAAATAGACTAAAGTATATTATTGAAAATGAAAATAAAGAAGGAGCTAATATAACTTATACTGATGATGCTATTGAATATATAGCTAAATTATGTGACGGCGGTATGAGAGATAGTATTACTACTCTTGATAAATGTTTAAGTTATAATAATAGTTTAACATTAGAAAATGTTACTAAGGCTCTTGGCACAGTTAACTATGACGTTCTATTTGACTTAACCGATTATGTTTATAATTATGATACTAATAATGTTATTGAAACAATAGAAAGTATTTATATGTCCGGTGCAAATATAAAACAGTTTATAAAAGACTATACTTTATTTGTTCTTGATTTATGTAAATATGGACTTAATAAGTCTTTTACTTATGTACAGATACCTTCTTTATATAAGAATAGACTTGATAAGTATGATAATAATGCTTATGCTTTCTTTGTTCAATTATTAGGTGAAATGACAAAGTTAAACACAAATATTAAATGGGAAAGTTCACCTAAGCCAACCATTGAATCTACATTTATCTTACTTTGTCAGAAAGGATAGCCTTATATGCTTAAAAGAAAAGATATTATAGGACAAACTGAATTATTAGATAGAATAGATTATTTAATAGATAATAATAAGTTGCCGAGATTTCTTATTATTGTTGGAAATAAAAATAGCGGTAAAAAACTTATTGCAAATTATATATCTGATAAATTATGTGCTACTTTTGTTCCCTGTAATCTTAAAGCTGATGATGTTCGTGCTGTTATAGATGAATCTTATAAACAATCTGAACTTATGTGTTATATGTGGGCAAATAGTGATAGTATGAGTATTACATCTAAAAATGCCATATTAAAAGTAACAGAAGAACCCCCTAACTTAGCTTATTTTATAATTACTTTAAATGATGTAAATAATATGTTGCCGACTATTTTAAGTCGAGGAACACAATTACTTATTAACCCTTATTCAGATAAAGAATTATTAGAATATGCTAAGAGTAAAAATTATGATTATGAAAAACATAGTGTTATAATTACTAATGTATGTTCTAATCCAGGAGATATAGATAACTTATTTGCTTATAATATAGATAAGTTTATTAACTTTACTTATAGTATATTAGATAATATTGGGGGTGCTTCTTATGCAAACACATTAAAACTTTCTAATTCTTTTAAACTTAGAAAAGAAGATAATATAAATAATGATAAATATGATATTACATTGTTTATTAGATGTTTTAATGCTATCTGTTTAAATGAATTAAAGAGTAGTAATGATATGAAATATGCCCATGCCTCAATATTGTGTTCTCAATGTATATCAGAGTTTAGAATACCTTCTATAAGTAAATTAGCTGTTTTAGATAAGTGGTTAATCGGAATTAAAGAAATTCTAAGATAGGTGGTGATATAATTGACACTTATGGAGTTAAAAGAACAAGTAGTAAAGAATAAAACATTACAGAATTTATATGTTTTCACGGGAGAAGAAACATCTATACTAAATACCTATGTGAATAAAATAACTACTTTATTTGAAACAAAATATAATGGAAATGTGACTCATATAGATTCTATAATGGAAGTATATAATAAATTTGGCAAAACTAATTTATTAAAAATGAAGCCTACTTGTTATGTAATGTATGAAGATAAGAATTATATAAGTCAAAATGAAAGTGTATGGAAATCACTAACTGTAAGTGGTAAAAAACTGCTTAAAGATAATGTAGTAATCTTTATTTATAATAATATAGATAAGAAAACAAAGTTTTATAAAGCACATAAAGATTATATAACCTTATTTGATAAACTCAATAATGATTTATTGATAAAGTATATTAAAAAAGAATTTCCTACTATAACTACTGAAAATGCAAATATATTAGTAGGTATTTGCCGAAATGATTATACACGAATACTATTAGAATGTAATAAACTTAAAAATCTTCAAGATGCTATGCAGTTTCAAGATATAAATAATTGTTTTAATTATGCTCTACAACAGTCATTCATATATATTCCGCCAGAAGATGCTATATTTTCATTCGTAAGTGCTTGTTTAAGTAGAAATATAGATGATTGTTATTATTATCTAAATGAATGTAAATTAAAGGGCGAAAATGAATTGAATATATTATCTAATTTATATACAAACTTTAGAGCATTATTTCAAGTACAGTCATTAGGATATAATAAAGATATTTGTAATATAACAGGTTTGCAGATGTATCAGGTAAAAAATGTTTCAGATAAAACTAAAAATTATAGCTTAGACCAAATATTAAGAGCATTAAGACTAATAAGATATTGTGAAAAATCAATTAAAGACGGAACTATTGAAGTTGATATAGTATTAGATTTTATGCTTGTAAATCTTTTATGAAATGAGTGATTTAATTGAAAAATAACAAGTTAATTCCTAATATAGAAAATTTAGTAGATATTAGTAGTATGGTTAAATCACTTAATGATGAAGCTATGCAAAGTCTTATAGATTATGTAAATACTTTAGTTAAAGATACTGAAAATAATGATACAGTATATTATTGTCGGAGGTGCGGAAAGCCAATAAAAAGACTTAATAGCATAAACAATTCTATGGGTCCAGTATGTTATAAACATTATTGTGATGAAAATAAGAAAAAGAATAAACCTTTATTTTAATTTTTAAGATATAAAAAAATTACCTATGTACTTTTTGTTTGTACATAGGTAAATTTCTTTTTTACTCAGTGTCAATAAGTTAAAGTTTAGAAATCAATTAGTGTACGGCTCACCCACTATCATTTCATACTCTTCCGCCGTTATCCACCCTTTTCCAACTGCGTTATAGACCCTGTGCTTGTTCCACAAACCATTGTCGTAGTAGGATTTGACTTGTTCATATCTCTTGCTCATCTTCATCACCTTCTTCGAGGTCTACATCGCTCATCATCGCCATATATTCCATATCAGCTTTTGTTTTGATAAGGTCGGACAATACAGACTCTATGTTTCTGCGTTCTTCTGCGATTTGTTCGATTATGTTTTTATGGACAAACATCTATATCACCTCTTTAAATTATGTTGCAAGCAAGCGCCACTCCGTAATTGTTGTTGACACGGTCGCCATATATACCACCATCAAAATCCACGGTGAACGCAGTTCTGGAGGCGTATATGTTTGGAGAGCGAAGCCAATATATGCTTGACCTTCCATTTTTATACATCACTCTTGATGCATCATCAGAATAAGGTGTATACTTAGTGCCCTCGCTATCATAACCTCCACTATAGCTATTATTAACCTGAGAACAAGACATTAAAAAGAAATAATCCTCTGTTGTATAAGTGCCATTGAATGTGCCGATTGATGTATCAAAGTAATTAGTTGTAACTTGCGTTTTGCCAATAACAGCAAGAAATTCAGTGTCTAAATCATACAAAAAGCCATTAAGAGTGTTAGCATAAGCAGGAGGTCTATCCCAAGGTGTCTGAGGTTCCCACCATTGTCCTGCTGGTTTGTTGCTATTTAGCCATTGTCTTATAGCTGACTCTCTCCAGTCACCAGAGCCATATTTTCGTCTTTCATCTGTATTAAGATTTTCACTACAAGTATTATCAGCCAATGTGCCAAGGTTTGTACCCAAGGCACCAGTTGTTACACTAACTGTTTCAATAGGCGTTGTGCTACTTCCACTTACGTAAGAATATAAAGTTGAATCATTCGTACATACTAACTGACCACCAACAGGTACGGATTGTGTGAGTGTGAATGTACGATAGTAGCCTCCACTCACATAACAATATGTGCCTGCATTTAAGGCACTTGTTTGACAAGCATACAACGCCTCTGGAGCATCAAACACTAAATTATCAGGCAATAAGCTATGTACCCTAAGCGTTAAAGCGTGAGAAAGATTAGGATTTGCAGGAGTATCAATATTCTTGCCTATAACATCCCAAGTAAGTTCGCCACTACCTTGACTACAAGTATATTGGTCGCCAATACTAATACTATCCATATCATTATTTCTTACTTTCATTTGTAATTTTTGCCAAGAGGTTAATATAGTAGTATTGTCTTTCATATATTTATTAATTTTACCGAAACTTGTAGAAATATTTTCACCACTTATTAAAAATAAATCATCATAACTGCCAGTAGAATCTGTAAAGTTAACAGAAATTTTTGCGTTCATATTTTTATTAGCCATTGTATAATTTCCTTTCTATATATTTTTGTGTAATATTAGTAGTTTATTAAACAAAAGTGGCGTTTTTTTTTTTGTTTGTAAATTTTATAACTTTTGTATTTTGTAACTTTATCAAAACCCCTTTTTTGATATTTCAATATTTTAAATAACAAAATATCTAACAAAACAATTCCTTAATATAACTACTAATATTACAATTATTATAATAATTGAAAATAAATATATAAGAAAGGAATTATTTTTGTTATGGTTAGGAAACTAAGAATTAACGAAACTGTAAATCTTATGAATTTCTCTATATATAACAAAATAGCTATATTAGGTTATAAATGTTCTTTAGCAGCTAATGACTTACATCACATACACCTTTGTGCGGAAGGTGATAAATTTCAAGAAATTCACATTGACGCCGAAAATTATATGGGTAGGGTTAGAGAACTTGGAGATTTATGTTTTGAATTAGCAAAAGAAGCAAATGTATCATTAATTAATGAAACATATGCCTTAAAAGTTTTAAAAGATAATAATGATTTATGGGAAGTAGAAGATGTACAGTCTTATTACTTTACAGAAGCATATGAAACTATTTCAAGAATACTTAGTGAACTTTGTGATGAAATAGTAGCTGTTCAGAAAATGCCTGAAATTAGTTCTGATGTATCTTCTGAATTAGATACTTATTTAAGAGAATTTACTAAGGACGTTAATTATTTTATTGATAAGAAATTAAGCTGATTTATTTTTATTCTTAAATGATATATAAAAGGGTAGTCGATTGCTACCCTTATTTTTTTTCTATTCCTAAAGTTAATAATATGTTTACAAAAATAATAAGTATTTGTAATAATAGTATGTTATACTAATTACAGTAGATAAGACAACAACATAAACACAAACTTTAGGAGGAATTAATTATGACAAAGACAATGACAGCTACACAGAAGGAAATGAAGAGACTTGCAAGAGAGTACACTAAGCTCAATGCCAAAATGAAGGAAATTGAGGACAAGAAGAAGGAACTTGCCGAGCAGATGAAGCAGATTATGGATGCTGAGAATGTTGATACAATGTGTGTAGATGAATACACTATCAGAAACAAGAATGTAGATACTACACGCTTTGATTCAAAGGCTCTTAAAAAGAACGCTATAGACATTTATAACCTCTATGCTAAGGTTACAAGCTCTGTAAGGTTCACAGTAGATTATACCGCACCTAAGACAGTTGGTTAATCTAACACATAATAAGTAAAAAGTGGTTTAATTACCCACTTTTTATTTTTATAAATATTTTCTTTAAACAACTTTATAAGTCATCTACACTACATAATATATGATATAAAATAAAAGAAGGTAAGATAATTGAGAAGAGATTGTTTTAAGAAAGTTATTTGTGAAATTTGTCGGCATTCTATTCCCACACAAAATAAGTTTTTTAATAAATATGATTGTGAGTTAAGTAAGAAGCCGAGTAATAAAGAAAATTGTTTTTACTTTTATTGTAATGGAAAAGAAAAGAATAGGAATTGTGACTATTGTTCTTTTTTAAATATAAACGACAATCAAGATTAACAATTAGTTTACAAATTATAAATCACTATTTAATATTTATCATTTATAATATATGTATATAATAATAATATAAATGGAGGTATTAAATATGTCTATAAGAGAAATTTATAATGATATATTTGACAAAAGACCTGGTAGTTGCATTATTATTTATAAGAAAAATGATACTAATGTACTTTCTCATTTAGTGTTAAATGATATTATTAAACTAAGAAATATAGACGTAAATGATATTTTATATATTAATTATCAAGAGGGTTATAGTATTATTAGAAAAGAACCCAATTATGCCATTGATAACATAAGAGGCACCATAAAGGAAAGTAATTATGGTAATAATAATTATAAGAATTATCTTGAATATTTAGATACTATATATGATAAATTTGGAGTAGAAAATTATGAAGATTAAAATTAAAGAAACAAATTCTTTAGATAATAGAAGTCAATATATTCTTAATCGTTTTATTGAAAATCTTATAAGTAAATATAATTCTTTTCTTATGGAAGAAATAATAGGTCCTGACGATGAAATAAAACGATATTCTAAATATGTAGATAAAGCTGAAACTAAAACTTCTTTATTGAACACATTTACAACTATTATTGAAAACTTAACCTTAGATGATATTGTGAATGATATTAGTGTAAATAGCAGTGACCAAAAAGGTTTATCAATGTATCTTACAATTACTTTCAATATCAAGAATTTAGTTAATGATTATGTAAAGTTTAAAGAGAAATATGGAGATTTGAGTGAATTTGTTGTAAGAGTTTCAGACCATCCTTATAATAAATATACAGGATTTGATAAAAATATTATTTTTAATGGTAAAACTATAAATCAAATTTTGCCATCTATACAAACTTATGTAACTAACAGAATTAATAGAGTTAAACAATCGATTCAAGAATTTAATGAGGTAGAAAATAATGGTTAGACTTATTGAAGGTATTGAAACTGGCGGATATATGTTACATAGAACTGGAAATGTAATTCCAGTTAAATATCATCCGTATGGAGTTAAGGGAGATAGCATTTATGACATTCAATATAATATAGCCTGTTCTTTCTTCCTTTATTTATATAATAGAAAATATAAGAATATAGCCATAAATACTCTTAAGAACTATGTTGCCTTTTTAGTTAGTGAAAGTGATTTAGTTAATTATGATAATCTTGATTATATAGGTAATGACGCTAAAAATCTATTATTTGAAATCTTTGAAGAAGCTGATATAAATAATGATTTGTGTGATTGGTCTAAAACAATTCCCGATACTAAAAACATACTTTATGATTTTGTAAAGAATATGAGTATTAGTGATATATTAGATGAATTTGATGAAAGTAATAATGGTGTTCAAGATTATGTTTACCTTAATCAAGAATATACAAGATTTAGAATTGGTGGAGAATATGATGATACTAATGAGAATGAAATTTATTTCCGTATTAGTTCTTCTGGCTATGATTGGGGAGAAGATATAGTCGATTTAGTATTTAATAAGTATAGAGATATTCAGTTTATAACTATTGAAAGAGATAAAGAATCTTGTAAGCTAAACGATAGGGATTATAAGATATACACACTTAATGGTGTTCCAATAAATCATTATCCTGTAAAAGATTTTATTTTTACAGAAAAACCACCTATATTATCTTCTGTAAATAGAATGAGAAAAATTCCTATAAGAACTATTGTTGAAGATTTTAGTAGAATGATTAATAATAAAAATACTATTTTAGATTATTTAGACAGAATGAATGATATTGAGAATAGATTTGTCAAAAGAAATTATAAGACAAATAAATTTATTTTATGATTTAAGGTGTGATATTATGAAATTAAGAATTAATGAAGGTCTTAAAATAACGGATAAGAAAATTATGGTACTCAAAGAATCTAAAATTATCAATGTCGTATCAGAAGAAACAGGAGAAGTATTACAAGAAATTGATGTTCTAAATCACACAGAGGACTATTACATTGATTTAATTAAAAAAGATAATTATATTAATAGAATTGAGCATAACAAATATCATCCTGAAATATTATGCGTTTATGTTTTTGATAGTCTTAATAGTAAGAAATTAATGCAACAAGAAATCATAGAAACTCTTTTAGAAGATGTAAAATATGCACTTGAAGCAGCTTATGAAGAATGTAATGAAACATATACACATATAGATTTAGATATTCCTAAATACTTAGATGACAGTGACTTATGGCAAAAGATTAATATGACATTAGAAGATAATAGAATTAGTTATAACATAGAACATAAAAATATGAGAATTGGTCCATATAATTATTATTATATGTATGTACGACAATATTAATTAAAAATAATTTATAGGTAAGGTGAAGGTATTATGAGACTTAGAATTAATGAAAATGAAAGTATTGTGGATAAATTCGGAGGTAGAAATTACTCTAATATAAATCCTATACTTCAAGAATATTTAGATTTCTTAGAAGAGGCTGGAATTGAAGTTTTAAATGTTTATTTAGGTACAAAGAGTATTGAAGTTAGAAATAAAGATTTAGAAGATGCATCGTTTTATTTATGTGGTAGAGATTATTTTGGTAAAGATTTATATAAACAAGGTTGGTCCGTTGTTTCTAATATCTAAACAAAGAAAGGAATTAATCATATGAAATTAAAAATACCAGAAAGTTCTGATTGGAACACAAATACAGATAATCCTAAAATTAATTTTATTAGAGAAATAATGAAAGAAAATAATGATTATGTAGATGACCCTTGTGTGGGTATTTTCTGGTATGACCCTAATGAAAATGAACTATTTGGTATTCGTTCTAATATAGCGGAAGATACTAATTTTTATTATTCGGATATGTTAAATCAATATGTAAGAACAACTAAATTTTTACATTATGCTGTTTGGCAGAAAGAATGTAATAGAGGTAAAGATAATAGATTTCAAACTCTTAATTATACTGAATATCCAAGGGGTAGGATTTTTGAAATCAAAGATAAAGGCTTTGAAGTTTATGTTGGTAACTGGATAAAAGATTATCCTGAATGTAAAGAATTAATTTTAGATGAATTTCAATTACCAAGAAATAAAACAGAATTTGTAATTGATATTCATTGGGATTTAGGTCACGGTTGGAGTGACAAAGAATTTTAAGAAAGGAAAACGCATTACTATGATAACTATTAAAGAAAATAAAACTAATGAGATTTATGATGATTTATATAACTATGCTGATAGGTATAGATTTACTACAAGATGGACTAAGGATAATGTAGAAAATTATCTTATAAAAATAAAAAGAATGTATGCTTTATCTGATAAAGAACTTACTGATGTTATTAGTAAAGTAAATAAAGATTTTAAGCGTAAGAATAAAGTCAAGAGTGACCCTTATGCAGAAACTTCTTACAAAACTGAAAAATTAAACATAAGAGAAAATCAATTAAATAAAGGTAGATATTGGGTTACTGATGATAACTACATTCCAATTCCTGAACAACCAGGTAATGGATATACTCAACTCGGAGCTATTCAAAGAGCACAGAGAGAAGCTGAACAATCAGCTAAATTATTTGGTAAAAGATTTGGTGTTACAATACAAGACGCTGTAAAAGATTATCATATAATGGATAGTGACGGCAATATATGTCACGATTTAGATAATGCTATATAAAGGAGGTTTGATTAGCTATGAAATTAAGAATTAAGGAATCCATAGATATTATGTCTTTACCTACAAGTGAAAGAGTTGAACTTATGATTAAATTCTGGAATGACCCAAATGTAGTTGGTTCTTTATCTACAGAAAAAGCTATGAGATATTGGGAAAGAAAAGGATTTGACACTTCTAATTATACTTCAGAAGAGTTTAATCGTGTTTGGGATTTAGCACAAGATGAACTTGACGCAGGTGGTTATGTAGACGAAGAAGATGACTATGAAGAAGATGACTTTGAAGAAGAAATTGAAACCAAAGAAGATGCTTATAATTGGTTACAAGATAAATTAAGAGAATATGGAAATACATATCATTTTAATAATGAAGATAGATATAAGTTAGATAGGCTTATAGATAAATTTGGTAATACTTATTTTTGGAATAGATAATTGAAGAAAGGTTGATGATTTATGAAATTAAGAATTAATGAAGATACAAGAACTAATGGTTATTATATGGTATATTATGGAGGTACTTGGAATCACGGTTCTTATAGGTGTAACACACAAATGGAATTGCGTGAATTTTTATCTTCAAATATATTTGATAGAATTACTAAGATAGAATATGTTGTTGATGAAACAAGTAAGTGGAAAGAATTTGCCAATGTATTATATCAAAATGTAGATAGAAATTCTATAAGTGATGAACAGTATGATAAATTGTTTAATAGAGGTATTGTTGCTAAATAAATAAATTTGGTAATACTTATTTTTATAATAGATAATATAATGAAAGGATTTAATTTACTATGAAATTACAAATTAAAGAATCTGATGATAAAATAACTGCTAAAAATTTTCAAGAACTTATAGATAAACTTGAAGCACACGGTTATTCTTGTGAACACTATTATGATGTAGATTATCCTGATAGTAATTGGCTTTATATTACTAAAAATGGCGACCCTTATGAAGCAGAGTTTTATAAATATCGTGATGGTGAGTACGAGTTATATTTACATAATATTCATCCTACAAAAGAAAAATCTTATAATGAATCTTATGATAGTGATTATACTTATGAAGATAGATATGAACGTATAAAAAGTAAATCTATACTTGATTTTGACGGTTTTTATACCGATTATACTATGTATTACGATAATGAAGAAGATAGGTTTATATTTATATTCGGTGATAATGATTTATATGACCCATATAATTCTGAACCTGATTGGGAATGTGAAACAGAGGAAGAAGCCGAAGATTGGTATAACGATTATAACGGTTTTGAAGATGAATTAGATGAAAGACTTATCACTATCAAGGAAAAGATTTCAGATAATGATTATTCTCAATCTAAGAAAGGTAAAGCATATAAAGTTTTTAAAGTTAAAAATGGAAAACTTTATCCGCCTATGGTAGCAAATCCTGGTGGTGAAGATACTCCTTTAGGTGTTTGGCTTGATGCAGAAGAAGGTGAATTTGCTGGTTTATCTAAGACAGGTAGAAAGCAAGTTAAATCTACTGGTAGTGGTAATTTAGCGTATCGTCCTGGTTGGCATTTAGGTGATGTTCCGAGAGCTAAACAGTTTGATAGGTCTTTTGGTTGGGAAATAGTTGATAATGTAAATGAAGATGAAGTTATAAAAACAATAAACAACTATACAACATTCGTAAATAGTTACGCTAAAGCTGGTAATGTAGGCAATATATATTTTATTAAAGATATAGATAAATATGTTCAAGTAACTAATGATAATGCACCTTATTTCCCATATGATTTTGTTTGGGCTGAATGTGAATATGTAATGGATATTGACTATCAAGGTGAAGCTGATGAACAAGGTTATATGAGAACTAAAGCAGACGGTTCTACTTATAGAAGTGACAAATATCAACACTCTCTTGCAGGTTTACCTAAATTACCTAAGAATGGTTATTATAAGTATAGGACTAATCCTAATCCTGATACAGTTCCTTGGGTAATTACAGGTGCTATCAAAGTTACTAAACTTCTTGATGATTATGATGTAGCTAAAATTTTGGGTGGTAATGCACCTGAAAGACAGGGTGGAGATAAGACATTAGCAGAACTTGGTCTTAAACAGATATAATATGTTTAATAAAATTTATACTTTGTTTACTTAATTATAATACTATATTAAAATATATAGTGTATTATTATTGTAAACAAAGTATATTTTTTATATAAGGAATGATATAAATGAAACTAACAATTAAAGAAGAACGTGAAATCTTAGAGGAATTAGGTGATTTAGACTATGAAGATGAAAATTTTGATAATGATATAGCGGAACAATTCTATAATGACATATTAACTGTATTAAATGATATTATAAACACATCTGATATAGTTAAAGAAAATTTTATTTCATCTAAATGCACTAATGACCATTATAGAAAACATTGTTTATATAATGTTGAAAATAGACGTTCTACTACTAATAGAGTTTATTATGACTTCACGAATAAAAATCAATATATTGAATATGAAAAACAGATATCATATCTATCCTCCCATACAGATTATGAAATAACAACTTTGTATGATTATGATTTGATTATAAGATATATAAGAAAATTATTTGAGGGTGGAATAACTCTTAATTTTACAAATAGTTGTGGGTTAAGAAATAATGATGGTAGAATAAATATGACTTTACATTCGTTTGCTACTAATGTAACAGAAAACTATCAAAAAGGTAATACTATTGATATATGTATTAAATCTACAAGAGATAAGACAATAACTTTATACCCTGTAGATGCACATAAATTAGAAAACAAATTTAATTCGATTATAAGGTGTTATGGCAATTATATTGGAAATAATATTAAATTCAATAATGATTAAATTCTAACTTTAACAATTTATTTACAATAATAATAAACTTTTATAACATTTATCTGTTATACTATATTATAGTAAAGAACAGATAAATGTTATTTTTTTTTATGCTTAGATTAAAATAGAGAAACATTATCCTGAATATTTGAGTGATGATAAGGAATGGTTTAAATGAAACAGTTTAAAACAGATATGAAATTTGATGAAGAGAAATTTATGAAATCTTTATATTTCTATCCGAATAATATAGAGCCTTTTCCTATTCAAAGGATTAATTGGCTTCATAAACTTCTTGTATGTACAAAATCTGTCTTTAGTAAACTTAAAATAAAATGCACTGGTGACGGATATTTAGATAAACTTACTTCTCTTGAATTTACTGATAGCCTTATTTATGACGCAATGAAAGATGAACTAAATAGCTATATTTATGATGATAGTATGAGTTTTGGAGTTGAAGATTTAAATACTTTCTATAAAAGTGCCGCATATAACATCACCTTAATGTATAACTGGAATATATATAAGCAAGTTTATAGATTTGATAAAGATACTTTTAATCTACTAATGAATGTTAATATAGATAAAGTGCCTTTTGATATCATAAAGAATAATCTGCCCTATCCTGCATTTTTCATTGACAATACATTTAAATCTACTGTAAGTGGAATTGTTTTTAGAGGTTGTTTCGTATCACTACTTAATATGTTTAATGGTTTAGAGCTTTGTTTATTCTTTATAACAGATACTCCCGAAAGTGATTACCAATACGCTTTTTTACCTTTATATTTTAAAGAAGATGATTTGACAATCAAAGAAGCCTTAATAAAAAGAAATGAAGTTTATGAAGTAGATTGTGATGAATCTATTTTGAAAGATGCTGAAGGTCTTGTTTCACAAGCATTAAAAGCTATAATTTATATTTGTTCTGCGAATAGAGAAATAGAAACCATAAAGGTAACAGTTAATGATAATGAAAATAAGAAAAATAAGAAAAATAAGAAAAATAAGAATAAAAAGCCTAAAACAGTTACACAGAACAATGTCGGCTATAAAATGGGTGCTGCGATTAGATTAAATAAAAAGAATTATGTATATGTAGACGAAGAAGGAAATACAATTGATAATAAGAATAAAGGAAATCATAGTAAAAAATCACCACATCTAAGAATGGGTCACTATCATCATTATTGGATTGGTTCAAAAGATAAACCCGAAGAAAGAAAACTTGTTTTAAAATATGTTGCACCTATTTTTATCAATTCCACAGACATTAAAGATACTACATTACACAATGTAAAATAAACAGTTAAAAAAATATCCTTACACATAAATTCAAAAGTTTTAGCGTGTAAGGATTTTTTTAATTATTATTATTTGTGTCTATGTTCTTTCCCATATTGTTATATGTAGAAATTGTTTGGATTGACATCTATTTTATGTAGCACTGTACACTGTAGTGTAAGTAGAACCACATAATATATTTTCAAGAAATTTATTGAATTAATTATGTAAATGATTTAATTACGTTCATAATTATGAATACTTGTTAATTCTTTAAATACTTTGTACAAATAGAATATTCATTTTTTGTTTAAACACACAAAATTTATTTTATTGTCAAATTTACTGTTGATAAATAGTACAAAATATGTTATACTTATAATAGAGAAATACTTTTGTTTTCAATGCTTTTTTGAGGTGTTTATTATGGCGTTAAATTTTAAACAAACCGAAGAAGAATTAACTAAATTAGTTAATGAAAATAGAAATAATCCTGAAATATATAAGAAATTACACGCTATTACATTTAATTATTTATATAATGTATTAAAACCCGGTAGTGAATTATATGATTATGATACCATAGCTTGTGATATTGCCGCAGATTTATTTTTAAGAATTAGAAAAGGAGCTAAAATAGAATATTGGCTTAACTACATATCAAGAACATTGAAAATGTATTATTTAAGAGATTACCAGAAGAAAAATTGGTCTGTTGTTATAGATACGACTGGAAGCGCAACATTAGAAGAAGCTCTTAAACAATGTTTTATAGATAATTCAACTAATTCAAGTCCTATAAATAATTCTCTTAATATTATATACTTAGAACAGTTTGAAAAAATACTTAATAAAGTTTTATACAATAGTAAGTTTAACTTTAATAGTAAAGAACGAGTTAATTTACAGATTTCAATATTACTTACTTTATTAAAGGGTGAAAATACTTATTTTCATATAGAAGAATATCTTTATCCCTATATACCTATTATTATAGCACAATTAAAAACAGAAATAATAAACTCAGGCTTATTTATAGAAGATAATATATTAAGTACATTAGAATTAGACCCATTAAATATAAATGATAATTTGGAAGAAAATTAAAAGTGGAGGCGCACAATGACTTCTGATAAAGATTTATATAAACTTAAACAGCCCGATATATATTCTTTAATCTGTGAATTATTATTTGTTCTTAAAGATAACCCAAAATATTCTATTATAAGTGAATTAGCATTTATCTTAGAGAGAGATTCTTTTATAAAGTTTATAAAATATTTTGGAGGTATGACAATAACAATTCCTAAAGAAGAAGAGTTTAAAGATGTTATACAATTATTATTATTATATCAAGCCGTTGAAATAGATAAAATGCCTTGGCGAAAGGCCTTAGATGATTGTGGTATTGATATTGATAAATCCCGTTCTATGCAAAGAAAATTAGCTATTTTAAAGAAAACATTATCAGATTATAGGGTAGGTGAGCGAAACTATGATTGATAGACTTATAAGCCCCGAACAATTAAATTTCACAAATGAGTGTTTAACTATGTATAAAGAGTTTTGTGAACCTACAAATAGAGAACAATTATTTACTAATTGTGTAAAAGAAAGATTAAATAACCTACTTATTGATAATACAAATAGAATAGATTCTATTTTAAGTGAATTTGAACAATTTACTGACAATCTTATTAGGGATGATATTGGATTTAATAGATGTGAGAATTATAATAGAATGATTAAGGAAAAGAATAAATCAAGTATTTTTTACATGAGAAAACTTTTCAATACATATAATAAATCGTGTAGAATGTCAACAATAATGCTTAAACGTCTTGTGAAATCATTGTGAGGTGTGTTTTGATATGCGTAAACCAGGAACTATTTTATCACCAGAGTGTAAAAGTTATGCCGAAGATATAGAAACTATTTCAGGTGTGCCAAAAGATATATCGTTACAATTATTAAGACTTATTGAAGGTTTGGTTTGTCAGAGAATATGTGAACAAGTACAGGAAAATAAGAAAAATGACACAAATTTACCGATAAATGTAGAAATTCCGTTGATTGGAAATTTAATAATAACTGCACAGACATGGCATAAACATCATCTTAGAACAGATAAGCCGTCAACTCACTTTAATTTTGAATTTAAACCATTATCCACATTCAAAACACATATAAGCAAGATATATAATAAAGACGAATGTGAATTAATATCGCTTTTATCAGAATCTTATGCAAAAATATTAGTAGACACCTATAAAAATCTGTTGCAATAAGTTTTTAGGGGGAAATTATGATAATGCCAGAACAAATTGTGACTAAAGAAAACTATTCACCTTTAAATGAGATGCGATTATTGTCTAATAATCAATTACATGACAACAGTTTAGCTCAATTGAACGGTAAAGATACAGAAAATCAAGCCAAATTGTTTTTAATTGCTCAGGCAAGGAATGAATTACAAAGAATAGTTAAAATGACGCAGTATTTAGATAATTTAGAAGATAAATTTATGAATGTTGTGAATCAAAAGCTCATTGAACAGCCTTGTAATCTAAATCTTATAATGACAGCTATGGATATTACGCAACAATCACTCAAACGTTCTAATGATTTAGTAAATGCTATACTTAAAGATAATTCTTTACAGACATTAGTATTAAATACTGTTAATATAATTCCTGGTGTTGAAGATAGTGCTACTATTGATATGAGTTCGAGAGAATCTATAAGAAATGTAGCATCTAATCTACTGGCACAGTTAAAAAGCAAAGAAAATGAAATTGTTGAAGTTAATGACGAAGAAATAAAGGAAGTAGATAAGAGTGAATAGTAAATTTTTATTTTTAGATAAAGAAACTTCTAATGTAGTTAATCCAATTAAGGCTGATTTTAAAATAGATGGCTCTTTTAATACATTAGAAGGTTATACTAATACTGGAATAACTAAAACATACGATGTAGAAAATGAACTTATATGTTTATCTAACTATATATTTGTTCCTAATGTTGGAAAAGTATATGAAGGTGATAAAATAAGACTTAAAGAAGATAGTGCCGAAGAATATACATTAGGTTTTGGTTGGTATAATACAAATGAGGGTTTAGATTTATACGGTTGGTATCTATATAGTAATAATGTTGTAAAGCCATTTTACAAAAGTTATATAGATACATTGACTGTTGTTAAGTTTACATTCAATAAATAGTAAATATGGGCTTTTAACATAGTTTTTAGCTAAATAAATGGAGGCGTTTGGCTACAACTAATATTATGGTAAAAGCCCTTATTTTATATTGAGGTGAAAGATAAATGAAAGCTTATAATAATTTAGGTCTACCTATTATATTATCAGATGAACCCAAATATAAGTCTGATTCAAAAGTAATGCCAACAATGTTTTTAATATTGGGTACTGCTACTATAATGGTAGATTTTCAATATACTTGTGTTCTTAAAAAAGGTCATTCAAATGATAATTCTAAGAAAGTATTATCAAGTGCTACTGATATAGAACAGAGAGTTACAAGTTATACCATTTATGTTGCTGGTAGTAATAGAGCATTGGTAAATCAAGTTTATTCTACAAATGGTGTGGCTTTAAGTGTTGCATTTAAAGCTGCCTACGGTGAACTGAGTGGTATATATGACGCTGCTGTAAGTAAATTACAAGCAAGTATAAGTGAATTTGATACAGTAATTTGGCGTTGTGATAATACAACAAAAGCATAACATATAGAAGAGGGTGAATGATTTTGATTTCAGAAAAATTGAACAAAACAAAATATATTATAACAGAATGGGAACAAATAAGATATATACCTAATATAAAGGTTAATGGCATAACATATAGTTTGGTTCTTAATTGTATTCGAGATGAAGAATATATTTGTAAGACATTATCAATAATTAAGTCACCTGAAAAAATATATTCAGATACGCTATACACATTTATAGTTGAAACTACAAAATATGATGAAAATATTATATTGCTTAGTAAACAAGAAATAATTAATATAATAAACTCATTTGGTTTTAAAATAGAGTGGGCTAATCAAATTAAACTTAGTAGCAAAGAATATGATATACTTTGTAGCTTATTTAGACTTGGATATAATTATGTACAAAGATTAAGATATTCAGAACCTGTAGATGAAACTTATTTGGCTTGTACTGAAAACGTATTAAGCACTTATGCGTCTACTTTTAAACCTAAGAAAATGCAGGATATATGTAATATAGAAATATCCAAGAATGATTTTAAATGGATTGAAACTGAACAATATATTTCTATACCTACTATTATAGGAATAAATATAAGAGGTGCTAAATGTTAAAATTATTTAGAATTGAGTTAAAACAATCTCCAAATTCTGAAACTTTATTACCTAAGAATTGCTCTCCTATGGTGACATATGTAGTAGCGCCTACAATGGATAGCGCACATATAGCTTTATTAAATGCTTATAAAGATGATATTGCAAATGGTGATATTTCTGAATCAGATATAAATATTGATACATTAACAGTTATAGCTTCCGAGGATAATCAAATATTCCAATCTAATTTTTATAGATTAGTTGATTATAGGAATATTAGTGATAAGGAGAATGATAACAATGAGTAATTATTATATTTATCATCATACTGATGATGACGGTTGGAGTTCAGCAGCAATTACTATATTACATTTACTTGAAACTGGAAAGATAACCTCATGGGAAGATGATAGATTAAATTTGATTTCATACAGTTACGAACCGATTAATTTCTTTTTACCTATGAGAAATTATGTAGAAGGTGATGAAGTATTTATTGTTGATTTATCTGTATCATTAGCTACTTCAACTAAATTTAATAATTTCTTAGTTTTACTTAACACTGTTGGCTCTAAGTTAACTTGGATAGACCACCATTTATCTTCTGAAAATGTGTTGAATGATAACATAGATGACATTAAAACATTATTTATAAAATATAATTTTAATTATTATGTTAATAAAGATAATTGTGCTTCTTTTAATTGTTGGAATTATTTCTTTAAGGATAGGCCGATACCTGAAATAATTAGAATTATTGATGATTGGGATTGTTTCAAGCATAAACTGTCAATAACAAAGCCGTTTCACTATGGTTTTGTGTCAAGTAAAAAGAATTTACCCTTTATTACAGATTGGCAAGATATTTTACTTGACAGAGGTAAATGTTTATCTTTTGTAAATCAATGTGTTGAAAATGGTAAAGCTGTAATAAATTTCTTAGAAGAAGAAAATATGGTGAATTATAGCAATTATCATTTTGAATGTAAGTTATATGGTTTTAATTGTTGTTGTTTAAATGCTCGTAGAAATAGTGATATATTTATAGATTATGATAAATATGATTTAGTATTATCATTTATATATGATGGTAAATATTATAAATATTCTTTATATAGTGCAGGAAAACAAAAAGAAGTATTTTGTAATATAATTTCTTCAATTTATGGTGGTGGCGGTCATAAAGGTGCTGCCGGATTTACAAGTCCAAAACTTATTGTAGATAAGTATTATACTAAATTATATAAAATAAAAGATTTCATTCGTTCTTTTAAATATAAAAAGTTGCTTAGGAAAGGAAAATGACCTATGCTTATAAGAGGTAAAGGTAATATTGCTTCATATACATTAGACGGAAAAACAAGAAGTTATAGTGACGGAGATTTACGTCTGGTTAATATGGAAACAGTTCAAATGATTGAGGGTATTAAAGCTTCACAAGGTATATATTATTTAGTAGCTTATGTTAGTACAGGTAGAACGAATTATGGTCCTATAAGTTTTAATGCAGTACACCCAGCTTCTTATTCATTGCAACCGATTGACCTTAAAAACATTACTGATATTGATAAAAATAATAACTTTGTTAATGAATCTAATGGTTATAGAGTTGTTTTGGCGAATAAAGATGATAAATTTTATCGTGCGAGAGATACTAATAATATTTATATTATTAGAAAATATATGAGACAGTTATCTCGTAACATGACATATTTTATTTTATCATTTGGTAATAACTTTAAAAATGCATTAACTAAATTATTTTCTTGGAATTGGCTTACAACAGAAAGTAGTGGCGGTGGTAAATATTCTTATACAGCAAGAACATTAATGCTTCATAAATTAACCAATGAGGAAGATAGTAGATATGATGACTGTTTGGGTGTTAACGGTATAGAAATAGTTAAACTCGGTAGATACACTACTAAAGAAAATATAGCAGTAGAAATAAATAAAATACAAAGAGAATATTCTAAGTTTATAAGAGGTACTTTATCTTGTTTTGAACCCCCAAAAGTATATCAGTTAGGTGCAGATAGGCTCAAAGCAAGTAACATACAAGCTGGTAATCCGTATCAAGGTGGAGGTGCATCTTATAGATATACTACTTCTCCTTATATATCAAATAATAAGGTAATTGCTGACGCTGGCTTATATATAGATAAAAATACTTGGTTAAGGTCAGGTATTGATTATGATATAAGTTTTCCCACATATAGTTCAAGTAAGAAAACATATAAACTTACTTATAAATTCAAAGGTCAGTATATAGGACTTGGAACCAAAGAAGTTTATTTTAATTTTACTAAATAACTTTAATAGTTTATTTAGATTTTTATTAAACCTTTTTAATATTTATGTGTTATACTAATTATATAAAAAGAGGAACACATAAATGTTGAAAAGGTTTTTAAATTTTTGTATTATAAGGAGGCTTTATTTATGAATAATAAGAATAATTTCACATTAGGTGGTAGGGATTTAACTAAAGGTAGATTATCTACAATGGAAACCACCTTTCTCGCTGCTAATCTAAATAGTATCGAAAAAGAAAGAAATGAACAAAAGTATTTTTCTGAAACTACACCGTCAAGTATTAAAACTATTGCTACTATAATTGTAATTGCAATTATTATTTTACAGTGCTTGCCAATATTTTTCAAATGACTTAATTTAATATTTATAAAAACTTGTTTATTTGTTAATTTTTATGTGTTAAAATAAATTTGTAAAGAAAGAAAATTAGAGAAAAAAAATGTAGAAAGTGAGGTTGTTTGCAAGATATTAAATATCTTGGAGGTAGAAATTATGAGAAGGAGTACACTATTAAATAAATCTAAATCAATTATACTTAATAATCATATTGTTGATAATATACTAAATAATACATTAACAACAATTATCATGCCAGTTACTAATAAAAATTTATACAGTGCTAATGATATACTTTATTGTAAGGAAAGCGTTTATGTAGTTCCGCTTAGTATTGCAGTAGAATTTGAGAAGAAGAACAATATAGAACGAACTTCATTTGATGAAACATATAGTTATTATTATACGGAAAAAATCTTAGATTTGAATGATTTTTCAGGTGTGGTTAAATCTAATACGAAAAATAATTGTAGATGTTTTATAAAGGTAACTAAATCAGTTCTTTGTAATACAGATTATATTACTGATGATATTGCTAAGTCTTTAGGTTTTGAAAATAAGAAGGAACTTGCCAAAAGTTATAATTCATATATAAAGTATTATTTAGACATGACGTGTAAGAATGAATGTCAGAAAGTAAATCTATTTAAAAATATTTATCAGTTTAATAAAAATCCTGATATTCAGTTAGTTTCATTTGAGCGATTAGAAAGCTCTGATGAATAACATATAAGAATATTTACTAATTATTTATTTATATTCAATTAATAATGACACTACTAATATAAAATAGTAGTGTCATTATTATTTTTTGCAAAGGAGATAATTAAAATGGTAATAGATACAAGTACAATAGTTGTGATTTGTAGTGTTATCACATCTGTTGCCGGCGCAGGTGCCGTTATAAATAAAAGTATTAAGAAATGGTCCGATAAAGTCACCGATAAACTTAAAGCTGATATTATGAAGGAAGTAGGTGTTGATATGGACGCTATGAAAAAGGAATTTGCTGAAAAGTATAGTTCAGCGGTCGCAGATTTTAACGCTAAGTTAGATATTGTTGTAAGTGCTATGACTGAAACTAAACAATATCGAAGTAAGAGAGAAAATGATGAAAAGAAATTTAGATTAGCAACATTAAAAGGTCTTATTGTATCTGCGCACGGTACTTATGTGCCTATAGGTAAAATAGACACTCACGTTCTAAGTACACTTGAAGATGTTTATGATGAGTATAAAGAACTGGGTGGCAATCATTTTGTTGATAATCTAATGGAAGATTTAAGAAAATTACAAAAAATATAAGGAGGTTGATTTAAAATGTCAACTGAAATAGCAACAAACGGTATTCAATATACAGATAGATATAATAGCTCAGTTGGATATAAATGCTGTACAACCGTAGAACATAATATTATATTAACTCATAATAGTTCTATACAACCCACAACAGTTGATATTCCGCAAACTGATGCTAATTGTCATGTTCTTATGATGCATTTATATAATAATGATACATTAGTTAACTTGTGTAATGTATCAAATATTGAAATTAAATTTATATGTGGAGATAAAACAGTTATTGGTGATTATCGGAGATTAGCTATTGTTAATGCTTGCAAAGGCATAGTGTCCTATTTATTAGACAAAGATGCTACAAGTCATTTAGGTACTAATTCTATAAAATTAACATTAACTATCGGTACAGGTACAGTTACATTTGACGGCACATATAACGTAGTTCCAAATGTTCAAACTGATACTACTACTATTGTATTACCTGATACTTGTAGAGATACAGAATATGTTTATGGTCCGTATTGTAGGCATACATTATCCTATAAAAATTCTTCTACAACTGATTCCGCAGATAGTGATGATGATTGTAATTGTGATTGCAATTGTCCTTCTTGTCCTGTATATCCTGACGGAGCTGATGAAATAACACTTAGAGAATTATATTTTATTACAATGGGTCATATCAATAATAAATCTTTACACCTTAATAATAAGAGAATTGAAACTCTTAGTAGCTGTTTTAAAACTGTAGAAAATTATGCCGATTTACTTAATGAAATTAGTTGTTCTTGTAGTGGAGATAAAATAGCTAATGGTAGATTATATCGAGTTAATAATGTTAATGGTGAAGTGAAATATTATTATTGGGATGCTCCTTCTATTTCATTTAAAGAAACTACTTTTGGTAGTCAAGGTGAGCCTGGTAGAGACGCTGATGACATTACTTGGAATGAAACAGGCTATAGCGGAATAGTGAATTATAATGTAGGTAATTTAACTGCTGGTACTGACATATCTAATATGACTATTACTCAAATATTAGCTAAGATGTTTGGTATGGGTAAAGTTGTGCCTACACCTATTATAATGGGCGAAAATGCAGAATATGATTATATTCAAACAATAGCTTTATCATTCCCGATTACAAATCTTGTAAATGAATTGGTTGCTAATATAGATTTAGAGAAAATAACTGTAACTGGCAATAAAGAATTTACAAGCAACATATTATTTGATGATGTTAGCAATATGATAGTAATAACATTAAGTAGTTTACTTGAAGATACTACTATAACTATTAACTTTGCAGAAGGAACTGTTTCACAAACTGGCAATATAGAATATGGCTATGAGCTAACAACAGTAAATTCTGAGCAGAAAGAAATTACAATAAAAGTGAACTAAATGAATCTTTTAAACTAATTTATAAATATAAAGGGTATCGTTTTATTTGAGATGCCCTTTATAATTTTTTATGTTTTATTTACATTAATTTAATTTTATATTAATACATACACGTCTTAAATGTGTTATAATTAGTGTAGAAAGAAAGGTGAATGTATGTGAAACTTACAATAAGAGAAAACTATTTCGGTAATGCCTATCTGCTTACAAGAAATGGAGATGAAATAGATGTTTTAAATCACCCTACTGAAAATTTTGAATTTGAAAGCATATTGTATTTACTTGAAAACTTTGGCACAGAAGAAGATAAGCGATTAGCTTTAGAATATGAACAAAATCAATTTGACTATTTAAAAGACCAAATTTTACAGAATTACAATGAAAATTATTGTAAAGTAAGAGTGTGGGGAATATTTGCTGATGAAGTGACTTTTAGAATTACTTCAACAGATAAATTTAATTGGTACAATATTATTGTTGAATTTCTTTTAAAACATAGATATACAAATTCTTTAATTACAGTTGAATCTAACAAAAATGAAAATTATAGAATTTATTGGAACAAAGTAACTTATGATTGTGCCGTTAATCCGATAAATAAAATGATTTTGGAAAAGAAACTAAAAAGAACAAAGTAAAAGTTAACATTTATTTAACATTATTATAACACGTTTTACATAAATATATGTTATACTAATAAATGTAGAAAAGAGTAAATAACCACTTAAACTATTGTAAGGGTAATTCATAGTTACACTTACGAATAAGGTACTAATTCAACTCGTACTGATTAAAGTTTGTGTGCTTTTATGATAGGGTTATTTACTCTATATAAGGTCGGTTGGTCAAGTGGTTAAGACATTGACCTTTCACGGCAAAGTCACGGGTTCAATTCCTGTACCGACTACCAAATCCGAAATTATAAAATGATAGCTGATTTTATTTGAGTAGGCGTTGCTCACGTTACGAGAAGTCAGTTTTACGTTTCTGGCGCATAGGAAATTTAGATTAACGTGACCAATGGTTGTGAGGTAAATCAACCTCCTATGTTGGGTATTAGCCAAGTGGTAAGGCAGAGGACTTTGACTCCTTCATTTCGCTGGTTCAAATCCAGCATACCCAGCCATAGCCTATAAAGGCTTATTCATTTTTAATTTCTCGTTTCTGACAAATCGGAATAGACGGTTGACAGCTTGGACAGACAAGTATTTATGTACCTGTAGTAGGTAGAGCACCGTCCTTTTAAGGGGGTTGTCGTGAGTTCAAGTCTCACCAGGTACACCATTAAGAGTAAAGCGTTTATTCTGCTTAAAAAATTAGTTAACTTCCTTTTATTTATTTGATGGATTGTGATTAGCAGAATGAGTTGGTTAACGAATAGCTTTACTCTTGTGCCGAGGTGTAACTCAGCTTGGTAGAGTGCTTGGTTTGGGACCAAGATGCCATAGGTTCAAATCCTGTCACCTCGACCATAAAATAAGAAAGGAGTTAAGCAAAATGATTACTTTATTAGAAAGTAAAGATAATGCCTTAATAGGTATTTGGTGGTGGACTGGTAATGAAATCATTGGTAAATCTTGTTTAGTTGACAATGGATTTACAGATAATCGTTACATTCAATATTCTGATAAAGAAAATCATTTAACTCTTTGGAGAAAAATATGCGAAGAAAACAATATACCTAAAGAAATCATAAATAAAGGATATAAGTATTATGAGAGGGGAAGAGTAATCTATAATCTTATGTCACAAAGTTTTGAAGTTATTCTTAGTCAAGATTTATATGGTAATAAAGATTTTAAACGTGAGTGTAAAGATTATTTCAATTTATATAATTGTCGAGTAGAATTTATTCCATTAAATCATTATTACCGAGTTGATACAGATAATCCAGCTATATTAGATTTTGAATACGATTAAAGATAGGAAAGAATTTATTTACGATTATCTTAAAAGAATTACTAAAGTTTAACAATTACTTAACATTTATATAACATATTTTTAAATAATATGTGTTATACTATAATAGTAATACAAATAAATAAGATTGGTGCTACGGGCTATGACTATGTTTACAACGTTTATGATATAGAGGCATCCGTTCGGGATATCCTCTTAGAGGAGTTGAACTTAATAATAGGCTTTGAGTATTACACCAGCAGTAGTTAAATGGAGTTTGATGAACAGCCAATTTTATATAGGTGCCTTTAGCTCAGTTGGAAAGAGTAACTGCCTTCTAAGCAGTAGGTTATTGGTTCAAATCCAATAAGGCATACCATATAAAGATTGTAGTGAGTATAAAGCCATAAGAAATTAAGATTTCAATGTACAAACTTATACTTTATAACTTCCGTACAAGGTTTAGTGTAAGAGAAATCAGAGATTAGATAAATGGTGTAGCGGTAGCACGTTTCCACTATAAGGAAAAGGGTAGCAGTTCAAGCCTGCATTTATCGACCAAAAAGAAAATCTCTTAAAATTAGTATCTTATGAAAAACAATGGTAAAATGAGAAGTTACAACTTAGTCGGTTTGGAGAAAGACTGTAGGTAAGTGATGTGTACACAAATCCTACCCATTGTCCTATAGGTGAAAATCCTATAGCAATCTTTATAATATATCTATGTGTAGTATTTATATCATGATACGCTCTGGCCAGAATATAAATATGATATTGGAAAATGTTAGTTCGATTCTAACCACATAGGCCAGCTGACTTGTCAATGTCGTTAAACTTGATAAGTGACAACAGCTTGAAAGCAATTTGGAAGTTGACGGTTCGTTTCCGTTTTAATGCAGAGTTTGGCTGCGCAATGACCTCTTTGTAAATGTGATTCCTCCTACTTGTTGCCGCTGTAAGGTGATTTATGAGTAAAAATACCGAAAGATATTTACAGCTATTGATTAGGTAAAGCTATCGTAGAGGATTGCCGATAGCAGATATGCTGAATAATCCAAAGAAACGAGGTAATTTCCAAAGTGAAATTAATTAATTGGTGTAAGTCCAATATTCAGCACCAGAGTTCCAGATAGCTTTAGAGGAAATACACATAAAATTTAGCTATCATAATTGTGTGTGGCGAGTGATACGTTGCATAAGGCTATTAAGTTAGGTCTGTTTATATCACAATAACTTATGACAGTCTGGAAAGACAGACATTCATAATGCTGCTGTGGTGGAATAGGCAGACACCTCGGACTTAAAATCCGATGATAGAAATATCGTACCAGTTCAAGTCTGGTCAGCAGCACCATTTATTCCTCCTTAACTCAGTCGGTAGAGTGACGCTCTGTTAAAGCGTAGGTCGTTGGTTCAAGTCCAACAGGGGGAGCCATTTTAGGTATAAGGGCGTTAAATAAGCTACCAATGTATTAAATTCTAAACGGTGAAACGTTGAACGTTGGGTAGAGCGAGAATTTAATCCTTATTTAGCGCCCGTCTATAAGGCCCTTTGGTCAAGTGGTTAAGACGAGAGCTTTTCACGCTCTAATCGTGGGTTCGATTCCCGCAAGGGTCACCATATAGCCTATATAAGTTTAGTTTTTATCTTAGTTGTGGTTGTTGCGAATGAAACCGTCCTTTCATTAGTAAGTCTAATATTAAAAAATTAACACCCTCACAGTTAATTATTTATGTTTATTGACTAAATACTATATAGGCTATTATCTGTGTCTGTAGCTCAGTTGGTAGAGCAGAGCACTTTTAATGCTAAGGTCAAGGGTTCAAATCCCTTCAGGCACACCAGGGTTGATATATTTTAACCTCATCTCATTCATTTTTAATTCATCCTTTGTTTTTAAGTTCGAGTTGTTTGGACGACTATTATGTTTTTAGCACCTAAAGTAATTTTTAGGTGCTACTTTTTTACTTTTATCTAAAAGTTAATAATTAGTTTACATTATTATAAAGACAACTTAATAAATATCTGTTATACTATAAGTACAGTAAAAAATACAAAACAAAACAATAATGAAAAAAATGGAGGAATTAAAAATGACAAACACAACAACAAACATTCAGACATTCAACCCTTATGCAATCTATGAGGAAATTTATGGCTATGATAGCCTTGATGTAATGACAAGAGAAGAAATAGGCTCAGATTATTATTATCACACTCTTGTTAAGAATGTAAGAGAAGCAGAGAAGTTCAACTATCATACCGATTACTGGGGTTTTGATGAAGATTATCAGGAAAATGCAGTTGAATTTGTAAGAGAAGTTAAGCCTTATATCGGCAAACGAGTTGGCATTGAATGTGATGACGGCAATACTCTTATCTGTAAGATAGTGGGTGTTTTTATAGATAGACAGTATAATAGTCACCTTAAAATTCTTATTGAAGATGTTGAAGAATAAAAAAGTTATTTAGTTAATGCAAAAAAAAACAACAATTTTGTAAGGGGTTAAACTACTAATAATGTAAGTATTTAACCCCTTATACAAATAAAAATAAATTAATAATAGAGAATAAGGCGTTATAAGTTTACTAAATTGATTAGTTAGAAAGGATTTTGATTTATATGGTTAAAAGATTAAGATTAAATGAAAGTGCTAATGATGATATGGAAATCATAGAAGTAATGAATAAAATTAAACAAAGTAATGTGTTCAATCGCAATTTTGATATATATTATTTTGTATGGAATGATAAGCATTTAGAATTAAAAGCAGGAATTATGTTAGATAGATATTTTCATTACGATAAACTATTTCTTTTTTATAATTCCGCTGAATCTAAAATTCTTAAAATGTCTTTTGAATTGTCTGAGCCATGTGATGTGATTAATGAATCTATGAGGAGATTAGCCAATGTGTTTGACAAAGTAGATTATGATAGTGTAAATAGTTATTTAGATACTTTAAAGAATTTATGCATAAGTAAGAGTATAGATTATATAGATTTTTATAAAGAATTTATTAGATACTAACTTATAAAATTTATAACGCAAAAAAAAAACAAACAAATTCCTTTCATAACTAACTAATATTATAAAGTAAAATAACTTTATTATATTATAATAATGAAAGGAATTTTTATTATGGTTAGAAAATTAATGATAAAAGAGAACATTAAAGTAAAGTCAAAATTAGCTAACATTATATTTAATGATGTTAAAAATAGTATTAGTAAAAAAATTAAATCATTAGGATATGATTTATTGGATGTCATTGAACTTGATAAAGATGTTACACGAAATACATCTAATTCATCAGATTGTTACATTAAATTTGATTTTAAAAGTACAGCAACTTCTGAGAGTTTTGAAACTACTTATGATGTTCTTACTGATATAGTAGATAGATTGGATTTAAAATATAGTAAATATTGGTATAATGATTATGAATCCAGATTATATATAACTTGGGAATTTGAAACTTATGAAAATAATAATATGAAACCAGTTTATGGTTCATCACAACAGTGGTATGATAGTGACTGTTATTCATTATTAATTTGGATTTATGGTTTATATGATGTAGATGAGGAATTTGAGTCTGATACTGATGATGAACCTATTAGAGATATTTCAAACAAACACGAAGCCTATAGATGGTTACAAGATAAAATAGATGAATATGGTGATGTATCATATTTTCCTTATAATGATAGATTGAAATTAAATAAATTGATTGATAGATTTGGTAATACTTATTTTTGGAGATAATAAATAATATAAAAAATACAAGTGTTTCACTTGTATTTTTTTTTACTTTGTAAATTTAATAATTTCTTTACAAATAAAATAAGTATTAGTAATAAATATATGTTATACTATAAGTGTACTAAGAAAGTAATTAAGTTATTTAAGGAGGAATTATATATGATGAGAAGATATTATAATACAGATTATATTGCTACATTAAATTTATATTCTTCAATAGAAGAAGCTGAAAAAGAATTAGAGACAAAAGGTGAATTTTATTACTTAGTTCGAGTGTATGATAGCAAAACAAAATTGTTTTGTGGTTATGGAGTTGAATATTAATAAGGAGGAATTAATTATGAAAGATTTAGCAATTAATAGGTATCTTAATGAAGATACAAGAAAACAGGGAATTGTTATTAATGGAGAAGTTTATTCACTTCATATTACACATAATAATGAAGTAATTATTACTGATAATCATGATTATACAATCATATATCAGATTACATCATTAGATTTTTGGAGAAATTGTTGCGAATAATGATTAGAGGAGGTTATTGGTATGAAAGCATTTGTTTGTATTGTCGAAGATTATGAAGGTAATAAGACACCAAATCGTGTTTTTGCAGAAAATGAAATCGAAGCTCGTAATAAGTTGATAAAAATATTTCCTAAATGTTATGTAAGTAAGGCTGTTCGTTTTAAAGATTATGTATTAAATAAGGAAAATAAAAATAAGATTGTAAATATGTTTACAGAAGATTAAAAGTTATGCAGTGGCGGAATAGGTAGACGCTGATGAGGATGGGAAGATATACAATTGCCTGTGGCGACAGTGAGTTACAATATATAGTATGTAGCAAATAGCTGAAGTGAAAGTATATTATATGTGGTGCAAATCCACATCTGCATAATATTTATAAAAAAGAAAATTACAGAAAGGATTTAAAAATTATGAAAGAACAATGGCAGATAGAATTTGCAAGAAAAATTTGCAGGGAGCGTAAACTCAATTATAAAATAAAAGATGAGGCATTGTATCTGTTTGTGCCTCAGGCAGGTCATTATACGAGGTCGTGTTTTAGTTTACTTGATTATGATTCTAAAGAAGACATATTGGATATGATAGTAAGAGAAATTTATACTTGGCAGATTTGAAGTGTAAGAAAGGATAAACTTATGACTATAAAGAAATTTGTAAAATTATTTGATAAGAAATCTATTGAAAAAGGTTTAGAATTTTATGTTGTTGCCAATAATTCACTACAGAACATATATCTAAAACTTACACCAGAAGTTATTAAATCATTCATTGGCAAAATAGAAATTGACAACAATTCTATTTTTCTCCTTGATGAAGTTGTAACTGGTATTGTGATTCCTATTGATATGCACGCAGCAACATTAGTTTCTTTAAAGCAGTTTGATAAAGATGATTGGATTGAATGTACTTTGAAAGGATGATTTTAGTTTTGAATAATAAAAAAGAATATATAATAGTTTTAATAGTATTTATACTTATGGTATTTGTCATATCAATAATAGCTATTAAAAATAGTGGTACTAATATTACTGATAATAAAGTAGATAGTAATACCACTACTACCATCACTACCACAGATACTAAAGAAACTACTACGACAACTACCCCTAAAGTTACTACAACTACTACTAAAGCTACTACCAAGAAAAAGAAGAAAACTACTACAACTACAACTACAACCACGACAACTCCTATAGAAGCTACTACAACTACTGAATATATTGAAACATATTATGCAGAATATTCTCCTTATGATTTACAAACTATGGGTGTTATTTATTGGGGCAATTATAGATATACTTATTATAGTGAACTTGTATTGCCTGGATATGGACTTGACATTGACGGTAGACACATTGATGAAAATGGATTTGTATGTGATGGTAATGGCTATATATGTGTAGCTTCAAGTGCTTTGGAGTGGGGAACTATTGTAGATACTCCATTCGGAAAGCAAGGTAAAGTGTATGATAGTGGTTGTGCTTATGATACGATAGATATTTATGTACATTGGTAACTAAAAATTTAATAGTTTTAACAATATAAGTTCTACAATTTATATGTAGAACTTATATTTATTTATACTTAATTTACAAAATTACATATATTTATTAATACGATATGTGTTATAATGTAATTATACAATTAAAAGGGGTATATTTTATGAAGATAGGATTAAATGATATAAATAAAACATATTATGCCGTTAGAAAAGGTTATAATCCTGGCATATATGATAATTGGGAAGATTGTAAAAAGCAAATACATAAATATAGTGGAGCAGAGTATAAGAAATTTAAAAATAAAGTTGATGCTGAAAATTTTATTAAGGGTATTGAATTTAATAATGATATTAGTGATATAGATACTACTAATTATTATAAAGCATATACTGACGGTAGTTGTGATAGAGATAATGGTATATTTTCTTATGGCTTTGTTATACTTGATAATAATGATTTTGTTATTACAAGATGCTATCAAGGATATGAAAATAGCGAGTTTAAAGAACACGCTAATATTTCTGGTGAGTGTTTTGGTGTTCTTAAAGCATTGAAATATTGTGTTAAAAACAATATTAGCAATATTATTATATATCATGATTATTTAGGTGTATCTCAGTGGGCTAATGATTTGTGGCAAACTAATACACCTATATCTAAGTATTATAAAGCAGAAATAGATAAATTTCGTGATAAACTTAATTTTAAATTTGTGTGGGTAAGAGGACATCAAGGTAATAGGTACAATGAGCAGGCTGACCAATTAGCTAAGTTAGGACTTAAAAATTTTACTCAATCTTTCCTTTAAAGGAGATTAATAGAAAATGTATGTAATACAATATACAGACGGCAAATATGTCAAGAAAACAGCTACTAAAGTAACAATGACTTTCAATGAACATATTGCCGATAGATTTAGGACTGTTGAAGAAGCAAATAAGTTTATAGACAATTATATTTCCAAGAAACGGCGTAGAAGTTTTGTAATTCAAGAATCCACAATTAAAGATGAACAAATTATTTTGAAGCCTACTAAAAATATTCGTAATTCTACAATCTATGAGAAATTAGAGGATATGATTAATAATTGTATAGAGAATGAACTTGTAAAACTTGAAAATAAGATTGCAAGATATGATGATATGATACTTGACATTAGACATTATATTCGGGATAAAAATACAAAATTAAATACAGTTTACGGCTATAAAATCATTAAACTTATGCAGGATATAGAAAGAAAGAGATTAGATTGCAAATATGAAATTGCCCGAATAGAGCAATTAAAATCCAGACTTGTAACAGATTTAAATAAATTTGATAAGTTTGAGTTTGAAGAATACAAGCCGAGAGTAATAACCAATATTGATGATTATATTAACGGTAATAAAGAAATTGAATAAGAAAGGATTGAATTATTTTATGAAAACTTTATTGTTAGATACATCAACAAAAATTGCTTATGGAAGTTGTAACTGTGATTATTGTGGAGAAACAATAATTCCCGGTATGTATTTTGTAAGTGATATTGTGGAAAGGCATAATGATGACGGTAGTGTGGATTGTTATGATTTTAATTCCCATATTTCTTGTAATGGAATAGCTCAAACTTATTGGGATGAAATTACTAAAAATGATACTAAAGAAATGAATATTACTACATTTATTCAAGGTATAAACAGAATTTGTAGAGAAAGAAAACTTTGTGGACATTCCATACCTTTTGACTTAAAACTTGCAAGAGTTTATGAAACAATTTATTGAGGAATATTTTTATGATTGTGTTAGTTGTAATTGTTGCTATTTTAGTTTTTATAGCATTTTCTTTTATGATACATTTACTGGTTGTTGCCAATAAAAGAACAGAGGGAGCTATACAAAGAGCTAAAGAAACAAAAATAGATTATGAAGAATTAGATAAATTTTTTTAATGAGGAAAGGAAAGATGATACTAATGTATAAGAAATTAAGAGAATGGATAAAGTATAATTCAGATAAGGCAGTTGATATAAAATTATCTAACATAGATATAGTATACGATATACACCAAACAGGTAAGTTTAAGCCTTCTGAATCTATGTATACTAAAGTATTACCTTGTGTTGTTAAGCAAAATGGTGATAGATATATTCTTATTGCTAACTGGTATGCTTATACATATTTCCGCTATCTTAATTTACTTAACACTAAGATAAAGTGTATTATTGTAAATCGAGATAGAGATGATTTCTTTAATTATATAGAAAATCTTTCTTATTATCAAACTTCTGTTAAGATGAATATAAATGATATTATAATCCCGAAAGATTTTATTACTCATAAGCCGAAAGATAGTAAAATAAATAGTGTTATTAATTATTATAATAAATATAAGATAATGGATAAGAGCTTGTGTGTAAATCCTGATAATGTTCTTATGAACGGTTATATAAGATATTTAGCTTTTGTTAAGTTAGGAGTTAAAGAAGTTACAGTAGAAAAAACTTTTGTAGAGGAGAAGTAAAGCGGTTAGATGAATACAGCTATGATGGTTTTAATTGCAGTTATTTTAGTTCCAGCGTTTATATCTTTTTCTATTATCTTAGCATTAGTATTATTATCTTTAAAGAAGTTACCTTCAATGTATAAGTTTTCTTTTAAGTTGCTGAATGATTGTGCTAAAAACATTCTTCTTGATATTTTTGGATGTCGGCAGAACTTCATAATTATTCTAAGTCCAATCGTAAATATTTTGGTTTTAATTCTACTTATATTCGACATAACTTATTTTTATAAACTTACAAAAAGGTACATTATCAATAAGGGGTGATTGCTATGAAAGATGAAATTGTCGAATTTATTAATAAAAGATTTAAAGACAAAGATTGTGATTGGATGAATGGTAATTGTTATTATTTTGCTTTAATTCTGCACGATAGATTTCCTGAAACTAAAATAGTTTATGATACATTGGAAGGTCATTTTCTTATTTTAGATAGTGATACTTCTAATCTTTTCCCTCTCTACGATTATAAGGGTAAGCATATGATAAATGGTCGTCATTTAATTGTCTGGGATAGATTTGACGAATATGACCCACTACTAAAGAAAAGAATTGAAAGGGATTGTTTACTATGAATGTGTTTAAAAGATTATTTTGTAAACACCAGAACAAAATCTGCATAACTAATTTTCACGGAGATGTGATACATTGGGTTAGTTATGGAAATAAAATTATAAGAAGTGCTTGGACTTGTAAAGATTGTGGCAAGATTATTTATAGCGAATACTTAGAGCCAAGCTGTAATGTTATTAACTGGAATTTAACTTGGAATGAAGAAGGACATTTGGTCGATATGAGAAAGGAAAACAAATGATAAAGCCTGCTGTATTGTATGAAGAAGAATTAACTAAAAAATTAAGAGAAACGTGGTATGATGAAAAATATAAATACTATCATTTCGGTAATTTCTTTACAGATTTTGATATTGTAAAAGATACATTCAATAATCATCAATTTGTTTCTGTAGATAAGAATGATAATATTTTAGGTTATTTTAGCTACGGCGTTGATAGAGTAGCTTACAATGCAAATGAATTTGGTATTATAGCATTTGAAAATTATTCTTTGACTTTCGGTAAAGACTTACATCAAGTGTTTGATGATATTTTTATAAAATATAATCTTAATAAAGTTACTTTTTTCTGTGTTGTTGGAAATCCTATTATGCCCTATTATATAAAGATGATAAATAAGTTAGGTGGCAGATACATAGGAGAATACAAAAATCACGTTAAATTGATGGACGGCAAAATTTATGATACCCTCAATAACACATAAAATGTGTTAGTATTATTAATATTTTTAATAATACTTAGGGTATTAGCCTAAGTCTTGAAATAAAGACTACGTTATTTAAGAATGATATAGTTACCTTGGAATGTTTAGCCAAGTTCCAAGCTCTAAGGCTATTGTTTAAACAATCTTATAATTGTAGAGATAGTGATGATAGTAAAAACCTTAAATAACATTGGCGATGGCTACATTACAGTATTTTTAGATACTGAATTACTTAATTATAAGTTAGGAAGATTTTATGGTGGTTTATGTTTTAGATATTGAGGGTAAACCTTTAATGCCTACTACAAGATTTGGCAAAGTAAGAAGAATGTTGAAAAATAAAGAAGCTAAGGTAGTTAAAAGAGAACCTTTTACTATTCAACTTCTTTATAAATCAACTATTTATACACAGCCTATAAATCTTGGTGTTGATGCTGGTAGTAAGACTATTGGTATTTCTGCTACTACTTCTGATAAAGAATTATTTTGTGCAGAAGTAAAATTAAGAAATGATATAGTTAATTTAATTGTTACAAAAAGAGAAGCAAGAAGAAATAGACGTAATAGAAAAACAAGATATCGTAAGGCAAGATTTAATAATAGAATTAGTACGAAGAAAGAAGGTTGGTTAGCTCCTTCTATTCAAAATAAGATTAATTCACATCTTACGATAATTGACAAAATAACAAAAATATTGCCGATTACAAATATTATAGTTGAAGTAGCTTCATTTGATATTCAGAAAATTAAAAATTCTAACATTCAAAGTAAAGAATATCAAGAAGGTGAACAACTTAGTTTTTGGAATGTTCGGGAATATGTTTTGTTTCGTGATAAGCATATCTGTCAATGTTGTAAAGGTAAATCAAAAGATAAGATACTTAATGTTCATCATATTGAAAGTAGAAAAACTGGTGGAAATGCCCCAAACAATTTAATTACTTTATGCGAAACTTGTCATACTAATTATCATAAAGGAAAAATTAATTTACCTAAGAATATAAAGCGTGGTATAAGTTTTAAAGACGCTACTTTTATGGGAATTATGCGTTGGGCTTTCTATAATAAATTAAAAGAAATTTATACAAATATAAAAATGACTTTTGGCTATATTACTAAAAATATAAGAATTAATAATAATTTGCCAAAAGAACATTATATTGATGCAAGATGTATAAGCGGAAATCCATTAGCTAAATCATTAGGAATTTGTTATAAATATAAAAAAGTTAGATGTCATAATAGACAAATACATAAATTTGTTCCTAACAAGAAAGGTATAAGACAAGCTAATCAAGCATCTTATAAAGTATTTGGTTTTAGACTTAATGATAAAGTTTTATATAAAGGTCAAGTTTGTTTTATTAATGGTAGAAGACAAAGTGGTTATTTTAGTTTAAGAGATATTGATAACAATAAGATTGGAAATGATAATGTTTCTCATAAAAAGTTAAAATTTTTAGAACACAAAAAATCTTTACTTTGTCAATCTATTGTAATTTAATATTTGTTAAAATTTATATTAATTATATTAGAAGGTGAATAAAAATGTGTACAATGTAGCTTTATTTGAATTGCTTAAAGAAGATTATCTTAAAAATAAGAAGATTATCGTAAAAATCCCCGTTTGTAAATAAATTAGCATTTTTAAAATATTACTATAAAAATAATAGTTTAAAACCTATTGTACATAGATTATAAAATAGTAGTTGTGATAACTACTAATATTACATTTAAAGATTTCAATATACAATATGTTGTGTGTTGAAATCTTAAAATTACTACATATATAGAAAGGTTGGTAATTTGTTATGCCACAAAATGTAATAAAAAGAGATAAAAGCATAGTTGAATTTGACAGAGGAAAGATAGAAAGTGCTATTTCAAAAGCATATAAAGAAGTTTATCCTCAAATCAATATTAGCAACTATGCTGTTATTATTAGTAATGCTACAGATAAGATATATAAGGAAATTTTATGGATAGCAGGTAATAATGAAAATATAGATATAGAAATTATACAGGATATAGTAGAAAGAGAATTAATGGAATTAGATAAGAGTGTCGCTAAGGAGTACATTACTTATCGTTACAAGCGTCAGATAATGAGAGATAGTAATACCACTGATGAAGTAATTAAAGAATTGATGTGTGGAGAAAGTGATTATTGGAACCATGAAAATTCTAATAAAAATCCTATAAGAGCTACTGTGCAAAGAGATTATTTAGCCGGTATTACAAGTACAGATATGACAAAAAGATTCTTATTACCTAAAGATATTAAAGATGCTGATGAAGCTGGTATATTACATTTTCACGACCAAGATTATTTTATTCAACATATAACAAATTGTTGCTTAATTAATCTTGACGATATGTTGCAGAACGGTACTGTTATTAACGGAGTTCTCATTGAAAAACCCCATAGCTTTATAGTTGCTGCCACAGTAGCTACTCAAATTATTACTGCTGTTACAAGTAGTCAATATGGTGGTACTACTATAACATTAACAGATTTAGCACCATTTGTAAGAATTAGTTATAATAAACATTATGAAAAGTTTAAGTCTTGGGGTCTTAGTGAAGAGGATTGTGTTAAGTTTGCTAAGAAAGACTTAAAGAAAGAAATTGCTGACGGCGTACAAACATTTAATTATCAAGTTAATTCAATGTCAACTACTAATGGTCAATCACCTTTCCTTAGTGTGTTTATGTATCTCAATGAAACTGACGAATATAAAGAAGAACTTGCTATGTTAATAGAGGAATTTTTAAGACAAAGAATAGTAGGTTTAAAGAATGAAGTCGGAGTTTATATTACACAAGCATTTCCTAAATTATTATATGTTCTTGAAGAAGATAATATGTATGAAGGAAGTAAATATTATTATTTAACAAAACTTGCAGCTGAGTGTACTGCAAAAAGAATGGTTCCAGACTACATTTCTGAAAAGGTAATGTTAAGAGATAAAGGAGATGTTTACCCCTGTATGGGCTGTCGAAGTTTTGCTACACCCGATAGATTTACTGATAATGGTATCGGTAATATAGCAAATGCTAAAAATTATGTAGAGGGTAAGCATAGATATTACGGTAGATTTAATCAAGGTGTTGTTACTTTAAATCTTGTAGATTTAGCATTATCTTCTAATAGAAATATGGAATTGTTTTGGAATTTATTTAATGAAAGAATGGATTTATGTCATAAGGCATTAAGAATTAGACACGAAAGATTAAAAGGTACTTTATCAGATGTAGCACCTATTATGTGGCAACACGGAGCTTTAGCACGATTAGCTAAAGGTGAAACCATAGATAAATTATTATATAATGGATATTCTACCATCTCATTAGGTTATGCTGGATTGTATGAATGTGTTAAGTTTATGACTGGAGAAAGTCATTCTGAGCCAAATGGTATGAAATTTGGTCTTGAACTTATGGAAGCATTAAATAATAAGTGTAAGAAATGGAAAGAAGAAGAAAATATAGATTATTCTATCTACGGTACACCTATAGAATCAGCAACATATAAATTTGCTCAAAAACTTCAAAAGAGATTTGGCAGGGTAGAAGGTATTACTGATAGAAATTATATTACAAATAGTTATCATATTCCTGTGTTTGAAGAAATAAATCCTTACGAAAAACTTGCTATCGAAAGTAAATTCCAAAAGTTAAGTCCTGGTGGCGCTATATCATATATTGAATGTTGTGATATGACACATAATATAGAAGGTGTTATAGATGTACTTAAATTTATTTATGATAATATAATGTATGCAGAACTTAACACAAAGAGCGATTATTGTCAAGTATGTGGTTATGACGGTGAAATTAAGATTATTGATGAAGATAATCATTTAGATTGGGAATGTCCTAATTGTGGTAATAGGGACCATAGTAAAATGAATGTAAGTAGAAGAACGTGTGGATATATAGGAACTAATTTTTGGAATCAAGGTAGAACAGAAGAAATAGCAAATAGATATGTTCACTTAGATAATCATAAATACCAAGAAAAAGAGGTATGTTAATTATGAGATATGCTTCCATTAATAGTTTAGATATATCGAACGGTGAAGGTACTGGTGTAGCCCTGTTTACTCAGGGCTGCCTTAAGCATTGTAAAAATTGTTTTAATCCTGATACTTGGGATATAAATGGAGGTAAGGAATTTACGTCCGAAATACAAAAACAATTTTTAGAGTTAGTTGATAAGTCCTATATATCAAGAGTAACATTTTTAGGTGGAGAACCCCTACTTGGAGAAAGTGCTTTTGGAGTTTCTAATTTAAGTGAGATTATTCATAATAAATATCCTAATAAAAAACAATGGCTATATACAGGTTATACTTGGGAAGAATTACAAGAATTGAATTTATTGTCTTATATAAAATATATTGATATTGTAGTCGAAGGACCTTATATGGATGACCTTAAAGACTATGCTCTTAAATTTAGGGGTAGTAAAAATCAAAGAATTGTAGATGTTCAAAAATCTCTAACTACAAATTCCCTTGTCTTGTGGAAAGAAGGTAACTACTAATGAATAATAAATGGATAAGAGGTGCGTTACCTGCCGTACTAATTCATATAAGTATAGGCTCAGTTTATGCCTGGTCTTTATTTGTAAAACCTATATCAGATTATATAGGTCAAAGTCAAGCTAAAGTGCAGTTTGCATTTTCTTTGGCGATATTCTTTTTAGGTATGTCAGCAGCGTTTGGTGGCAAAATAGTTGAAAAGAATATACATAAATCATCTTTAATAAGTTGTTTATGTTTTTGTAGTGGACTTATATTAACATCATTTGCAATAAGATATAAACAATTACCACTAATATATTTAGGTTATGGTTGTTTAATGGGTGTTGGACTGGGTACAGGATATATAACACCAGTTAAAACACTTATGTTATGGTTTAAGGAAAATAAAGGTTTAGCTACTGGTATTTCTGTATGTGCTTTCGGTTTTGCGAGTAGTGTAGCAAGCCCAATAATTACTTATCTAACTAATAAAACGACTTTACCTAATACTTTTATTGTGTTAAGTTGTATTTATTTTGTACCTATGATGATAGCACATTTTATAATTAAGAAGCCTGATGGCTGGGTAGAAGTTGCTAATAAAGATGACACATTTAAAGTATCTTCAATGTGGAAACAAAAAGAATTTGTATTTATATGGATAATAATATTTATTAATATTACTTGCGGATTAGCATTAATATCAACAGCAAGTCCTATAATGGTAGAGCATAACATAAACACTAAAACAATAGCTATTATAGTTAGTATTATGGGTATATTTAATGGGTGTGGTAGATTAGTATTTTCCGCATTTTCCGATAAGCTAAAACAGAGAATAACAATATATAAAATAATCTTAATGTTATCTATTAGTACATCTATAATAACAAGATTATATACTAATACAATTACGATAGCTATTTCATTGGCTGTTATTTCTGCTTGCTATGGTGCTGGATTTAGTTGTTTGCCGACATTATTATCCGATATATATGATATGAAACATATATCTCAAATACACGGATTGTCTTTAACAGCTTGGGCGATAGCCGGCTTAGTAGGAAATCAAATAAGTAGTATAACAAAAAGTGTTACAGGCTCTTATAATAATGTTTATTTTATTATATGTGGAATGTATAGTTTTGCTTTAATCTTTACATTCTTGATTAAAACTAATGAATTGAAAAAAGTTTGATATAAATAAAACATAAACATTGTGGCATAAAAATACTACAATGTTTATGTTTTATTAACATTTAATTTATTTTAAAAACATAATTATGTGTTATAATTTTAGTACAGTTAAGTGGAGGTTTAAAAAACATTGGATAATTATTTCATCACATACACTAATAAAGACGAGTTTAATAAAATTATGAACTATGCTTCTTCCATAAGTGCTAAACTACCTAATGGACATTATATATCTAAATATGGTAAGAAAGCATTATTTATAGAAGGAACTGCCTATATTATATTCGAGAAAAAGAAAGATACATACTACATAAATAATGTCATAGAAGTTGATAAGAATACATTTACAGAAAAGAGTTTAGATGAACTATGAAGAAAAAGATATTGATTGTTGGACGCACAGGCTCAGGTAAAGACTATTTAGCTAATAGACTTTGTGATAGAGGTTTTACACAGGTAAAATCCTATACAACCAGACCTAAAAGAACTGAAAATGAAGATACACATATATTTATCACAAAAGATGATGCTAAAAAATATAAAGATAGAGTTGCCGAAACAGTTATTGATGATGTAGAATATTTTGCTACAAGAGAACAATTAAAAAATAATGATATTTATGTAATTGACCCTAATGGTTTATATACATTATTAAATAAGGTAACTAAAGAAAAGTTTGTAATTATATATGTTTCAGCTCTTACTCAATTAAGAATAGATAAAGCTATTGAACGTGTTAAAAAGGTTTTAACTTATGATGAGGCCATATATAAAATAACATTAAGAGATAAAGCAGAGAATGCACAATTTAAACAATTTGAATATTATATGTCTAAGCACACATTCATAAAAGACAATGGTTTATTGACTGGATATCTTGATTTAACTAAATTTAAAGATTATAAATTCTATATTTATCCTAATAACTATCATAAAGATTACTGTGAACATTGGATAGATTCTTTTCTTATTGATTTAGGTTTATCTGAATAATAAAGAACAAAGAATAAAGTTCACATCTTATATAAATGGAGGTGTAAAATTTATATGTTATGTTATGATTCATTAAAAAATGAATTTTTTAATACGGATAATATTAATTATATTAATGATATACATATATGTGAAGTCACAAAAGGTGTAGATGTTAATACTGTTATAGAGAAATGGTATTTCCCCTCATTATTAGATAATAATGAAGTAATATATAAAAGAGATATAGCTACCTTATTTGAAAGCAATGATAGAATAACTAAACTTAGAGAATTTTATTTTGATGTTAATTTTAAGAAAATAGATTTACCTAAAACTATAAGAGGTATTATACTTCCGCCGAAACAATTTATAATGTTCCAAAGCTCATCTAAGTTCATCAAATAAAAATTAACAATTGTTTTACTAAAATATAATATTATTTTAAAACTTCTTTGTTATAATTATAGTGATAAGGAAGTTTTATTTTTTTTTAATAAGGAGTTGAATAATTATGGCAAAAGCTAAGATTAGAAAAGTAGTTACTGATGAAAAAGTTTCAGTTTCTAAAGAAACTTTATTTAAAGTAATTGATGATAAGGCAGATTTAATAGCCTGTTTTACAATATTTGTTACTTTACACAATATAATAAAGGAAAGTAAATCCGATTATCCTTATGGAGTTAAGTTCTGTGTAGATGAGGGCATAAATTTAGTTAGAAAACATTATCCCGATAGTTGTTGGAAAGACGAGAAAAATTTGGTAACAGACGAAGTAACTAAAATTCAGTCGGATGTTACTAAAATTAATAGTTCACAATTAAATTGCCCTTGTTATAGTTGCTCTGATTGGAACGAGACTTATCAAAGATGTAAAAATATACAAAAAGATTGCATTACTTATTGTAATTGGTACTCAAATACATTTAAGAATTGAAAGGAATACGAATATGAAAGTAGAATTAATATCATATACACCTAACCCTGAAAAAGTAGTAGCGACTGCTGCCAAATTATGTTATTCCAGTAGTAATATAGAAAATCTACAAGAAAATTTAACTGATGATATTATTAGTAATTTTGTAGAAAAGTTAGCTTCTATACATCACGAAAGTCCATTTGAACATATTAGTTTTACATTTGGCATTGAAGGTGTTAGTCGTAGTTTAACACATCAGTTAGTTCGACATAGGATTGCAAGTTATTCTCAGAAGTCGCAGAGATATGTGAGTGAAGATAATTTTGAATATATAGTACCAAAGGCAATTCAAAATAGTAGTTTTTGTACTGATATATTTAATGATACTATGAAATGTATTAATAGTGCTTATAAAGATATAAAGGATTGTTTAGAAAAGAAATTTATTGAACAACTTATAAAAGAAGGCTTAAATGAAAAGACTGCCAAACAGAAAGCAAGTAAATTGGCAGCCGAAAATGCAAGAGCTGTACTCCCCAATGCTTGTGAGACTAAAATAATAGTAACTATGAACGCTCGTTCCTTGTTTAATTTCTTTGCTCATAGATGTTGTAATCGAGCACAAGATGAAATAAGAGAACTTGCTACTGAAATGTATAAACTTGTATATGCTATTGCACCTAATATATTTAAACATAGTGGACCTAATTGTGTTGCGACTGGTAAATGTCCAGAGGGTAATATGTGTTGTGGCAAAATGATACAAATGAAAGAAAAGTTTAATGAAATAAAGGCAGATAAGATATGAACAGACAACTATGTACTGAGTTTCTAAGTAAACTTTTAGTAAAAGAAAAACTTAGTGGAATGGGTAATTATTATGCAAAAGAAGTGACTTTTGATTACGGTACAGACCATTCTATCAGAGTTGATTATATACAGTTTAAACCCTTGAATCAACTATGTATTGACGGTATAGAAAAAGGTGAATTTATCTGCTATGAAATCAAGTCTTGTATAGAAGATTTTAATAAACTAAATCTGTAATATACTAATATAAAACATTAAATATTTCTTACTAAATATAACTAATTATTAATATTATTATACTTATTAAAAATTTAATATTTACAGATTACAGTAAATATGTTATAATGTAGTCAACAAAGGGTAGCAGCTTTGAAAATGAATAAGTTATTAAATAATACTTAGGTATTGTTTATATATAAAAACTACTTGTAATTGACTGCTACCTTTTACAAGTAGTTTTTTTTTTTATTTTAGTTAATTTAGTAAGGAGTTATCAGTATGAAACATAAGAATACTAATGAAATTACATTAAAAATAAAATATCATACTGATAATTCTGATAGAATTTGTGACTATATAAAGAATTATAATAATGTTCTTAGATTTGTTTATAATAGGCTTTATGATAATATTAATCACGAATTATCTACTAAAGATTTATTGTCTGATATTAGAACAATAAATAATATTTTTGTAGATACTTATTTTAAAAATGGAGCTATCTATGAAGCTCGTTCTATGTTTTCTGATAGTAAAGAACAAGAACATAAAGTTATTTTTGGTGGTAAGAAATTGTTTATACAGAGGTGTCAAAATAAAATAAGTAAAGAAGAATTTAATATAAAAAGACTTCACCCTTTACAAATTGTCGGAGCATCATATAATAATGGGAATTGTAAATTTCAGATTATAAATGAAAATACTATATTATTTAAACCTTGTAGAAATGAACATTTTATATTACATCTTAGTAGTGTAGGCAAAAATTATACTAAATATTTAACCAAATTAATTCAAGCTCAGAATAATTGTGATATTGCAATTACATATAAACTTGGCTTAGAATATGTTTATATATCGTTTGATTTAAATAAACTAAATAAACCTAAAGAAACAAACTGTATTGATAATCGTATATTTGCTATTGACCTTAATCCTAATTATATAGGTTATAGTGTTATAGATTGGAAAAATTCTGATAATTTTAATATAGTTAATTCTGGTGTAATATCAAATAAGCCGCTTACAGATTATGATAAATCGGTTATAAGAAGTAGTGATAGTCCAGAACATCATTATATTACTAATAAAAGAAATTATGAAGTTACTAAAATAGCTCACGATTTAGTAAAGTTAGCTAAACATTATCAATGTCAAATTTTTGCCATTGAAGATTTAAAAATAGAATCTAAAGATAACAAGAAAGGCAATAGATATAATCGGTTAGTAAATAATCAATGGAATAGAAATTTATTAATAAATATTATTACTAAAGATTGTTTACAAAATTCAATAAGATTACAAAAAGTGGTTGCAAATTTTACTTCTTTTGTCGGCAATTTAGTTTATAGAAGTTTACAATTACCTGATATGATTTTAGCTTCTATTGAAATTTCCAGAAGAGCCTATGAATTTTATCATCAATATATTATTAAAGATAAACCTATAACAAAGAATATAGTTTTTAATAGTTCTGAGTTAGCTAAAATTAGTATTGAAAAGTCATTGGAAGAATTTGGATATACTAAGACTTGTGATTCTATTAAAGATTTATATAATAAATTAAAGAAAACGAGATGTAATTATCGTTTTCCTTTGGAACAGTCTTTATTATTAAGACCTAAACAAAGTCTTTTTAGCAAAAACTATATAAAACGAATGATAATTTATTATGAATTTAAATAGTTTTATATAATTTTTGTATTATAGTGGTAATGGCTTGAATTTTATCGGAGAAAAGAATTATTTAGTTACGGACATAACTACTTACATCAATCTTGTAAATAAAGGTCAATTAAATAAACTTCCTTTATATGTAGGCGTTTTAGTTGCTGTTCCTAAAGGTAGTAATGCGAAAGATGAATTAGAAACACCTACACAAATAACTGAAAATTGTGATGTAAGTGATTGGACTTTAATTTATATGAAAACAGTCAAGAAAACATACCGCCGAAAGTCAATGATAGAAATGCTTTTTTGTATGCTAAGGTCACATTGTAATGGTTTAGCATTTAGTTTACATTTAAAAGGAGAGTAAAAAAATGATTAATATAGATGAAGAATTTTTTGGAACATTAGCTATATGTGCTGTAAGATATAGTCAAGGTAGAAGAAGTTATATGCCCGATTTAGTAAGGGGGATTGTAAGACCCCATTTAAGAGAATTAAGTGATAAAGACATTGGCGTTCTAATTAATGATTGTAATTATCAAAGAGAGTATGATATTTACGGAGATACAATTATTGATAAGCCTGGTTGGTTAGAATGGGAAAAAGAACTTTTAGCGGAAAGAGATAGAAGAAATAAAGAGAAGGAGTAATTATGGAAACTATAACACAGTATAAAGCAGAAGACGGTAAATTATTTACATCTAAACCAGATTGTATGATTTATAATCTTAGTCTTATAGATTGGAATTTGTTTAAAGAAGTTTATTGGGTTCATTGTGTTTATGATAAAGAAAGTCATAAATATGTTTCTCACCTAATTAATTTCAATAAGCCCGAATACTACAAAAAGAATACAATGTTTTCTCAACTTTCAAAATCCAATTACTATTTATTTATACCCAATGAAACTGTTTTAAAAAATTTTTATGATTATAAAGATTATTTTTATCCAGTAGATAATTTTATCATAAGAAATCTAAAAGCAGGACTTAACTATTTATGTGATGACAGTGATTATAAATCTGTTTGTAATACTGAGAGTAGAATGAAAGAATATAGGGAAGAATTAAGGGAGATTTCATTGGCGTTAGAAGACTTAGAAGAATTTAATGATTCAATAATGGCTCATATACTTTCCGAAAAACTTAAAGTAATGAATGATAGGGAGTAGAGATATATGAAATTATTAGCATTGGCTTATAGATGATTTTGTAAAGAATTACTCTTAAATAGAAAGGACATACAAAGATGAACAAAGATATAACAATAAAAAGAATGAAAGAACTTGTAGATGAACTCAATGAATATAGAAATGAATATTATAACAATAATACCTCTATTGTAAGTGACTTAGAATATGATAGATTATTTGATGAACTGGTAGAAATGGAGAAGATATTAGATATTGCTTATCCCAATAGTCCTACACAGCAAGTAGGTTATACTGTTGTTAGTAATCTTGAAAAAGTTAAGCATGAATATTCTTTGTTAAGTCTTGATAAAACAAAATCAATTACTGACCTTGTTAATTTTGTAAATATTCACCCATTTGTTATATCTGCTAAAATGGACGGCTTAACTATTTGTCTTACTTATGAGAATGGAAATCTTATTAAAGCTGAAACTCGTGGTGACGGAGTTGAGGGTGAACTTGTAACTCATAATATAAATACATTTAAAAATGTTCCCAAAACAATTCCTTATAAGAATCATTTAGTAGTTGTTGGTGAAGCCATTCTAACTAAAGATAAATTAGATATAGTCAATAAAGATTTACCTGATGATAAGAAATATAAACACGTTAGAAATCTTGTTAGTGGAACTGTAAGACAACTTGATAGTTCTGTTTGTGCTAATAGAGAGCCTATGTTTATTGCTTGGGATTGTAGAACTAATATTGCTAAAACTTTGGGTGAGAAGTTTGAACAACTTAATAGGTGGGGATTTACAATAGTTCCTTATATTATTACATATAGTGGTCATAGAAATAATGTTAATAGTCTTAAAGAGCAAATAGAAATTAACATAGAAGATATAAAAACTATATGTAAAGAATTTAATTATCCTATTGATGGTATGGTAATTACTTATGATAATATTGAATATGGAAATTCTTTAGGACAAACTTCACATCATTTTAAAAATGCAATAGCGTATAAATTCTATGATGAAGAAATAATTACACATATAAGAGATATTGAATGGTCAATGGGTAGGACAGGTGTTTTAACTCCCGTAGCTATATTTGATACTGTAGATATTGATGGTACTGATGTAAGTAGAGCAAGTTTACATAATATTAGTATTCTTAGAAATCTTAAACTTGGTATTAATGATGAAATAACTGTATATAAGGCTAATCAGATAATTCCTCAGATAGGTGAGAATTTAACTAAGTCAAATAATTATAAGATACCTAATATCTGCCCTTATTGTGGAGCAAAGACAGAACCAATAATGGATAATGATACTGTTATTCTTAAATGTACTAATGATAATTGTTTTGAAAGAAAACTTGAACAGATAGCGTATTTTGTATCTAAGCCCTGTATGAATATAACGGGTCTTTCTAAAGAAACTATAAGATTATTCTTATATAGAAAGTGGATAGAAAGTCCTATTGATATTTATAATGGCAAAATAATTACCCACTATCAGGATATCATTAAAGAAGATGGTTGGGCGGTGAAATCACTTGATAAACTATTATCTTCTATTGAAAAGAGTAAAAATGTAAAACTTGAAAATGCTATTAATGCTTTAGGTATTGATACAATAGGTATTAGTGCAAGTAAAGATATTGCTAAGTTCTGTAATTATGATTGGCATAACCTTATAAATCCCGAGTATTATAGAAATTTTAATAGTATTAATGGTTTCGGAGAAGTTATGATGCAAAATGTTATTCTATATATTAACGATAATTTAGATTATATTAATGAGTTGTTTAGCAAGTTTACTTTTACTGATAGTAATAGAGCTAATGAAACAAATAAGAATAGTCTTATTAGTGGTAAAACATTTGTAATTACTGGCTCACTAACTCATTTTAAAAACAGAAATGAACTTGTAACTGATATAGAGAATAACGGAGGTAAAGTGGCAAGTTCTGTATCAGCGAAAACAGACTATCTTATAAACAATGATGTAAATAGTAATTCAAGTAAGAATAAGAAAGCTAAAGAACTTGATATACCGATTATTACAGAAGAAGATTTTATGAAAATGATAACTAAAGTTGGTGTTGATTTAGTACAGAATAGCGATTTTACTTCTGAAACTTATGTACCTCTTCATAAAGCCAAAAGAGGTAGACAATTATTTTAGTAACTTTAAATTTTAATGACTAATTATGACAAACAAAAAAAACCAGATAAACTACTAATATTGTAATTAACAATTACAATATATAATAAGAAAGGATTTGTTTATTTATGGAAGATTTTACATTATATGATTTTGTTGATTGTTTCATAGCAGATAGCACAAAATTTAAAGTTACTTTCGACAATGACGGAGTTAATACTTTTAGAGGTACACCTAAAGATTTTTACAATAAACGCAATAAGATGAAAGACGATTATTTAGGTGATGAAGATGTAGACTGGCAGGATTTTTATGAAAGTTATGTTTATGATGTTCGTTGTGATAATGGTTGGTTATCAATTTATGTGACATATGAGCCATATAGATATAATGGATATTAATAACTAATTATAAAATAACTGATTTACATACATATGTAAGTCAGTTATTTTTTTTTATTTTCTAAAGTTAATAATATGTTTACATTATTTATAATTAATTGTAATAATTATCTGTTATACTATATATAGTAAAACAAACAAATTAGGTGAGTAAAATTATAAAGGAGTAATGAAAAATGAACTATAATGAACTTAGAAAACTTGTAGGTGGTAGAAAGTTGCCAGTATCAGCAACCAATGAAAATGGTGAAAATGTTATTATAGAGGAAGGTTCAGATAGTGAACTTGGACATTTTTATCTTACTGAAACTGCACAGCACAATAATTGGTGCAGAATAAACTATTATTACGAAAATGGAGATACAGAAGAACTTTACGAACATTGATACATTAATATGAAAGAATTATATAGAGGAGTGAGTAATTATGAAAAATATAAAATCACCTTGTAATGAGCTTAATATGAGAACAAAAGTTTTTGATAATCAACATTTATCCTATGAAGAAAATTGGGAAGATAGATATGATACCGATATGGATTATGAAACAGAAGATTATGATTATGAAGGTCCGATGGGCAAAGATTAAATAACCGTAAGATATTGATTTGAAGTTTTAAATAAATATGTTGAAAGGACTTAAAGATATGAAAGAACAATGGCAGATAGAATTTGCAAGAAAAATTTGCAGGGAGCGTAAACTCAATTATAAAATAAAAGATGAGGCATTGTATCTGTTTGTGCCTCAGGCAGGTCATTATACGAGGTCGTGTTTTAGTTTACTTGATTATGATTCTAAAGAAGACATATTGGATATGATAGTAAGAGAAATTTATACTTGGCAGATTTGAAGAGGAGTTTTATACTATGAATAGGAGAATTAAAAAGAAGAACAATATTGAAAGAATAAATATAATGCTTATCAAGGCTATGGACCTTATAGATGAATATATGTTAGTTTATGCCCGTCTTGTAGGTCGTAAAAATCATCATAATGCTAACGATGATTTTTGGAATGGATATGATAAATGGAATAAATCTATTTCTGCTCGTAGAACTTGGAGATATATAATTAAAAAGGACAATCTTCCTAAATATATAGGTTTTAAGAATAAGACAATTAAGACATAGAAAGAATTGAAGAATTAAATTAAAATTTATATAACTTGTAAAGTTAATAATTTATTTACACATAACACATACTAAGTTAATTAGTATGTGTTATACTATTATATAGTAAGATATACATATGTAAAGGAGAGTGTGTAAAGATGATAAAAAGATATTCACTTGAATTTGATATAAAATATCCTGATTATACAATAGGTGGTTACTATAATCATTTAACTGGAGATTATGACAGATATCATTGTAGTGGTAATTGGTATGGTAATAGTCTTAAAACTATGAAAACCTATATTTATAAAATTCGTAAACAATATGCTGAATTAGAACCTTATAATTTTAGAATATATGATATAGAAGCTCCAGAAGAACCTGATGGGCATATTGGACAAGTTTATTTTGAATCTTAAAATATAAAATATATATAGTAAAAGAAAAACCGTTAACTAATTAAAAGTCTAAAAGGAGTTGTTATTAATGAATAAAGAATATACAATAGACCTAATAAAAAATATAGTCAAGGCTTATGGAGCATTAGAAGAAGATATATTAGAATATGTTAAAGAAACATTTTTTAAAGATACTAAAGATAGATTTTATGTTGATTCTACTTACTTTAACACTACAAATAATAAGGTAGAATTAAATTTAGTTAGTTTTAATAGTGTTGGCTACGAAACTCCTTTTACAATGTATATAAATATATCAGATTTTATTGAATATGTATCTAATAATAAAATAATAAAAGAAATTACTAAGTAAATAAAGTAAATGTGATACTACTAATAATATATTACAATATTACTTAATCTTAGATGAATTTAATGAAGATATTAGTAATTCATATTTTTAAAATATTAAAAAGAAAGGAAAATAATTATTATGATTATTAGAGAAGAAAATAACATTTTAAATACAGATGAAAGACGTTTATATGAAAGACAGCTTAAATTTGGAGTTAAAAGTGTTTTAGATTATTTAAAAATAGGTTGGAAAGAATATGACCCTTACAATTTAGTTTTTAGAATTGATAACAATGGTGAACTTGTATTTTATGCTGAATATAAAAATGGTTTTGATTTAGAGTATGTTACAGGTGACCTTTATTTAAAAAATAAGGTAACAAGTATTAATAAACGAGGTAAACAAATTACAAATTTAGGTACTTGGCTATTTAATCTTAATATAGATGGAGCTAATACATTTTTAAATAGTATTGAAGATGCTGTTGAAAAGTTAGAATTAAGAGATGTTGATTTATTAGATTATGTTAAATGATAAAAATTTAAAATAAATAAGAAAGGTGTTATAGTAACAATGGATAGAACACAATTAATTGACTATATTGATTCGTATTATGACCAAGATTATGAGGTAGTTGAAAGAATACTGGAAAATGTATATGGTTACAATATGAATACAATTGAACAAGATGCATCACATGATTATGATTATGATACAGAAGGATTTTACGCTGTGTTCAGTGACACTCAATTAAAAGAAATTGCAGAAGAACTTGACTCCTATTTTATGAACGATAACAAATTGAATATTGAGTTAAAAATAAGTGAAAGTGAGCTTAGAGTTTTAATTGATGCTATGGAAAATTATTCGGAACCTTCATTCACTAAGGACCGTATGATGTCCAAAGTTGCACAAAGATTGCTTACAAGATTATACAAAATTTAAAAAAAATAAATAAGAAAGGATTTTATGAACTATGGTAACAATAAAAGAAACAAGAGTTGATGATATTAGAGCTGCAAAGCAAAAATGGGATAGTGATTTTGAACAATCAGTTGATGCTTATAATAAAATGGAATATGATTATGATATGGCCATTGAAACTGTTATGGAACAAATTGAAATGAAAATAAGAGCTGAATTAGGTGTTACTAATGACGAACTACTTGAAATTACAGCAGATGCCTATGGTGGTAAGTTTGGGGGTAAATATAGAACTGGCATTAAATATAAATATGGTGCTCCTTTTGATAAGAAAAGTGCTTTAAATTGGCATATTGATATTTATCTTAATGATGATGGTGAAGTTCAGAAAGAAACTGGTAGCTGGTCTGGACTTGAAGTTCAAACACCTGAATTACTTGCAGACCTTAAATATTCTGTAAATCTTATTGAAAAGATTATGAATCTTGATTATCAAAAAATTATAATAGATGCTGAAAATGCCCGTCCTAATAGAGATGATTATATAACAAGTAAACGTCCTAATAGAAGTGATAGACCTGATTTTGATAAACAGATTAAAGAAGCTACTATTGAAGACATTATAGGTACTAATACAATTATTAAAGGTGAACCTGTGCCAGCTTCAGGCTATAGAAAAGGTTCTATTGGTTGGTATAAAATTGTAAGTCAAACTCCTAAACGTTATACAGTAGCTTATGCCCCTAATTATTTAATAAATGATAAAGATGGACTTGAACGTGCTTTAAATTATACTTTTACAGTAAATAAAGATAAATTGTATGATGCTATTAATGATAATCTAGAAACTATGGAAATTTAATTGGAATGTGGTAACATACTATGAAATTAAGAATAAATGAAAACGAAGTAACTAACACTTATTATGGTGTATTTGAAACTGGTGGTTCTATTGGTAGTCATAAAGAAGATGATTTTTATGGAAGAACTGGTAGTAAAACTGGTAAGTTAGTGAAAGTATTTAATAATGATACAGATGCTAAAGAATATGCCAAACGTATGAGAAAAAGTTTAAGTCCTGGAGAAAGAAAATATTATGGTTATGGGTATTTTACCAAACCTTTAACTCCTCAGGATATACAGAATAGTACAGTACAGACAATGATTAATAATATAAATGAATCTTTGAACAAAGATAATAGCTGGTCAGCTATGGATACCGCTCGGTATTATTTAGATAGAAATTATTCGGATGAAGAAGTTTTTAAAGAATTAGATGAAGAAGGTTATGATGACAAATATATTCAAAATGTAATTGATTGGATGAATGAATTATTCGAAGAACAACCGGAAGAAGAATTTGGTAGTCCTTATGGACACATTTGGTAATAAGGAGATGAGATTTGATGGTTAGACTTATTAAAGAAGACTCTTTTAATAGTAAACTTACTGATAGTTTTGTAGTTGAACACGGTCCAAGAATTAGATATATGTGTCATATAGGTAATGAAAATAGTCCTAATTTTGTTGCTTCACTATCAAAAATATCTCCTTATGACGATGCTGATTATGTTTGGGCAAGAATCTATGAAAACAAAAAAGTTGATTTTATTAAAAATGGAAAAGTCATAGACAAAATGCAATTATCTTATTATGACGAAGAAGACTATGAGTCTTTAGATTCCTATATAGATGATTGTTTAGATATTGTTGTTCTTGAACTGGCTGATTTAAATAAGAAAATTAAACCTGTTATGGTTTATAATTAGTATGCTGTATTATGAAATTAAAAAGAAAGGAATTGATTTATTATGGCAATTAACCAATATAAAAATAATAAAAGAAAAATAATTAGAGAAAGAACTGAAAAAGGTTCTGTTAATAAAATGTTAAATACATTTAATAATAAAATAGATGATTTAGAATTTGAAGATTTTGATGAATCTTTTGATATTAATGAAGCTCGTGATGCTCATACTTGGGGTATAACTTATAGAGATAAGTCTAATAGAACTAAACAGCATATGGTAGGTGCCTCTGATGCTTATGATGCTAAAATGAAAGCAAGAAGAGAACTTGGCATTAATTTCTCAGATATAGATGATATTAAATTAATTGAAAATGATGAAATAAATGAAAATTTAATTATTGAAGATATCACAAGTTCACAAGCCAGTAAAGTGTATTCCGAATTAAAACGTATTTTTGATGACTTTTCTGACAATATGATTGAAACTGTAGAAGCCGACTATGACAGTTATAAAGAAATGAGTGACGAAGACATATCTTTTGAAGAATGGTTCAGAGAAACTAAAATAAATTATCCTGATTATTTTAAGTATATTTTTGCTATTATGTTTGAAGACTATTTAGACGCGGGCTATTAATATAAAGATGAAGCTGACCTTGCTAAAGTTATGGACAGATATGTTTTAAATATACCTATATATTACTTTGGTATAGCTGATTATTATGTAGATGAACATAATGTTTAGTTGTTTATTGTTTAATTGATTGACTTATAAAAAAAACAAATAAATATATATATAAGAGTAGATAATATCTACTCTTTATTTTTTTATTTCCTGTAAAGTTAATAATTTATTTACATATTTATAACGACAGTGTAACAAATATCTGTTATACTATATTATAGTAAAACAAAGTAAAGAATAAATGCAACATTGTTAAATTGTAGGAGGTACAAATTATGAATAATAAAAGATATATCACTAAGGAAGAAATCAAGAAAATCAATGACCTTAACAATAGTGTTAGAGGAACTTCTGAATACACTAAATATCATATGATGCAGGAATTTAAGTATAAAAAAGATGGTAAATGGACTCACTGGATTTATGCAGGTTATATAGACCGTATCTATAGAAAAAATCTTTTTGTTAAGACTGTAAAGAATAAGGTTTATCTTGTTACTGAAACCTTTACTGAGCTCGGTGGTGATACAGTAGATAGATATGAAGTTACAGATACTATTAAGGAAGTTCTTGGACTTTAAAAAAGGAGTAATTGAAAATGAGTACATACTATGAAAGAAAAACCACTACTGAATATCAAGTAGGTGATATTGCTTATGCAGATTTGTATGACACAGTAACTCTTATGGATAAGATAGTAGGTGAAACTGGCACAATTTATTGGATAGTTAAGAGTGACCTTACAAGTGAATTACATCTTATAGAAGAAACTAATTTACTTGAAGTAGGTTATTACGGTGATTAAGGGAGGGGTTAAATATATGTTAGAGTATAAAGGTGAATTCATTGAAAGTTTAAGTGACGAAGAACTTGATAAAGGGTTAGTAAAAGTATTTATTCCTGACCCTGATGGCGTTGTATCAGGTGAAAGTATTTGGGGATATTTAGATAGAACTAAATATACAGATAAAGATAAATCTGTAAGAGTTATTCTTCTAAACAATTCATTTTGTTACATACGTCTATTGAATTGGGGAACTGAAATTGTTTGTAAAAACAATGATGAAAGATTTAAGTTAGATGTTGATTGGCTTAATGAGGAGAGAAAGAAATGGTAGAAACAAGTAAAACGTCAATAGAATTTCCTACAGATGAAGAAGCAATAGAATATTGTAAAGAAAATGGAATACCTTACAGTAATATTCATTACATTGTAGATAGGGTATTTGTAGAAACGGAAGAAACTAATGTAACTGAAAAATGTAAAAATAAGAAATTTGAAGTACAATTTTTAACCTCGATAAATACAGTCGGAGTTATTTATATTTTCGCCGAAAATGAAGATAAAGCTATTCAAATAGCAAAAGACAAATGGCAAGGAGAAATTAAAGTAATTTTAGCAATTATGGAGTGTGAAAAAGATTAATAATTTATTTACATTATTATAAAACGGAGTTAATATTTATAGTTTATACTATAAGTATAGTAAGAAAACAACTTAGAACAATAACTAAGGAGGAAATTAAAAAATGAGTGGAGTAAATTGGAGCTATTTTAATAAGTTTAATGAAATTGATGAAATGTATTTGCCTGTTAAAGGTGAAGGTGAGAATATGGCTACACAGATTGTAACTGCTGTATCTAAATTAGTTTATAAGTGGTATAATGATGGAGATACACCTGATAATACACACTATCTTAGTGGTTGGTGGAACGACCTGTCAAGTTATGCGAACTGGCTTTATGAATATGTTCCTGAAACAAGAGAAATACTTGATAATTTCTTTAATTGCACCACTAAGGATAGCTATGAAGAAAATGTTTTAAAGCCTTTGTGTGATTTGACTCAGACATTTGAGTTTCTTGCAAATTATGAAAATAGAAATCTTGCAGGCTCTATCTATGAAGATTGTGATGGACCTTTTATATGGGAAGAAGAAACAGAAGAAGATGAAGATGAATGGTACGATGAATATGAAAATGATGATTATGAAGATGATTAGGAGTATGTGAGAACATTATAATAAAGGGCAGATAATATCCGCCCTTTATTTTTTTTATTCTCTATAAAGTTAATTTTTAATTTACATTAGTATAAAACTTTTGTAATAAATATTTGTTATACTTATTATAGTAAAAATAATAAAGGAGAATTAAGAATTATGAAAACTTATATACTTAAAGATAAAAAACAGCAACCTACATTTAAATATTTTGTACAGAAGGAAGGAAGTAATAATTATTATCTATTTAATGAGTTTGATAAGGCTTTTGATAAGATGAGAGAATTATATAATTCTTATCTTCTTGAACCTATATTTGTACCAATGAACAGAGAATGGAAAATGAGAAGAACTTTTATATGTAGAGAGTTTAAAACTGATTATTTAGGTGATAGTGGTGATATACTGTTACATACAAAATTTTATTGTGACGCTGGTGAATGTATAAATTATGTGTTATTTGAGAAAGGACTGAATTGATATGAGCGAATTTCAAAAAGAATATCAAAGACTATGCGAAATAGATAGAAAAATAACTGAAGAAATGGTCAGAGATGGTGAATTAACGGAAGAGGAAGGTTATATGCGAAATGATTTTCGTAGATTAGAAATTTTAATGGAGATGGATGACGATTATGAATAATATAAAACTGAGATTTGAAGAATTAAGAAATGAAATAAAAGATTATTATGATGATTTATATGATATATACCATATGAGCATTATGCCAAATTCTAATTTGTTTAAAATTTATCATGAACATTACGTTTTCGATGAAGATAAGTCTGTAAAGTGGAATAAGGAACAGGTAGAACTTAAAAATGAAGAATATAAGCAGGAAAAAGAACGTTTAATTAAACTTAGAGATAAAGAATGGAAAGAATTGAGTAGTAAGATAGCAAGAAGGTTATTAGAAGCTTCGCAGAATTGGTATCGTGATGAAATTAAGTTATCACTTAAACAGTTAAATTTAATTGTACTTTATGCTATGGAATATGCACCAAAAAATTATGAACCCACTAACATTATTGATTCAATTATGCTTAATTTGAATCTTGCTGTAGATTTAAATATTTAATTAATGAGTAGATAGGAGATAGATGATTTATGAGCTTTAAAGGGTATCTTGATTATACAAAATACTATAAGTCAAATACTAAACTAATTAAATTTAAAGTTGTAAATATTGGAGATGTTTTACAAAGAGAACTTACAACAGTCATTAAGTTATCTGATAATTATAATTACAATAAAAGAATGAGTGAACAACAAAGTAATGCTTTTTGTTTAAATTCCAGACATTATATCGTAGTACACCTAGAAAGTAATTGGGTCTTAGTTAAATCACTAAAAGATTTTTAAATAAGATATGTAAAGGGTGTGATAAATAATGATAGAACTAATTCCAATTAAAGATAGAAAAGGTAAATGTTGTCTTTGTGGCTCTGAGTTTATAAAATATAGAATTATATATAGAACAACTACAAGAGATGTGTGTAATGTTTGTGCTTTGGTCCATTTATATATAAGTGAAGACATAAAAACTGTAAGTGAATTGAATGAAAAACATCAAAGTTAATATTAAGTTTACAAATTTAATAAGATTTTGCAACATTTATTTGTTATAATAATATACTAATATAAAACATTTTGTAATTATGTAGAAATAGATTGCTAAGAGGTGTAAAATTTATGGATGTAAGATGTTTCAAAGACTTTAAAAATGTAATCTTATCAAATATTCCAGAAGGAAAGAAAGATAAAATATATTTTTCATCTTCTAAATCTTTATGGATATGTTCTTATCAACCCAATTATCCTAATTATTGTAAGAAAGATTGGGTAGCATTTTGTAATTTTATTAAGGATAAATTTTATGTAAATTATGTTATTTCCGGTAAGGCAAAAACTAAGCATTATAAAAATATAAATGAGTTTATTACAGACATTAAGAATTGGACAGTTATTGAATAAGGAGAAAAATATGATAATTATAAATGATACTGATTATATTTATGAAGAAGCTAATCGAATTAAAGACGGTAAAGAACCTTTAGATAGAAATAGACTTCATCAATATTTACTTGATGAAAGTAAGTCAGATAAGAGAGCTGCTAAGAGTTATCTAAAAGTTCTTATGTTACATTTACTTAAATGTATTTATCAGTCTGAGAAAACTTCAAGAAGTTGGCATCAATCTATTGTAAATTCTTATAATGATTTTTATGATTGTGCGGAAGATAGTGAGTTAGTTTTGTCTTATATTAAAGATAATTTTAATGTAATTTATAATCAGGCAAGAACTAATGCTTATTATGAAACTGGCTTACCCTTAAATACTTTTCCTAAAGACAATATATTTAATTTAACTGATTTGTTAAATGAAGATTGGATTTTGGAATTTCTTGAAGAACACCCAGTAGCTAAATGGTAATGTTAATTTGTTTTTATGAATCAGCTTAGAGAATATTAAGGAGAATAATTATGATAAGGAATCATATAAAAGAGTGGGTGGGCGACTTAGGTAAGATAGAATTAACAGAAGAAAGAATAGAAAAGATTAAGTCAGCTTGTCATTTAAACGAAGTTGACCTTAATCTTATTTACATATTTCCGATTATGCTTTGCCATAATGATATTGATGTGGATTATGAAGCCTTTACAGATAATGCTCTGGAACAGCTTAGTGACTTATATGTAGGCAGACATGGATTTGTTGATAATTTTAATTTCGATAATGCAAGAATTTTTGATACTAAGATTGTACAGCCTAATAAAAATCATTTCTTTAAGTATGTTCTTGCAGAAGTTGTTTTGTTTAAAAATGAACATACAGAGAAAGTTATTAACTACATAGAAAATACTCCACTTATTGAAATCTCTATTGCTTGTTCTGTAAAAGATAGAAGATGTAGCATTTGTGGAAAACAAATCTACGAGTGCAAACATTTAAAAGGTAGTTACTATGATACAAAGTTAGGTGATGATGAATTATGTTTCGCAGAACTGGATAATGTTACAGATGTTTACGAATGGGCATTTGTAGAGCCTTGTGATAATGATACAGAAGAGAGTTGATACATAAATGAGTTTTAATTTAGACGGGGATAATAAATTTTCTATTGTTGGTACAATGCTTCATAATAATGGTAATAGATTATCCAGTTGTGAAATTCAAAAAAGAAAGTTTTTGTATCTTGAAGGTCTGATTAGATTTCTTGAACTTTATGCTAATAATGAAATTAGTAGTGAAATAGAAGTTGATATTGAAAAAGTTGCTTTATGGATAAACAGTCCGTTCTTTGAGAATGTCGATATTTATAAGATAAAAAGTATAAGTTCTGTTTACAAAATGATTTCTAATGACCTCATTAAAAACAATATTCCGCTATATAGATTTTTAAGGCTTGACTTATACAAACTTAGAATATTTGAGCAGGAGCATTATGAAAGTCTTGTAAAAGATTTTAAGGCTCATTGTGAGAAATATCCTTGTTTAAAATGTGTTTGGTACGAGGTAGCTGAAACTGATTTTGGAAGACTTAGTAATTGTAAATGTCCTAAAGATGATTTAAGTGGGAAAATATCTTGGCATAGACAAGGTTATCACGATATAACACTTAAAAAGAATCGAACCTGTAAATACATTACTACAATAGATAATATGGATGAGTTTATATATAAATATGTAGTAAATAATGATAAAATTTTAAATTGTGGTTCTCACGGCAAGAAAGAGATTTCTAAAAATGCTGAAAAGTTGGCAAAAATATGGAAAGAGAACTTAGATAATCTTGATAATTCTTATATTCCAGTAACAATTCCAGATTCTTTAAAAGTAGATTTAACTTCAAAACCCGATGCCTTTGAAGAATTAGGTAGAGCCTTCCGTAACAAACGAAGCATAAAAGAAATGCAGAATAATTTAAGATTTGCTATGTTCTTAGAAGCTATGATTAAGTTTGTAGAGGTTTATGCACAAATAGAAATTGGTAATGATTATTATGCTGACATATCAAAAATCGCCAAATATGTAAATGATAATTCTTTTGAGTTTGAGTTTACTAATAGGGAACAAGTTTATAAAAATCTCGAAGAACTTGCTATAAATTATCCTAATAAGATAAGAACATTTATAAAGAGAAAACCGAATTAGATTTAGACAAAAAAGTTATTGAATTTATAATACAAAAAAAAACAACCACTTTCCGCCACACACAAACTAATATTGTAGATAATTATTCTATGTTATTAGTTTATGATAAAGAAAGGATTTTAATATTATGGTAAAGAAACTTAAATTAAGAGAAAGTGTTGGTTATATTGAAAGTAGAGATGACTTACTTAAAATTGAAGTAACGCCTAAATTAAGTGCGTTAAAAATGTTTGTTGAAACTTTATTTGAATATGTGATAGATAGTTATGATGATTTCAGAAATCTGCAAGTTACAAGAGTTTTAACAAACAATCAGTATTCACCTACCGTATATGTGTATTTAAATTGTAAAACTGTATATACTAATAAAACTAAAAATGTAAAATTGTTCTGTAATTTAATTATAGGTGATGAATTAATGTTACGCATAGCAAGCTATGATGACGATATTGATATAACGATAACTATTGAATATGATGGCGATATTATTTATCCAGATAAACCAGTTTATGAATTACTAAAAACAATATTTAAGTCTTATATATAAACTTATAAAATTTATAACACAAAAAAAAACAAACAATATTGAAATAAAACAACTAATATTAAAGAACACATATCGTTCTTGATTATTAGTTGTTTTTATTTTTTTTATTAGAAAGGATTTGTTTTTATTATGGTTAGAAAGTATAACAAAAATAGGAATTTAAGAGAGTCATATTATGGTAAAAGTATAACTATCGGTGATGTATTAGATTGTTTAATTGATATTTAATTGATAGTTGTGTTATTGCAATTTATGATTCTATGGGAGAAAGAGAAATATTTAGAGGTTGGTCTGATGACGTTGATGACGATTTGGCAAACACTGAAATAGATACTATTAACGTTGTTGATAAACGTTCTCCTATACTCACTTTTAATATTTAATTTTTTAATTACTTGATTTAAAAAAAATTACAGACTACTAAATGGTCTGTAATTTTTTTTTTGCCTATAACATTTATACTTTGTTTACAAATAAAATAAGTAGTATTAATATTTATATGTTATACTATAAGTACAGTAAAAAAACCAAGTGTAACGGAGGTAAGAATTATGGCAAAGAATTATGATGCATTTTATGGTATTGCAAATCTTGTTCAGGCAGTTAATGAATTAAATAGACTAAAGAAAAGAGTGAAAAAACTTGAAGAAGAGAATAAAAAATTAAGAAAACATATTAAAGAGACTAAGATATATATTGTTACTGGTGGTTGTGTTACAGATTATCATAATGTTGCCGCATTTACTAATAAGAAATTAGCAGAAACTTTTGCCATAGACTATAAGAAGAAAAATCCTTGTGAAGATGTTGATGTGGAAGAATATGTTTGGAAAGAAAATGCCTATAAAAAAGAAATTGATACAGGAGTGATTTAAAATGACAAAGATTACAAAAGAAATGGTAAATAAACTTAATGACGAACTTAATAATTTAGGTGTAGGCTTTATATATGAGTTGTATGATGAAGATACGATATTTCCGTATATAAAAATTACAGTTAAAGATAAACCAAAGTGGATAAATGTTTGTGATGTTTATTGTACTGATGAATACTTTAAATGGCTTGAAAATTGGTTCACTACTAATTATAATATTACTCTTGTGTATAATAATACTGGAATGATAATATGGTCTAACAATTATGTTTGATAATAAAGTTGCGTATATGTTGGTCTGTAAGTGACTAAGGGGAGTTGATAGAAAATGAATAAAAGCAGATTTGATGATTGTGTCTTTTGTGCTTACAATCATAAATGTGGAATTTTAGAGAAAACAACTTGTACTGAAAATAAGAAATCTGAATGTACTTTTTATAAAACAGAAGTAGAATTTATTGAAGGTAGAAATAAAGCCAACAGACTTTTAACTGCTAAAGGAAAGAAAGTTGCAATAATAGATAACGTAGTAACTACTGTTCCACTTGATGAATTTTAAAGGTAAGGAGTAATTTTTATGAGTATAGAACTTTGCCCCATATGTGGTTATAGTATCACATCTAACGAAAATGCTTTAGGATGTCAGTGTATGTTTGAGGGTTCTTGTCACTCACATAGGGATAAAATGCAAGAAGTAGTGTTTAGTCATTTGTATCTTCTTTCTCCAAAACAACTTGAACATATTGTAAAGTTACAGGAAAAACAGCAGATAAGTTATACGGATAAGGAAAGGCAAAGTTGTTTAAATATCTTAATAAAGAACGGAGAAATTAAAAATGTCTAATAAAAAATTGTACATAACAACAGCACGAATATTAAATGGTGGTTATGATAATATGCTTGAATATAATACTATCATAAGAAATTCCTCTATGAGAAATATGATATTAAATAAGGATGAAAATGGAAACTGGTTTATATGTTTGGCTTCAATTGAGAACCTATTTAAATTTTCTGAGATTATAGGTATGTCTTTAGTTATTTGTCCTAAATTCAAGAACGATAAAGATTATGTAATTGTAAAAGACGATTTTGCTGATTATATTTAAAATTAAATTTAAAGTAAAGATAATTATGGCACAACCAATGTCTGATTGATATAAAGAAAAAGGTATATGGAGATATGTGATGTTAGTACAAATAAAGTAAAGGAGATGGCATTATGAAAAAGATGAATAAGAAAGAAAAACAGGATAGAAAACCTTTAATGCCTTCTCCGAAAGTTTATAGAAACAAAAAGAAATTTAGTAAGAAATTTGCTTGTAGAAAGAAAGGAGAAAAATTGTAATTTTATTGTTACAATCAATCATATCATCACACTACTAATAATAAATAAAAAAAATAGAAAGGATTTGATTATAATGATAATCATTAAAGAAGCCGTTGAAAATGATATTAATTATTATATAAAAGAACTTGAAAATATATTTTATACTTGGGAGATAAATAATTTCTATTATAAAACTCCGGGTAATTTATATTTTGAAGCTGGTTATTATGTAGGTGATGATATTGGTTCTATAACGATTAGATACAGTAATAAAATCATTACTTGTGAATTTAGTGATAAGACATTTGATATAAATGAAAATAGTTATAATAAAATGCTTACTGCTCTTAACAATATACATAAGTATTCTATTGACTATATAAAAGAATGTTTAGACACTGTTCTTGATATATGTAGAAATATGGGTGAAGCTGAAATTAATTTCTTAGCCTAATATTCTATGATATGTAAATATTTTTTAAAAAAGTGGCTCTATTGATTAGGGCTACTTTTTATGTTTATCTTTAAATTTAACAATTTGTTTATATAAAAACAATACTTTTTTAACTTATTTAGTATATAATTACTATATAATAATTTATAGGAGTTGATACTTTTATGATAGCTAAAATTAAGAAACTTAAACCTAATGCTATAATACCTACTAAGGGTTCTAAGTATGCTGCTGGATATGATTTATATGCTTGTCTTGATGAAGATTCCATAGCAATCAATACTCACGAAACTAAAATGATAGGTACTGGTATAGCAATAACTCCACCTAAAGGATATTTTGGTGCTATATTTGCTCGAAGTGGCTTATCAATTAAGCAAGGACTTAGACCCCAGAACTGTGTAGGAGTTTGTGATGAGGACTATACGGGTGAATATATTGTAGCATTACACAATGACTATGATAATAAAAGAGCTATTATACATAATGGGGATAGAATAGCTCAATTAGTATTTTTACCTTATGTCGATATTACCTTTAATGAAGTTAATGAATTAGAAGAAACGGAAAGAGCTGACGGTGGTTTTGGTTCAACTGGTAAATAAATCTAATTTATTTTATGTTTGTGTTCTAAGTAAAGAAAAGCACTGATTTCTTTACTTAGAATTTATAAACTTACTATAAGTAAAGTAAACTTTAATTAGAAGGTGAGTAAGATTGAGTTTAGATGATAAGCCTGAGCGTATTATGATTTCTGTATATCCTGAATATGCTGACAAACTTATAAAGGGTACTAAAATATACGAGTTTAGAAAAACTGCACCTAAAAGAATTGTTCATAAGATTGTTCTTTATGAAACAAAACCTATAGGACTTGTAACTGCGGAAGCAGAAGTAACTGGACTTTGTGTAGGAACACCTGAAATGATTTGGGAACATTGTAAAAACGGTGCAGGAATGACTAAAGATGAATTTTTTGAATACTATGGAGATGCTAAAGAAGCCGTAGCTTATAGAATTGGTAGATTAGAACTATTCAATGAACCCTTAACTTTACAAGATTATAATTTAAAATGTCCACCACAAAATTTTGTTTATTTGGACTGATGACTATGAAAGTGTATAAAATTTCAAATAGAATAAGTTACAATAAAACTAATTATAACAAAAACAGAAATAAAAAAGAAAATAGTTTTGATAACGATTTTGAAATTATGTTAGACCAAGAGTATGAAAAATTAGGTGAAAATGATGACAGTATTAGACGAAGCAATAGACCGACTTACAAATGTACTACAAAACAAACATCTAAGTGAAAAAACAAGACAGGATATTGTTGAAACTATAAAATGGCTTATAGAATTTAAAGAAAAATGTGAAAGGAAGTAGTGTTTATGTATTTTAAATGTTCAAAAACTTTTATTATCCCTATGATTGATAATAATGGTAATAGGTATGGTAAGGATATTAAAGTTAAAAGAGGTAGTATATTTAAAAGTGAAACTCCTATAAGTGAAATTAGAGATACCGATAAATCTGTTAGACTTAGAGGTGTGAATAGTTTACTTACATTTGATATTGTTAAGAAAGATTTTGTAAGTGTATTTAAGCCTTATTGTCCATCTGAAATTGCCGATAAAATTGTAGAGATACTTAATACACAGGAAGGATTTATTAATCTCACTCGTAAAGAAGAAAATGGTGAGGTAGTTTATTATAGAGATAATGGCAGAAAATTTAATCTTTGTAATATTCCCGAAAAATATAAGAAGTTAGTTGAAAAATATGATTTCAATAATTATGAATATCCAGATGTAGCTGATTATCTTATTTAAAAGAAGGAATATAAATGATACGAAGAAAGACCTCAGAGAAACCTTTAAAAGAAGAAAGAGAATTGCACATTAACATTTATATGGACGATAATGATGTTTGGATAGCCGAACTCTATACTAACATTCACAAATATCATACTCGTTGTATAAAACAAGGTTGGGAACAGATTAGTGAAACAACTCATGTAGACGGTAGTTGGGTAGACGGTACTTATCGTGCGCCTGCAAAAGCTATTAGTATAGGCAAAGCAGTTAAGCCTAAGAGAATTATGAGTGAAGAACAAAAGAAAGCTGCTGCTGAACGTATGCAAAAGTGGCGTGAAGCTAAGAGTAAGGAGATTAATAATGAGTAGGTTATTTAATGAAGATGAACACATTTCTGATGTAGTTGAAGAAGATAATATTCTTAATCCTATTGTTTATGATTTATTTAAACTTATACTAAAAGAAAAGTGTAATCATATTAATTTTAGTCAAAGTTCTATTGATGAAATTATTAGGGATGCTATTCATTGTGAAGAACTTTTAGCGAAATACAATATTGTGAAAGGAAATAATGAAAATGATAGCTGATACTATTTTGGGTAGAATAACTGTAATTATGAATGTAGAAGATTTTTCTGATTCTGACAAAATTGCTCGTATAAAAGAAGAACTGAATTATTTAAAAGAAGTTATGGACGAAAACTATGAAAAGGATTGGTCTAAGTTTACTAAAGAAGATGTTGATGATTTAGGTTTTATGCTTTGGACAGACGACCAGTCTATTACAGAAGAAATTGAAAGAATTAATAATGATAAAGATTATAGTGCAGAAGAAAAAGAAGAATTAATAGCGAAAACAAATAACACTAAAGGTCTTTATCTTATTCCACAGTATCTTATTAACTGTATTCCAACTGGTACTAAATTATACACTATTTTCGGTAATGAAGTCATTTATGACGGCAATAATATTGATGATGATGCTCGATTTGGAGCATTAGCTTATGGCATACATATAAAGGAGGATAATTAATTATGAAAGTATTTATTTCACAGCCTATGAAGGACAAGACAGATGAACAGATTAAAGCAGAGAGAACAAGAGCTATTGAAAAGATTAAAGAATTTCTTAAAGATGAGGAAGATAAGAATATAGAAATTCTTGATAGCTTTTTTGAAGGTGCTCCACACGATGCCAAGCCTTTGTGGTTTTTAGGTAAGTCTTTTGAAATTCTTTCACAGGCCGATGTAGCCTATTTTGTTTCAGGTTGGGATAATTACAGAGGTTGTAAACTTGAATATGAAGCAGCTTCTGAATACGGTATTACTACTATCATAGAAACTTATTCCAATAACGATATTATTTATACTAAGGAAAGAACCATTACTGATTACAATGATTTAACTAAAGGATAAGTTAAAATGAAAGAAGTAGTTGATTTTAAAGGAATTAAGTACAATAGTATAAATCAAATGTGTAAGGCATATAATATTGACCCTTGTACTTTTAATGAAAGACTTAGAAGAGGTTATAATTTAGAAAAAGCTTTAACTTTTCCTATCACATCACCTTCAAAATCTATTGTAGACTTTGAAGGTAATAGGTTTGATAGCATTACTAATATGTGTAAGTATTACAATATAAGTGTAGTTACTTATAGAGCGAGATTACGCAGTGGTTGGGATTTAAAGAAAATTTTAACCACTCCTATTGGATATAATTATATTACTGCTACAGATTTTAATGGTAATAAGTATAGGAGCGTTGCTTATATGTGTAGTCATTTTGGTATTCCAAGAAAGAGTTATATTTATAGAATTAATAATGGTTGGTCACAAAAAGAAGCTTTAACTATTCCAGTTGGATGTAAGCCACCTATAAATGAAAGACTAAGTAATGTAGTCAAGCAAACATATAATGTTAATTCTGAAGAATTTCAAGAACGTAAGTATTTATCAGTTGTTATATTAAATCCACAAACACAGGAAAAGATACAGGTTATTACCGACTATAAAGGGAATGTATTTTCTTCTAAATCTAAATTACTTAAACATTATGATGTTTATGATAAATGGTTTGATAATAAATTAGTCAAGGAAGGTCTTAAAGCTGCCTTAACAAGAAAACAAATTAAAGACCATTTAGGTAATGTTTATAGTTCTAAGACAGCTATGTATAAAGCATATGGACTTAAAAAGCAAACTGCTGAATTTCGTTTAGAAAGAGGTTGGACTTTAGAACAAACTCTAACAACACCAGTAAATCAAAAACCTAAAAGAGTACCTAATTATGTGACAATAGTTAAGTAAGAAAAAAGGAGATTAGTTTTATTTTAACTAATCTCCTCTATTATTTATACTAAGTTTACATTTTTGTAAAATGTATTTTACATTTATATGTTATACTATATTTAGTGTAAAAAGTTATTTGGAGGTTGAATAATGTGGGTAGAACATTTTTACTTAGATTATTGTCAAGTGGTAAAGTAGACGGTTATATTTCTACTGAATTTGATGTAGAGAAAACTATTTTTAGTTGTAAAGAGAATGGCATTATAAACGAAGAAAAACTTGAAAAATATATAAAGGATAATGCAACACTCACTTCCGATAATATAAAAAAGTTAATGCTTATTATAGATGCTACATATGATAGTTTTAAAGTGTACTTATATAACTATGATAAGAAACAATGGTACACAAGAACGAATATTAAGGATGAATGGAAAATATATAAAGGTGGAATATAAAATATGAGACACATTGAAGGAATTAAATATGAGTATTTTATTGTTTGTAGAATAAATTGTAAATATAAGTTTTTGTCCATAGCAAATAAAGACAATACAACATATACTCCAGGTCAATATTTCTTTGGAAATAATTATAATGAAGTTTTGGTTTTTAATACATCTGAAGAAGCAAATAATTTTAAAATAACAAATGATGGAGTTTTACAGTACACTCGAATTATTCTTGAAAAAGAAGGTTTTGGTGTAGGTGCATTTGAAATTGTTTCAGTTCCTCGTAAGGAATTGTTTGAATTGGAAAACTATATGTCAACTACTCACGAGGCTAAAGCCTTGTAGCTTGTAATAGGCTCAAATTGACTACCTTTAGTTCTATTTAGAACTACATTACTTTCGTTATTACACCTACAAATGATTCCCAAGTTTGTAGCAACTGTGAAGGCTCTGTAAACAGTTCTGTGGAGTAGGAACAGTCAACCTTATGTGTTCGATTACGACAAGCGATTGTAATATTAGGGAAGGGAAACAAACTTTCATTTAGAAAGGGGTGCTACTTGCGAGTTGGCACTAAAAGGTATTACTTATGAACAAAGGAAATAGAGTTTTTGTACTCAATATGAGAGGTAAATCTCTTATGCCTTGCACTCAAAGAAAAGCCAGAATACTTCTAAAAAAAGGAAAGGCAATTATCAAAAAGTATAATCCATTTACAATTCAGTTGACTTATGTAACTGGTGAAGCAAAACAAGATTGTAATATTGGCGTAGATACTGGTGCAAAGCATATAGGTATTGCTATTACTTCTGGAGATAAAGTGCTTTATAAAGCAGAAATAGAATTAAGACAAGATATTAAGTCAAATCTTGACACAAAACGAATTTACCGTAGAAGTAGAAGAAATCGTAAAACAAGATACCGTAAACCACGTTTTCTTAATCGTAAAAGAACAGATAAATGGTTGCCTCCAAGTCTACAAACAAGAATTAACCATACATTCCGTTGGATAGATATATTTAATACTCTCTTACCTAATGCTATTTTACATATAGAAGTGGGTAAATTTGACACAGCAAAGATGATAAATCCTGAGATAAATGGTGTAGACTATCAACAGGGGCAAACATATGGTTTCTTTGATGAAAGATATTATGTATTTGCAAGAGATAATTATACTTGTCAAGTATGCAAGTGTAAAAATAAAATACTACGAACACATCATATAATTTATCGTAGTAATGGTGGTACTAATAGAGTAAATAATTTAATTACAGTTTGTACAGATTGTCATACATCGGAGAATCATAAAAAAGGTGGTATTTTATATAAATGGCAAAAAGAACATAAAAAAGTAAAACAATACAAAGAACCACCATTTATGAATATACTTCGTAAAAGAATATTTACTCAATATCCGTCAGCAGTTATAACTTATGGTTCAGAAACAACGCCAAAACGAAAGCAAATGCAATTAGATAAGACACATTATAATGACGCTATTGTTATAAGTGGGATAAACACTATAAAAGAATGTCCTAATGAGTGGTTACTTATAAAGCAATTTCGTAAAAAGAAGCGTTCATTACACGAAGCAACTGCTCGTAAAGGTAGAAAAGAACCAAATAGAACACAGAAACGAAATAGTAAAAATACACCTTATTATAAAGGCTTCTATTTGAATGATAGAGTGTTTACATTAGGAAAAGTAGGATATATAACAGGATTTACAAGTGGTGGTGTATATATAAAAAATCAAAAAGACGAATACATAACATTACCTAACAAAACATATAAACAAGTAGGAATTGCTAATATAAGATTGATAAATCATAACAATAATTGGCAATATTTTAGTCAAGTTGGGTAAAATCATTGGCAATTCATCCCACGAACCTAAAGGTTTGGAGATTTCTTGCCAGAACATTTTAAAGGAGATTGGGAAAAATGATTGAAAACAAGGTAGAATTTGTAAAGAAGTTTGAGGCACTTTTAAAGGAAACAACATCTTTTGAAGATTTACACAGGCTCGATTATATAAAGGAAGATATAGAAATTCTTGTTATTACTTATAAGGATGGTAGTCAGAAGAAACTTAATATTAACAATGATACTTGTTTTGGTATTATTGCAGACTTTTCTAATAAGGTTGATAGATGTAAATATATAGCTCTTGAAGATAGAATTACTGAATTTTTACCGAAAAGAAATACTCCAACATTTGACAAATTAATTACAAATGGTTTAGGTGCAGTCGCTTCTACAATAGCTAACTATAATATATAAAGGAAGAATTAGCTATGATATTATACATTAGAGAATTTGCAGAAAGTAAGAAGGAAATAGAAAGAGAATTAAGTGCTGTTACAACTCCTATTATTAGACATTTATTTAAACTTTATTGTTTACCTAATCATAGAAGTAGAAATCATTGGATAGCAGAAATTGCTAATTTTCTAAGTTCTGTTAAAAGACTTTCAGGTAAGAATAAATTTCCTAATAGGAATCAAATTATGGATTGGACTTACTATAAATGGGAAGACCTCTTAACCGATACTGAATTTATGAAGAGAGAAATAGATACAATAGAGTTTAAGTATGGTGTAATTATAGATAAGTCTATTGATGATGTTTGTGAAACATTTAATGCTTTATGTTATGATTATTTTCTTTGGGTAGCCAATGAATTAAGTCAATACGGAAATATTGGTCACGGTTCCATATACAATAAATTAAATGAATTATTTTAAATATAAAGGAGTTGTATTTGTATGAGACAAGTAAGGCAAGGTTGTTTTGAAACTAACAGTTCTTCCGCACATTGTTTAATTATTAAAAAAGATAATGATTATGAAACTGTAGAAGAACTTGAAGAAGATATGTTTATACATAGAATAGGTAGAGATGAGTGGACTACAGAAAAAAATGCAAATAGAATAAATTTATGTATTTGGGATAAGGACGAAGATTTACGTTTTGAGAGATTTCCATTTCAAGTATTGACTTCTTCTCGTGATAAATTAAGATATTACATAGCGTCTGAATGTAAAACGGAAGAAGATATTAGAAAGGTAGAAGATACTCTTAGAAATATGTTTGATGATATTCAAGAAATTAAGTTTTGTGATGATGAGAACTGGGGTGATGGAGATTATGACCAGTACGGTTATGCTCAAAATTATGGTAGTTTTAAAACAGCTTTAAAACAATACAATATTGATTTAAAAGAATTTCTTACTAATAGAAAGTATGTTGTTATTGTTGATGGTGATGAGTATAACGAGTTTTATAAAATGCAGAAAAGTGGACTTATAAATTCCGATAACATAGAGGAGATATTTAACTTGTATTAAGATTGGAGATATTTTAAAGGAGTGACTTGTTATGAAACAAATAAGAAAAGGTGTTTTTGAAACGAATAGCAGTTCTGTACACGCCATTTGTATAAATAATCACTATGACATACATAATGTTGACGGTATTTGTTTTGGATTTGGTGAATTTGGTTGGCAATGTGATACATTAGATTATTTAGATGGTAAGGCTGATTATCTTTGGACCGCCATTAATGAATTTTATGAAGATGAACCTGATAAAATTGAGGAAATTTGCAATAAAATAAAAGAATGGTTTAGAGATGATTGTATTATTGCTTTATTTAAGGAGAAAAATGAAGATGATATTTGGAAGAATGGCTATGTTGACCATTGTAGTGAACTTATAGATTTCTTAGAATGGGTGTTAGAATGTAAGGATAATTTATATTCTTATTTGTTCGGAGACAGTCTTGTTGAACTTGGCAATGATAATGATGAAGACGCTATACCTTCCATTGGTAACTACAATGAAAAGTACGATAGAGTATTTGTGAAAGGGAATTAAGATGAACAATGTATTAGGTAGATATGTAAATGGTAATTATACAGTTACTATATATAATGACGGTACAAAGATTAGAGAAAACGATTTAGATAATTTAACACCTACCTTTGCTGAAAACTGTGATGTTAAAATTACAGATAAGTGTGACGGCGGTTGTGATTTTTGTTATGAAAATTGTACGCCATACGGAGAACACGCTAATTTATCTAAATATAATTTCTTATATAATCTTCATCCATTTACTGAATTAGCTCTTAATGGTAATGATTTAAGTCATCCACAACTTTTATATTTCTTAAAAATGCTAAAAGAACAAGATGTTATAGCTAATATGACAGTTAATCAGAAACATTTTATGTACTATTATAATTATATTAAATCTCTAATCGACAATAATCTTATAAAAGGTCTTGGTATATCATTAAGAAATATAAAAGAAGAAAACTTTATCGAAAGAGTTAAAACAATACCTAATGCTGTTATACATACTATTGCAGGTATTACTACCTTAGAAGAATATGATTTCCTCGCTCAAAACAAGTGTAAAATACTTATTCTTGGATATAAAACAAGAGGCCGAGGTATAGAGTTTAAACAGAAATATGATAAAGAAATAATTGAAAATATATATGGTTTGCATAAGCATTTACCAGCTTTACTTGGTTTAGCTAATCTTGTAAGTTTTGATAATCTTGCTATAGAACAGTTAAATATAAAGTCTATGCTTACAGAAGAACAATGGCAAAATTTTTATATGGGTGATGACGGACAATATACATTCTATATTGATTTAGTTAAAGGTACTTTTAGTCGTAATTCTGTAAGTGATATAAGACATGAAATAGGGAGTAAAACTATTGATGAAATGTTTAAGATTATTCAGACAGAAGCGAAGGGTGAATAACAATAGAGCTATTATACACCCAGATGTGTAAACATTAATAAATAAATATTAAAAATTTTGTTAAAAATTACTATTTACAAATTAAAATTTTTGTGTTATACTTATGTTAATATAATAATTATTAAAAATTTAGTTATTATAAGTATAATTTTATAAAAGGATTGATTTGTATGAAAACTAAAGATGTATTAAGAGTTTTAGGTATTACCCGTCCTACATTAACTAAATATGTTAAAAATGGAACTATAGGTATTACTGAATTAGCTAATGGTAGATATGATTATAACGAAGATGATGTTTATAAATTTTTAAATAAAGATTGTAAACGTAAAACAGTTATATATGCCAGAGTTTCTACTAAAAAACAAAAGAAAGACCTTGAAAATCAAATAGAAATGTTAAAGCAATTTTGTTTTATGAATGGATATACATTAAGCGGTATCTATTCTGATATTGCAAGTGGTATTTCTTTTGAAAATAGAAAAGAATTTTTTACTTTACTTGATGAAGTTATTGCAGGTAAAGTCGATAAAGTTATCATTACTTACAAAGATAGACTTTCTCGTGTTGGATTTGAATTATTTAAACATTTATTTTTAAGATTTAATACTCAAATTATTGTACTTTCTGAAATCGGCAATACTAAATTAGATTCAGAAGAAATATTTGAAGAGATTATAAGTCTTTTACATTGTTATTCAATGAAGTTATATTCAAAGCGAAATAGAGCTAAGATACAAGAGATTATAACTAATTCAGAAGAAAGTGATACAAATGAGTAATACTGAAAATAATTATATTGTGGAATTACCTTTATTTGTAGAATCCTGGCAAGCAGATATAATTGATACACGATTAGAGATTGGCAGAAAAATTTATAATGCTTTATTAAACATAGTAGTAAAGCGTTACAATGAACTTACTAAAACTAAGTTATATAGAAATCTTAAAGAACAGTTAGTTTCAGCTCTTAAAATAAAGAATAAAGAAGTTAGTAAAGATATAGGCAAACAATTAAGTGATTTAGAAAAACAATATAAACTCACTAAATTTGATATAATAAATGATGTTAAAGAAATGCAACATCATTTTAAATGTCATATACATTCAAGAGTAGCACAAGAAATAGCTAAAAATGTTTATACTGCTTTGTATTCTGTACTTTATAAAAATGGTAAAGAATTTCATTTTAAGAAGTTTGGAACATTTAATAGTTTGCAAAGTAATGAAATTAATCAGGCTATTATTTTTAATACAGATTATGTTAGTTGGACAGGATTACAATTAGCTGTAAAATATCCTAATAACATTAAATTTCAACAATATCTTCAATATAATTTATTTGATAATATAGATAAATTACGTTATTGTGCTATTATACGGAAATATATAAGAGGTAAACGAAGATACTATGTACAACTTACATTTAGAGGTAATATAAAGCATACAAAACGTAAATTAGGTTTTGGTAGAGTAGGTTTGGATATAGGTACATCTACATTAGCAATTTCGTCTAATAATGCTGTTGATTTAATTGAATTAGCAGACAAAGTTCAGAATGTTGAAAAAGATATTAAAAGACTTCAACGTAAGATGGATAGAAGTAGAAGAGCTAATAATCCTAATAAATACAATGCTGATGGAACATATAAAAAGAATAATAAAGATAAGTGGAAAAATTCAAACCGTTATATTAAATATAGAAATGAACTTAGAGAATTATTCAGAAAACAGTCTGTTATCCGTAAATTACAACATAATCAATTAAGTAATTATATTATATCATTAGGAAATGAATTTTTTGTAGAGACTATGAATTTCAAAGGATTACAAAAAAGAAGTAAGAAAACTGAAAAGAAAGCTAATGGTAGATATAAATGTAAAAAACGTTATGGTAAATCTTTAGGTAATCGTGCTCCGTCTATGTTGCTTACATTACTTAGTAATAAATTAAAACATCTAAATAAAGAACTTGTAAAAATTAATACTCAACAATGTAAAGCAAGTCAATTTAATCATATTACAGGTGAATATAAAAAGAAATCTTTAGGTCAACGCTGGAATATGATTAATGATAGATTAGTTCAGAGAGACTTGTATTCAGCATTTCTAATATCTAATGTAAATAATACTTTAGATTCATTTAATATTTCATTATGTAATGAAAAATTTGATAATTTCTTATTATTACACGATAATAAAATAAATGAATTAAAAGTACAAAAGAATTTAACCAATAAATCATTTCTATCTTGTATGGGAATATAATTAATTTTAATCTGTTTTGTACGAACAGTAAACACTTAATAATTTATGAGATTATTAACATTTTGTAAATAAAGTGTAGAAGATTTACAGAATTTAACTCAGCCTTTAAATCTTTCGAGGTTTATTGAAAAGTTATTAGTATGTAAATATGATTTTTGTTAAAGATTTTAATACTTATTTTAAATTTTTAATAGAAATTAGTACAATGATATGGTTTGAATGAGGTGTTTTATTTGGAAGACTATACTAATATGATGTCCAAAATTACTTCTGAAATCTCACTCGAAGTAACAGAAGAAATAGATAAATTTATTTTTAAAACAATACAAGATTGGATATATAGAGAACAAACAATACTCATACCTAAACAACTTATAATCACAGCCTTGCAAACATTTAAAGCTGAACATCCAGAGCAATATAAGTTATTATTAAATTTAAAGGAGAATTAATTATGTTTGGTAAAAAGAAAAATAAAATGGAATATGAGATAGAGTTATCTCCTGAAATTTATGATGATAATGCTATTTTACACACAGAGACAGGCCATACATTAATGGATAAATTAAATGAATGTGAAACTATACTTGATGTGTTAGAACTGCTTGGATTGATTTATATGGGTCCTAATTGTAATACAGTTGGTGAACTCATGGAGCGTGATAAGGATAATGTTTTATATGAAGCATTTATAGAAACATTTATAAATATAGGTGCTAATAAACATTTAAAGAAATCCCCTCTAATGTCTATAAAAGATAGAATATTTAAGAAAAGTGTAGATTATATAAGGGAAAAGAAAGATTATGTAGCAGGTTATGTTCTTATTGATAAAAATGACTTTTCAGCAGGTTACAATGAAAATCGTTTAAATGTAATTACATATAGATTTATGATAAATGATAGTATAAAAAATCTTAGGCTCGATATGTTTATAGAATATCTTATAAGTATTGGAGAAAATTTTGCTGAAAAATTTGTAAGATATTTTGTAGATAGTATTGAAGATTATTCTAAGTTTAGATGTGTCGGTAAGACAGTTAAAGAATGTATTAATGCAGTTATAAACTATAATATAAATACCATTATATTATCTAAGTCTATGTTTAATGAATTAATAACTGATACAACTATAAGCTATAATACTAAGAAAAACCGTGTTATACTGCCAAACGGAGTTAACATATATTCGTCTAATAAGAAAGAAAGTGTAAAGGCTTATGCTTTTAATTCTAATAATGTTTCTATTATGACAGGTGATTATATAGTCATACAGCCGACTAAGAATAAATATGAAAAGTTAAAGGAGTATGAAATTATAGGATATATTTCAAAACCATTTATAGACGGAGATGTATGTATTGTAATGTAAAGAAACTGTTTTTTAAATATTAGAGTGATAAAGGAGAATTATTATGCTTGTTCCAGCAATTGCTAAAAAAGAAGAATTGGAAAAACTATTTGCCCTACATATTTATGATGACGATATGTTTCTGTATAATGGCTATCCTTATTGTAATAAGATACCTGATTTAACTCCACAAGAGGAAATATATAAATGGGCTATTGTAAACATTGAAGATGAAGTAGTCGGTTATTTTACATATCATATTGATATTCAGTCTGATAATGTCAATTGGTTTGGACTTTATTCATTTAAAAATGATATTACAATCGGCATTGATGTGTATAGAAAAATGAAGGAACTTATTAAACATCATAGAAGGATTGAATGGAGAATGATTGGTAATAATCCCGTACAGAAACATTATGATAAGTTCATTGAACATTTTAATGGACGTAAAGTTGTTTTAAAGAAAGCTGTCAAAGACCAAAATGGTGTTTATCAAGATGATTGCATATATGAAATATTAAATAGTAAATGAGTAGGGTGTGTAAAGATGACAGTTAGAGATTTATATGAGGTTTTAACATTAAGTCCAAAATCAATAGAAGTTCAAATTTATGATGAAGATTGTAATGAATATGATTCTTTATATGGTATAGAAGAATATGAAGTTTTGTACATTAAAGATTGGCAAGTAGGAACCCATGAACCAAATGCTTTAGAACAATATAATCCTTTTAATAGCTATTTACGTTTATCTGTTGTAATAGCATCACCAAAATCTATGATTACGAACACCATTAAAGAAATCTACAATTTAATAAAAGATGAATAAAAAGGAGTTGTTATAAATGAAAGTGAAGATTCATAGGGTTAAACCCGTCAATACAAATGAAACTATAATTGAGAATAAGGTTAAAAATCTAAGTGAAGTGGCTTCTTGTGATAGATTTATTTGTAGCAATTGTAAAATAGAGCTTAAAGATTGGGCTAAAGTAGAATATTATACTTATGAAGATGGGTATAAAGAAGAGTGTTATGTTCAATATGCTTTTAGATATTGTCCTAACTGTGGTAAAGAGGTAGAGGAGGATTAAAAAAAATGAATGATACTTTAGAAAACTGTCCATTCTGTGGTCATAGAGTTTTACTTGAAATGGACGAATTTGAAGTAAGACGTGAGATTGGAGTTGTATATATTCATTGGCTTATTGAATGTTGTAAATGTCACTGTAGCAAAAGTCGGGGTGGTGAATATATCATAAGAAACGATTTAACCATTGAAACTTTAGAAAATACTGACCCAAGACAGAAACTTATTCAAGAATGGAATACAAGAGGAGGTAAAATGAAAAATGGCTAAATCAATTAAACTAAATTTAGATAATGACTTCTTACAAACAATATTTGTATGTGCGATAAGATATTCATTGGGTAGAGAAACATATATGTCGACACTTGTAACAGACTATATAACTCCGTATATTCCTGCACTAACTGATAAAACTCTTGGCGTTATTGAAAGTGATATAAGTAAAGCAGATTATTATGGACACCCAGACATAGATAAACCTGTATGGATGAAATTTTTAGCAAATATAAGAAAGGAACAGGAGAATAGAAGATGCGGAAACGCAAAACAATAATTCTAATTACATTTAATATGTACTAATGACGGGAAAAGTAAGGTGTTTGATTGATGAATGATAGAGAGTTACTAAAAGATAATATAGATGAAATCTTTGAATATTATAAGAACTTAGAAAAAACTATACATAGATTCAATAATTATTTATCGAAGGTAAACATTAATGAAGTAATTGTTGACAAACATAGTTTTAAAGATTTTGACAAAAGTATCAATATCAACACATCTAAAATTAATGATAAATTAATTTATATTAACTATAATACTGAACATATTCGCCAAACATTAGAAATACTTGATAGAGAAAGTGAAGATAATTTATGATTTTTCATATAATGGAATATAAAATTATTAACCAAGATATAAAAGAAAAAGAAGTAATTGACTGGAAATGTAAAGGTAATCTTATAAAATTATACTTAGGCAAAAACGGCGAACAACGTGGAGATGGTTGGTACATAAATAATTATGTGTTAAATGCTGATAAAGTATATAAAGAATTTATAAGTGCAGAAGCAGTTATTTATATCCCGTGGGATTGTACTATTTTAGAGCCAAACCGAATGTTAGTATCTAAAAATGATATAAGAGATAGAGTGCTTCCTTGTTTAACTATAGTACAATCAAATGATGATACAGCGGAAATCTACTTTGGAGATAAGATTTTTTAGCTTAAAATCATTTTGTTATGTGTAATTATAAGCTATTAATCTATATTTATTTGTAAATCTTTTGTTAATACTAAGTAAAGGAAGTATAAAATGAGCAATTTTAACGGCATTTCCAAGAGTGAAATAATATGGGTAAAATACTTAATAGATGATGAATTTAAGTATATAATAACCAGTGATAAAAGTAGAAATATATACTATTTATATAAATATAATACTAAAGAAAATAAATATGAAAAAACATCTCACCAGTCCAATGACCCTACAAAATTAGAAGCTAAGTATATTAAGTTTAATTCAAATAATACAATAAAAACTATTACTCCCAACACTGATACAGCCTCAAAAAAGCGAGGCCGACCCAAGAAAGATAATACAACAATAATAAACCAAACATTAGAAACTCCAAAACTTTCAACTACTACAAAAACCCTTGTAAATAAAGGGAATAAGAAAGGAAAGTTATTCTAAAATGAAACTTGACTATATAAGTAAATTAATAAGTACAAAATATAAAGTTCCGACATACAAACATAAAGAAATGAAAGAACAAACAATAGAAGAATTATATAATATATACGCTAACTCAGTAAAAATACCTGATAAGTATATAGAAAAACAATTAAAAATAAAACATCATAATCATAATAATATGTGTAATAGAAATCCTATGTCTAAAGTAGTAACAAAGAATAAGAATAAGAAGATAACCTAATAATATAAAGTAAGAATTTTTATCCCCCCCGAAGGCTCGGCGTAAAATGTAGATACAAAATACAAAATATAGATATTTAAAATAAAAATAACTATAATATAATAATAAATAAATAATATAATAAAACAAACTAATAATAATTATAATGTAATAATTAACAATACAATTACAAACAACACGATTATTGATTATTATGTACATATTATCTGCATATTGTATACTGTATAGAGTATAGAGTGTATATTGAATTTATTGAATCCTCATTTCTTATTGATTATTGATTATTGATTATTGATTATTCATTTATTATGCCACTTGAATAATGAATATACTACTTATTTATTTATATACAGTATACAATATGTGGATAATGTGTATATAGTACATAGTATGTTAGATGTTTACATATTGTTGTAAATATGTAGTTTGTAACTAAATTATTAATACGATTTGTTTATAACAATACATTTTGTTTTACAAATATTTACATTAGTTTTGTATAATATATACAAGTAACCCCCATAAGGAAAACACAATGTTGTTTGTGTATATTATACAAAAACTGATATAATTCTACTAAATTTTAACAGTTGAACATTGATTTAATTGTTAACAACATTAATTAAATATGATTTACACTTGATTTCAGTCTTAAATGTCTGAAATTAGCTCTATTTTTGTATAATATATACAAACGACCTACATAGTAAAAATACAAGACCATTTGTATATATTGTACAAAATACAAAGTACAAAATACAAAAACAATATGTTTTGATATTGGAGATGAATTTTTATGTTGACTATTAATGAGTACGATTATGGTGGTGCTTATAATATTGACGCTGAGGACTTTTTTAGTAAAGAAGATTTAATAGAATATGGTAATGATATTGCAGAAAGAATGGGAGATAGATATGATTTCACATTCGAGCTTGCCGAAACTTATATAGAAGACGGAGAATTATATATTAAGTTAAATATAGTAGATGAAGATTATTTTGTGAGAGCTACTTGTTATCTTGATATGCGTAGAATTAATTTGCCGAAAGACTTATATAAATATGCAGATAATATTATTGAGCAGTTATGTGACGAAACTGACGAATTTATAGAATTATATAAAGAAGACTATGATGATAGTCTTAATGAAACATATGCTAACGGTAGTTATCACCCTTGTATAGAAGGTTCGTATTATGATGATGAATTAGATAACTTTACTACAAAATTAAATAGATTATATACTAAAGTAAATGATAATAATGATTATACTATATTATATAATTATAATGAAGCTGATAATGTAATAGAGTTTATAGCCTTTACTGATATTTACAGTGGCGTTGAAAGAGAAAGAGCTATTATAGATATAGATAAATTTGAAGCTGGCATTACTCCTGATGAAGTGATAAAGTTATTTAAGATTGTTAAAGAAAGTGATAATCTCACTATTAGAGAAAGTGATGATGAGGATAGTGAGGATAGTGAAGATGAAGATAAATTATTAGATGAAGCTCTTAAACTCGGCGACCCTTGGCCTCATTGGACAGACGCTTACAAAGTATTTGGTCTTATACAAAATATGTATAAAGGTAAATTAGATGTTATTAATCAGAAAGTAAAAGAATTTTATGATATGTTTAAAGGCATTAAGAGTGTAGATATAGCATATCAAAGATGGCAAAATCAAGAATAATA